TTGCCCAGATTCGGGCAAGAAACCGGTCTTCGTCGAGAAGCGTCGCGATTTCACGGGAATGCGCCACTGCGGGACGGGTTGCGCAAGACTTCGGAGGGTGATACTCGTAGAGACAGACTTGCGCGCTATGGGTTGGTGGTGCTAAATGGGCGCATGACAAGGCCGAGGCTGCTCAACCTGTGCTGCTGCGCGGGCGGCTCTTGCCGCGGCTACGAGCAGGCGGGCTTCGAGGTGTGGGGCGTGGATATCGAGCCGCAGCCGCACTACCTCAATCCGGAGCGGTTCATTCAGGCGGATGCTCTTGATCTGCTGGCGGACGTGAAGTTCATGGCCGGATTTTCCGCTGTTCACGCGAGTCCGCCGTGTCAGGGATACTCGCCTCTCAACGCCTACAATCACCATGACTACCCGATGCTGATCGAGCCGATTCGGGAGTTGCTTTCCGGGTATCAGATGCCGTACGTGATCGAGAACGTGCCCGGCGCCCCGCTTCGCGACCCCGTCATGCTGTGCGGTTATATGTTCGAAGATCTGCTCGTCGAGCGACACCGGCTGTTTGAAGCCGGGAACTTCGATCTGCGGCAGCCCGTGCACCCGCCGCACTCCCTGCGTTGCACGAGGAACGGGTACTTGCCGACGGGAGCCGCGCCACTGATGTCGATTCATGGCGGGAAGCATTCTCGCGCTTGGCAGCGGAAGGCTTGCGAGGTGATGGGCACGCCGTGGATGGCGGTTCCGGAAGATGCCCCTGTCGCGCGCATCAAGGAAGGAATCCGGGAGGTGTGCGAAGCGATTCCGCCGGCGTACACGCGCTGGGTTGGCGAGCAGATGACGGCCGTCGAGGGCACCCCTTGAATCGGTGCGGCTAGACTGGCAGGGTAAGGCCGCAGCCGTCGTGAGCGAAGGGAGCCTGGCGTGACCGAGCAGTCTGGGGACGCACCGTCCGGAGGTTGGAACATTCCGAGACCCGACCCGTCACGCTTGACTGATATCGCTATCGAGCGGGCGACGGCCCAGTTCAACCGGGCGCTGGATGCCCAGGCTACGCTTCTCGCTGAGCGGATCTCGGCGGCGCGGCTGGAGCGCACTCAGGAGATTAGAAGCCTTCGGGAGATCATTGAAACCCGGCTGGATGCCATCGACCGGGCCACCGTTCTTCTTGCCTCCGACCTTCGAAATGTTCCGACCGAGATGACGACCGCGATCGCGTCACTGCGCGAGCTGCACGAGGAGCGGTTCAGTTCGATCTCACAGCAGTTTTCCGAGCGGGACATCCGGACGGATCAGGCGAGCAAGGCCGCGAAAGAGGCCCTCGACGCGGCGCTGCAGGCCGCTAAGGAGCTAGTCAATGCGCAGGGTGAGGCGTCCGCAGCAGCAGCCGTTAAATCAGAGACCTCGTTCGCGAAGCAGATAGACCAGATCGGCACGATTATTTCTACCCTGGAGAAAGCGCTGGATGCCCGGATTACCGAGTTGAAGGAGCGTGTTGACCGCGGTGAGGGAACTCAGAGCGGGGTCGCATCGGTGACCGGTACCCCTTTTGACGCGTCGACGTACAGCCAATTCGCGACAGCATCGCAGCAGGCAGGCGGACAGGCGCGACTCAGCCAGGCGATCGCCGCTATTTCGGTTATCATTGCCATTGTCAGCGTTATTATCGTTGTGGCCCTCCATAAGTAAGGGATAGCAGCTGGCGCGGGACGGGTTGCGCGAGGCGTCGAGGAGTGATACTCGTAGAGGCAGAAAGCGGTCAGACAGGCCGCGAGCCCAGACAGGGAGCCAGAGATGGTAGAAGTTTCACGCGCCGAAACCATCCGCGTTACCCTCACCGATGACGAGCTGCTGCGCGTTGTGGCTCGCTTCTGGCCAGACGATCAGGAGCTGCCGGACTTCGAAGAAGATCTGCGCTGGGAGATCACCGGCGTCGATCGGAGTCATTCCACCGGTGAGCGAGATCAGTTCGGGAAGCTCCTCAGCCGCAAGGGCACCGGGTCCGGGGTCGAGATCAGGCTCGTTCGGAAGGCTGCCCGGGAACCAGAGTCCGATGTTCGGCAGGAAAAGCGCTACGGTGATAGCCGCGATGGTTACAGAGCTTGGGCCGAAAACAAGGAGCAGTCATGATTCATGCGGTTACCGTGTCCGTACCGGCCGGGACTGTCGTTGAGGTGTTCACGGCCCTTGGCTTCGATATGCCGCGTAGGCGCACCGTCACCCTGAGTTCGGATGCGTCGCACAAGGGTTCGCTGCAGCTTGCCCAGGACGCGGAAGGCACATCACTGTCGATTCGCATTCCCCAGTCGTGGCCGGATCCCCGCCCGCCGTTCCAGTTCGTGACGGACGGGGATCCGGTGTACGTGAAGAACACGAGCCCGGAAGACCTGGACTTGCTTGTGCTGCTGACGGCTGCCGTTTAGCCGCGGGATCGCGTAAGAGAGACAGGTGAGGATGAGCGATGCGACTGACGACCGAGCAGGCTGACCGACTGGCGCAGGAGCGGCCTCCCTATCCGTCACCCAGTGATGACCCGGCTGAGTTCTGCCCTGGGACTACGGGACCGAGGGACCGCGCCACCCCGGCGCCCGCTAGGCGCTAGCCTTTACCCTGCCATTTGAAGCCAGGTCCGGGGCGTACCCGCGAAGGGCACTGACGCGGTATGCCTGCGAGTATAATCTCGATCCGTCGAGGAGGAACAAGTGGCTAGTGACGAACGCCCGGAGAGCAAGTCCCCGATGGGGGAGGAAATCGGCGGGCCGCCGGTCGCCCCTCCTGGTGACGAGGGCGGTGTCATCAACCCGGCGCCTGGCTCAGGTGAAGGTCACTCGGGGGAGGTCGCAGATCTAGAATCTAGTGAGGTGCGGCTCGCGGTCGTAGAAGCTCTGTGGAGGACAGGCCGGAAGGTGGGGCGGACGATCTACGCCATGGTTGCGAAGCTGCCCTCGGATGATGACGAGCTGATCGGTGTCATGGACACCAGAGAGCTAGCCCAGGCAGCCGTGAACGCGCATAACACCGCGCTCTCAGATCGGAAGGCTTCGGGATGAGCAAGTCCTCGTAGGGGCATAACCCCGGGCGTTCGGGCATAATGGCTAGATGGCGCGTCCGCGAGAGTATCAGGTATACCCGGGTAACCGGTTCGGCAGGCTTACGGTGATTCGTGAGGTACGCACGACCCGCTGGATGGCTATATGTCGTTGCAAGTGCGGCAACGAGGTTGCTGTGTCAGTAGAGCATCTCAGGACCGGGCATACCCGTTCGTGCGGGTGTGCTCAGCGTGAGCGTGGATTTTCGGAGTCAGTGCCGAAAATGTCGTCGAGCGCGACAGGTGCTAGGAGTAGTGCGAAGAAGCTCCTGGACATCTGCTGTAAGGCTGGCGGGGCTTCAATGGGTTACCATATGGCTGGGTTTGAGGTGACCGGGATGGACATTGACCCGCAACCACACTATCCATTTGAGTTCTGGAAGGCTGATTTTACGAAACTGACGGCAGGTGAGCTGAGTGCTATCGCACAGGATTTTGATGTAGTAGTCGGCAGTCCGCCATGTCAGCATTATTCAGCAATGACGGAGCTGGTGAAAGTTACACATCAGAAAAAGAAAGGCATTTATTCCGGTCGTGATGATTATCCAGATCTAGTAGTTCCGTTTCGTGAGATGGTGCAATCAATTGGTCTTCCCTATATTATCGAAAATGTTCCGGGTGCTCCGTTGCTAAATCCAGTTCAGCTTTGCGGGTCGTCATTCGCGCTTCGCGTTCGTCGTCATCGGCTTTTCGAGTCGAGCTTGCCGTTGCGAGGCGTCGCATGTAATCATCAATGGCAGGATAGGCACCGTCCATATTATCAGGTGAAGTACGGACCTGGTAGTGATAAGATGACCGGGACTATCGGGGTGTATGGCACGGGGAATGGTGATCACTTGGACGGTATCGAGCAGGTAAATCTTCACCGGGTAGCCATGGGAATCGACTGGATGGATGCGAAGGAAATAGCGCAGGCAATTCCTCCGGCTTATACGTTTTATCTCGGAAAGCAGATCTTGGAGGTTCTAGCACAATGAGTGATCTCGAGTACTGTCGACGGTACTGGCGGGAAGGCCGCTGTCCGTGCTGCGGGAGCGAGCTGACCTCCTGGCCAGGCAGGGATCGGGACTACGAGCCGGCCGCTGTTGCGGAGGGCGTGTTCATGTGCGGGCGCTGCATCGGGAATCGGCACTACGAAGATCCGCCCGGCTTCCTCGACGAGCTGCTGGAAGCCCTGGTGCCGTGAGTGTATCCTCTGATACTGAGACCGGATCGGTAGTGGTTCGGGTTATCAGGGAGAATTATGATCAAGCACGCGCATGAGCTTCGGCTCGGCGATAGAATTAACCTCATACACGGAGAGCTAGCCTCTTCTTACTTCGGGTCAGCAGGCGGTACGATGGTGGTGGTAGGCCTCGAGATGCTGCCGTCGGCGGAAGTGCGCGTTACGGTCGTGCAGTACGTACCAGAATCGGGAGGCGGCAAGTCTCGCCTCGATCTTTCAGGCGGTATCTCAGAGGATTTTCCGTGTTTCGATCTGTTCGAGCTAGGCGCTCAGCCCGGTCAGTATGTAGGAGATGCTCGCCCCAGGGTGGCGAACTGACAGGAGCAGGATCATGACATTCGTTCAGGTTATCGAATTTCGTACGTCTGACATCAGCGCGGCGTACACGATTAACGATGACTGGTGGGCTGCCACCGAGGGAAAACGCACGGCACGATCGATAACGGTGACCCGCGATCGCTCCGATTCTCAGCTCTACCGCATGGCGGTGGTCTTCGACTCCTACGAGTCCGCGATGGAGAACTCTGCCCTGCCCGAGACTCAGGCTGCGGCCGAGCGGTACCAGCAGCTGTCCGGAACTCCGCCGGTCTTCCGCAACCTCGATGTTCTGCGCGCCTGGTAGTAAGGCAGGTTACTGCTCGTCACATTCTCGGCACTCCCACCCGCCGTCACCGTCCGCCCGGATCTTCTCGCCAGGCTCGATGGGAGATCCGCACCTGGAGCACAGCCCTCGGTAGGCGGCGTAGAACCACGGGCCTTTCATGCGGTAGAGTGTGCCTATTGCTCCTCGTCGTCCTTCGGCACTGGCGGGGCTTATCGGGCGGACGGGCTTAGCTGGTTGTCTTGGGCTAGGCTCTCCGCCCGGACTGGTTACTGCGGCAGCCACGGGGGCGGGTGGCATGGCCGCAGCGGCAGCGAGCCCCAGCCGGTGATACCACGGGAGCCAGGCAACGGCGACGTCCGCGGGCAGGCGATGGTACGCGACGAGCCACCAGGCGATGTTGGTCATCATTTCGGCGTACCCGCGGAACAGCCGGTCGTCGTGCGGGGCGTTGTCGAGCACCCAGGGTGACCAAAAATACCAGCCCAGGTAGTAAGCCAGATCGGGTGGCAGGCTGGGCCAGTCTTCACCTCTGACGTGGATGAGTGACACTGCTGCTACTGTTCGATACTTGCATTACTGTAGTTCGAAAATTTCACGGTTGTCATTCGGGTACCGCCTGTATCGCTCGCCGTAGCATCGGAGTATTGTAACGCCCTACAGGGGAGGGTGACGGTGATCGACCCGGATGATGACGAAGGCGGCGAGTGGGAGTACTCGGCGAGCTTCAGCGACTGCACCTGCGAGCATGACTCTGAGGAGCACGGCTGGGGGCACTGCAACGTCGATGACTGCCCGTGCGAGGGAGGCTGGGAAGAGTGACAGCAGGCAAGCACGTCAGCGAGGATTTTCGTGGGATGGATGCACCGTAATGCCTGAGGACACGTATTCCGCCTGGATCACGCAGGCACTTCAGCTAGCTGATGAGCGTCAGGATGATGACCCGGAAGTCATTGCTGCTACTGTGGCGAGAGGAATGAATCAGGATCGGCTTCGCGAGTTTGCTATCGGGATGCTTAGTTCTTATGTGGCAGGTCATCGTCGTCAGCAGGCGCGCGTAGCGGAGGATCGTGCAGCTAGGGAAGCGCAGCGAATCGAATATGAAACAGCACAGCAGACGGCACGAGAGGTACGACGTTCAGAGCAGAGGCTCAAGGAAGAACAGCATCGGGAGTGGTGTCGTCAGCGAAGTGATTTCGTAGCAGCTCATCCGGCTCGTGTTATTCGGGAATGGGGGGTTAGGACAGGTCGCGTAGTACCGGATCGTGGTGCTATACCAGAGGGAATCAGGCAAGAGTACGCGGAGGCTATCGGCGTGGAGTATGTATATACGGCTACGGCGAGAGAAAATTTGGTTGAGTGGCGTCGAGATGATCCGCAGCATGCGGTCGCCCCCACACCACCGGAGTTTATCAAGTATAGAGACTGCTTGGCGGGGCCAGGCGTATGGCTGGATGCACATGAACGAAAGAAGTTCCGCAGGTGGCTTGGCAAGGATTTTGCCGACTGGTATGAGCGTGCGCGTGCTGCTGCTGCAAATACCGATGAGAGGAGTGTTGCTTTTTTTGAATCTAATTGGCATCCGGATGGGCCAATGGCGTATTACGAGGAGCTTCGAAGAAAACAAATTTATAAGCTGATCTATGAGGTAGCTGCGCAGACTCGTCTGGAAGTTACAACTGAGCTGTTGAATACCCAGATAGCGCTCGGTGATGGTACGATGGTTACCTGGGGTACGGCAACTGTTGAGCAGCATCGGCAGCGCATAGAGATGCTAGCTAAGAACGCGTCCGGAATTGTTGAGACGGCTGCTCGACACGGGTCGGCCATCGCTATGATTACTGATGCAAATGCGACGTGTCTAAACGAACTGAAAGACGGACAACAGTGATTGCAGCAACGATAACGACGGAAATTCGTCTGGATGAAAAATATGGAGGGGGATCCGGCGGGCAGCCTCTTCGGATGCTGAGGGTGAAGGCGTCAGGTCTGCGTACCCATAATGGAGGTAGCGGGAGGTGCTCTCTAACTGTTATTTTGGCGGAGAAAAACAGTTTGGAGGACGATGCTCGTTTTATAGCGTGGGTCGTGACATACCTTGAGGGAAAGCTAGCCGCTTGTGATTATTTGGAAGACTTGGAGCTATATACTGAATCGGATAGCAATGCCTGAGGAAAAGTGGCGGAGAGGGCTGAATGAGGCCTATTACTGCCGGGTGCGGGAGCGCTGGCTGGCCGGAAGCTGCCCGTGCTGCGGACTCGATGGTATCCCTGGGGATGTTTCTATCGCGGAAGGCGTTCGGCTGTGTAAGGTGTGTGAGTATCATGGTCACCATCTCGACGAGGAGCACGTGGAAGAGCTGCTTCGCTCGCTCGTGCCGGCAAGGGAACAGCAATGAGCGCGATCCGCTTCACCGACATGGGCGTGATGTGCAATCATGAGGGTTGCGCGGAGATGCGCTACGGTTCGCAGCTTCAACTCGGGGAGGGTATGACGGTAACGGCGGTCCGGGCCAGGCTGCGCCCGCTCGGCTGGAAAACAGGTGTGGAAAACATCATCCGGGTGAGCGAACGTGAGGTTGAGTACGGCACGCGGCTGGATTTCTGTCCTGATCACGCGAAGGATGCTAATGGCACGCGATAACGATGACTGGTACGCGTCAGCAGCCCGAGCAGGTAACATCCCCTTGGAGCGGTACTCGGAGCAAGACTGGGATGCGTGGTCGGTCAGCGGAGACGGTTCGCCGTACACGAAAATCCTGGATAATTTCGAGGGGCTTATCAGGACTATGATGAAGGTGTTGTTTTCAGTATGGTCATGACGCCCGACGATGAGAACCGAGTAATAGCCGCCGCTGATCTGACCGGGCGAACCGGAGCGACATCGTTCGAGCTTGGATGTCTCCATGAGGATGTTCCTGTTGCCGAGGCAGGCTGGTACGCCACTGCTTATTATAAAGGTATGCGCATCATTGCTGAAAATCACTCTGACCCGTGCGAGGCCGCTGAGGCGCTGGCGGTGAAGCTGCTAACCGGCGCGAAATGCATGTGCGGAAAAATAGTTACCCTCGACGGGATCAGCGCATTCGCGTTCATTAACCCGGTGATGGCGGACGGGTCATCTTTTTCGGTCGATGATGCCGTGAAGGCTGGGCAGTGCCACTGGAAGCGAACGGGCAAGCGGTGGAATTCGGCATGCGGACGATAGGAGAACAAGATGGGACCGCATGAGATGAGAGGGCCGGGCAGGCGGATGGACAGTGAGTACGTGGAGGATGTCGTCCGGTTGGGACGGGAGGCGGATGCCCGGAAGCTGCGTGAGGCCGCAGAGGTGATCCGGCGTCGGACGACGAGGCCGAAGACGTTCTGGCCGTGGGGGATCATTCGGGTTCTCGAGCTAAACGCTGACCGGCTGGAGCGCGGTGATCTTGCCAGGTGATTCCGGCCGCGCCTGTTCTTGTCTGGGATTGTAACAGCGGTGGCGACCCGGCTGTCTTTCGGATATCGAACTCGCCAGAGGTGTTTACCTGGGTGAGACAGAACATCCCCGAGCCCGTCGAGCGGTGCATTTACCGCATCGAGTTCTACATTCTCGACGGGTATAGCGCTGTTGTCTATCGGTATCGACGGAACGAGGGTGGTTTCAGGTTCCGGGACGATGCGACCGGGGAGGCGGCTAGGGCGGAGCCGGAGCACGTGCTGCTGAGCGCGCTTCCGCCGCGGGAACTTTGGCCGGATGGGTACTCTGTTTTAGCCGGTGATCAGCAACGCCAGGGTAGCAAGGCACAGGCCGAGCGCTACGAACGTCGCCCAGGGGGTTCGCGGATTCACGAACACGGTGATGATGGCCCCGATCGCGATCAGGATGACGGCGATCAGGATCAGCGTTCCGTGCAGGCCGGTGACAGTGAGGGAAACAGCGAGATCAGACATGCGCTCCTCCAGGCCGCGGGTGGTCTGCCTGTTCTATACCGTAAGATGCTGTTCGTCAAACGGGCAGATGTGTAGCTGAAGTGCTCCGCAGAGGGTAGAATGACCAGAGCGCCTTGCGGGGAAGGATCGGCGGGATGAGATCGAAGCAGTACTGTGAGAGCCATGTGCTTATGATCGTTCCGTACCGGTCATGGAAACGCCTCTGGCTCGCACGCTACCAGTTCTGGTGCTCCGAGTGTGAGCGGACGGTCACCGAGCCGGTCTGGCGTGACGACCTGGAAGCGGCTATCGGCTGCATCCTTGCGATAATTGTGATTGTTCTGAGAATTACGGGGGTAATATAGATGAGCTATGACGACGGAGACGAACCGCCAAGCAGGGAATCATGCTTCGTTCGCGGGGAATCCAGGCCGCGGGTACTGTCCGAGCAATGCCCAACGTGCATCGGCCGACCAGGGAATTCGATGTATTTGCAGTCAGGACGGCTCCGGCAGATGGTGCGAGACGGGATGCAGGAAGGCAGTCAGGGGATCATCTGCCACGAAACGCTTTCCTATGGCGTTCACCGGGAGGTTGGCGGGGCTTTGTGTCGCTGGTTTTATGACACTTACGGGTATAAAAACAACTTTATTCGGGTCATGGCCCGGCTGGGCGGGTTTACCGAAGTTATCCTGTCAAAAGAGGAAGAAGAATAATGAGAGCAAGAGCAGGCGCTGATAAGCGTAGGAATGCCGAGGGCCGGAATCCCGCTGCGGACAGGGACTGTGCTCGGTGGCTGCGCGAGCGGAACCCGGACTGGTCGGATGAGCGGATCGAACGGCAGATCCTTCGTACCTACGTGATCGATGATCACTACAACTGGACGTCCGCACTGGTCGAGGCAGAAGTCGACAGGATTCTCAACGGCGAGCCTCCCCAAGATGGGCCGTATCTGTGATCACCAGCGTTGGCTTTAGTGCTTCACGGGAGCTGTCCGCCGAGGCGCGGAACGGCGTGGTGACTAACGTGCTGACTGCCCGGGTTCCGGATGCCGATCGTTACATTACGGGTGCCTGCATCGGCGGGGACGCCTTTATCGGCAAGTGGCTTTGTTATCATCGGGATACTGCTGAGCATGTGATCGTTGTTCCGGCAGACCGTAGTCGGGTGGATCCCTGGTGGGGAGCTGTTCCGACAGGGCTGCGTAGGATCACGGTGATTGAGATGCCGCCGGGCACCACGTATGCCGACCGGAATCGGCGTATCGTCGACGAGAGCACGATGGTGTTCGGCTTTCCTGCCTATTCCGAGGAGGATCCGCAGTCGCTGCGGAGCGGGACCTGGCAAACATTGCGATTTGCAAAACGGGTCGGGAAGCTCCGTGAGTGGCACTGCGTCACGCCTCCGTACCAAGGGATGATCGAGTCGGCGGCGCTGTTATGACAATCCCCTTCGATCCGGATTGGACGATCGCCCCGGCCGCGACGCTGGACGACTGGATGCAGGAGAACGGCTTGTCCGTGGATGTGCTCGCCGTTGCCTGCGTGGGCAGGGAGAACAAGCAGTACGCGGTCACGCTGATCCGTGAAGTTCTGGATCGGAAGCCCCTGCTTAAGTCGCACGCGGACTGTCTCGCTATGGGGACTTTCATCCCGGCCCGGTTTTGGCTCGCGTTGGAACAGAACTACCGGGCCGGACTGGCAAAAGGACTGACAGACACCACGCACCGGATCGAACGGTTAGAGTGGCGGTGCCTAGTTGTCAGCGAGCAGCTCGTCGATCTCACCGAGGCAGCAGCTTACGTCATCGCTCAACTGCTCATCGCGGAGGTCTGCCGGAACTTCGATGACGGTGACGGCGGTTACTCTTCTGGGAACGGATGGTTTCCTGATGCGTGACTGTTGCACGGCTACCTTCCCTGTAGTGTTGGTCTAGTAGTATCATAGAGTCTAAGATGTGACGAAAGAAAGAGGAAGAGGCGGAAGATGCCCATAGAAAATAAGGACAACGGGACACCGGCACCAGAACCAGCGCCGCGTTCGGTGAGCCAGGCCCCGGTCAGTTTCGATCTGAGTCGGCTGACCAACGTCGACAAGGTTGTCGGAGTGGCGTCCCTCGTCGCGCTGATCGCGCTTTTCCTGCCCTGGTACACCGCTTCGATTAGCGGATTCGGGTACTCGATCGGGGGAAGTACGGACGCCACCTACTACGGATGGATGTGGGTCGAGTTCCTTGTCGCGCTCGCGCTGATCGGTTACCTAGTGGCAACCACGGCCTGGGGCCGGCTGATCTCTCCTGCTGCGCACGGGAACCTGCTCGCCATCGGGACCGCCGTTCAGCTGCTTCTCGTGCTGATCGCGTTTTTCGACAAGCCGGACTCGGGGATACCAGGACTCTCCATCGGCTGGGGCTTTGGTGCTTTCATCGGACTGGCTGCGGCGATCGTGGCGGGCCAGCGGGCTCTCTACTCCGTGGTTCGTGCCTATGTTGAGAGCCACACGGCGGTGCCGCCGTCGGCCTAGCCGGGCAAGATGAAGGCCCCTGACGAGAACGTCGGGGGCCTTCGCTGTGCGAGGACTACTCCTGAGGCTTGGCGTAGTTCGCGTAGCCAGAGAAGTCGTAGGCGATGCATGGCTCGTTCCCGGTCACCCAGGCGTCATGTCCCGGCGAGATGACGAACGCGTCGCCTGGCCCGATGTCGGATTCTGTTCCATCATCCATGAGGATGTGCATGCTTCCGCTCGCGCAGTATCCGTTGTGCGCCGCCTGGCAAGTGTCCGTGCCGACGATCGACCGCAGCGACTGCGTCCAGCGCCAACCGGGCTCGAAGGTAGCGAACCCGAAGGTCATCGCGCCCACGGTTACGACATCCAGCTGCCCGTTCGGGAACACGCGGTGGTCGTCGGGTGTGCCGAGGTTCTTCACTTCCAGCATGATCTCGCCCTTCTCCTTGTCCTGTCTGCTCGTCTGCGATGCTCACGGTACACGATGGCTGTAGCGGGGAAAATCCCCCTTGCGCTCCGTCAGGAACCGTGTAAGCTGCTGTACGACAGCAAGCCGGATCGACCTGGTTATCGCCTTCTAAGCCGGTGGACGCGGGGTGGGAGTCCCTGCTCCCGGGAGACCGGGGTAGCTCAGGATGGAGCACCGAAAATGCCGGGACTGAACTTATGCCTGCTGTCACTGACAACCGCATAGTGTTCACGGACTTAGCATGGCGAGCCGGATCGACCTGGTTATCGCGGGAGCTGGGGGTAGCGAGGTTCGAATCCTCGCTCCGGTTGTAAGATCGGGTAGCTCAATGGATAGAGCACCAGCATGATATATGCCGGGACGGATTTTATGCCCGCTATGCTGATTAACACACAACTACATCGCGGCGAGCCGGACGCGTCCGGTTATCTGATGGGATATGGGGTTCGAATCCCCCGGCCTGCAAGGGTTAGGGAGTGCGGCTTCTCCACTTCCGGATACGACATATGCCCGCCGCACTTACACACAACTACATCGCGGCGAGCCGGAATCCTCCGGTTATCGAAGGTTCGATTCCTCCGCAGTCCATCCGAAAGGTTTGGTCTGCATGCTCAATTGGCCGAGCACCCGGAAGAAGCTTTACGCCCGCCGTACCCGCACGCATGCCGAGGCCCTGCGAGCCGGAGGCAGACGGTTATCTTGGACGAAACCCGTCAGTCGTTCTTACGCCCGCAGGGCTTTAGTCAGCCACGAAAGGATTTATCCGATGAGCGTACTCGTCATCATGAAGTTCCCCGGTGATACCGCAGTGTTCCGTCAGGCCCTGACCGATCGGGCCGCTGTGTTCACGGAAATCACCGATTCAAGCCAGTCACAGGGCGCGCTCCATCACCAGTTCGGCATCGGCGACGGCATCGTCGTGGTCGTCGACGAGTGGGAGACCGCGGAGCAGTTCCAGCAGTTCTTCGCCAACCCTGCTCTGCAGTCATTCATCGCGGAAGTCGGTGCGCAAGGCCCGCCGGAGATCACCATCGTTGAGGCTCTTACCGAGACGCAGTTCTGAGCAGCACCCTGCGAGCCGGAGGCAGACGGTTATCACTCAAACCATGGCAATCCGTCAGCCGTTCTTATGCCCGCAGGGCTTCTGCTTTTATATCGCAGTACGAGAAAGGATTTTTCTGATGAGCAGCGCGCTGGAGCGTCATGTCACCCCGAGGCGCACTCCGCAGTCCGAGCCGGCCCGTGAGGACCAGGTCAAGAACAACGCGGGCGGGTTTGTCTTCGTCATCGACGATTACGCGCGGCTCAACAGGTTTTTGACATTGGGGGTCGAAGGCGGAACGTACTACGTTACCGAGCGTGATCTCACCCGTGATAATGCCGGGGTAGTCACCAAGCTCGCAAAGGCATCCGATCCGCGACTCGTCAACGATGCGGTAGCGATCAGCCAGGCGGGCCGGGCACCGTGCAACGACCCAGCGCTCTTCGCTCTCGCGGCGGCATCCGGCCTGGGCAGCACTGAGGCTCGCGCTCATGCCCTGTGGGCACTGCCGCAGGTCGCGCGCACCGGCGGTCACATCCTGAAGTACGCGCTGTACGCGGAGATGTTCCGCGGCTGGGGTCCGCAGCTTATCAAGGGCGTCCGTAACTGGTACACCGGCCAGAGCACTGAGGGTGCCGCCTACCAGGTGCTCAAGTACAAGCAGCGGGATAAGTGGGCGCAGCGTGACCTGATCCGGCTCGCGCACGTCCAGCACCACGGCAACACGCGGCAGCAGGCTCTGTGGAATTACATCGCTAAGGGCGTTCTCGGCGATGAGCTGGCCGGGATTCCGGTTGTCCAGGCTGCTGCAGCTGCGCACGCCACCCAGGACGTCAGCGAGTGGGTTTCGATCATCGAGGGCTGTCGCTCCCTGTCGCACGAGATGCTGCCGTCCGAGGCAACGGGGAACGCTGACGTATGGCGGGCGCTGATCGCGAACGGCAACGTTCCGCTGGGCGCGCTGACTCGCAACCTGGCCAAGCTGACCCGGCTCGGCGTGCTCGCCCCGATGGACAGCCTGACCAGCGACGTCGCCACCAGGATCGCCGACTCGGCCGGACTGGCGAAGGCTCGCATCCATCCTGTTGAGATGCTGCTCACCTTGAAGGCATACGCGGCCGGCCGTCCGATGCGCGGCAGGGGCGGCACCTGGACCCCGGTTCCGGTCATCACCGACGCCTGCGATGCGGGATTCTACGCGGCCTACGGTTCGGTTGAGCCGTCCGGAAAGCGGATCGTCAACGCCACCGACACGTCTGGCTCGATGGGCTGGGCGATTGCCGGGTACCCGTTCACCGCCGTCGAGGCGGTCGCTGCCATGGCCATGGTCACCCAGAAGACCGAGCCGTATTCCGGCATGTTCACCTTCAGCACCGAACTGCTTCCGATCGACCTGTCGCCGCGGATGCGCCTTGACGCCGTTATCGCCAAGATCATGAGCGTCTGGGGCGGATCCACTGACTGCGCGGCGCCGATGACCTGGGCGACTCGTCACCGAGTGCAAGCGGATGTTTTCAGAGTGTGGACGGATGGGGAGACCTGGTACGGTCCGATTCACCCGCATCAGGCTCTGGAAGAGTACCGGCAGAAGATGGGCATCGACGCCCGGCTTCAGGTCATCGCGATCTCGCCGACTGAGTTCAGCATCGCTCGTCCCGAGGATGGACGAGAACTCGATGTCTCGGGTTTTGACTCAGCTATTCCGACCCTGCTTGCAGATCACGCGCGAGGAGATATCTGAACAGGTGCAGGCAGGTAGTCGGCCGTGGATGTCCGGATAGCGCAGGCGAGGGAGCACCACGCGGCGGCAGCGGACCTGGATGATCAGGCCCACCGCCGCCGCTACCTGCGTGATATCATCATCCGCCAGCTTCGCCAGGAAGATCCGAAGCGCTGGACCTTCGGCCGGCTGGCCCGGGAGGTCGGTGTCAGCAAACAGTTGATTGCTTACGTTTGCGGGTGTGCTCTGGAGCCCGATGAGCGGGAAGACTTCGGGTGAAGGGCGTCCTGCTTGACAACTGGGAGCTGCGCCGCTGGCTACTGTGGCCGTCGTGTGCGCTCCGCCGTCACCGGGAGATGTTCTGGCTGGAAAATCGCTGGAACGGCGTCACTGTCGAGGAAATTTCCCGGTGTTCATGCGGTCGTCGGGCGAGGCGCTACCCGCGACGGTCAAGGTAGGGTATCGTGGTGGGGTACGTGGTCCCCTTAGGGACAGAAAGTACTCGAAAGGACAAGAGTGAAAAAGATCATCCTGGCTCTCATCTCAATCGCAGCCGTAGCGATGACGATGGCTATCCCCGCCGGGGCTGCTAGCGCCATGCGCCGCAGTGCACCACCGACGGCTACTTCTCCGATCAACTATCTTCCAACGAAGGGCGGTGCCGCGTCGCTTGCTACCCTCGGGAAGCTCGGCAGCGGCAACCTCGCCTATCACGGCGGGCCGGTTCAGACTACCCCGCGCGTCTACCTCGTCTTCTGGGGTAAGTGGTGGCATTCCGCGTGCGTTGGTCAGCAAGGTCACGGGCTGGCTGACGAGAATTACCTGATCAACTTCTTCAATGCCCGGGGTACTGGTCCGGATCTGCTGTCAAACACCATGACTCAGTATCACGGTGTTCCGGGTCAGCGTTCGGAGTTCAGCGGCAAGGTTCTTTACGGTGCGGTCGCGGACTGCAGTAACCCGCCCGCCAGCGCGACGCAGGCACAGCTCGCTGCGGTCGCCGTCGCCTACGCTAACTACTTCAAGGCACATGGGCAGCTGATCAACGCCAACACCCAGATTATCGTGGTCAGCCCGTCCGGCACTAATCCTGGTGGCGGCTTCGGCTCTTCCTACTGCGCCTGGCATAGCTGGGCTAGTGATGGCTCACTTGAGTTGTCCTACACCAACGAGCCGTACATGCCTGATCAGGGCGGCAATTGCGGGGCGGACTTCCTTCCGTCCGGCCCGTCTCCGGCGCTTCAGGGCTGGTCGATTGTCGGCGGTCACGAGTTCGCGGAATCGGTCAACGACCCGCAGCTGAGCGCATGGTGGGATGCGGCCGGTTTCGAGAATGGCGACAAGTGCGCATGGTCGGGTGTCTTCACCCAGAGCATTGGCAGCAGCAAGTACGTTGAGCAGCCTGAGTGGAGTAATGTCGGCAGCGCGTGTGCCCTGTCGGATGGGGTGTTCGTGCCGAGCCCAGGTACTCAGACGACTCGTGTTAATCACGCGGTTAGCCTGCAGATTCATGCTTCGGCGACGACCGTCTACTGCACTGAGCCTTTCGGTAGCGCCTGCACCTCGCCAGTTACTGTCCACCGATCGGTTAGCTTTACTGCCAGCGGACTTCCGGCTGGACTGCACATCAGTTCTACAGGCAAGATCACCGGCACACCCACGCATATTGCTACTTATACCGTCCACGTCACCGGAACCGAAGCGGTTACCACGGTGCACGCCACCGCAACGTTCACCTGGAAGGTGACAACGTGAGAAAGATCCTCGCAGTAATCGCTGTTCTCGCTACGGCCGGGCTGGCGGCCTGCTCCAGCTCGTCGAGCAGCAGTTCGACGGCGCCAGTGCCGCGAACGGGTACGGAGGTCATCACTGGGACGACAACGAGTGTGGCGAACGCCCCGACGATCCCGTTGAAGGCCAGCGGCCTGTTTGCCGACACCGGGAGCATCACCCTCAGCGGCAATAGCAATGCCGGTACCGACACGCTGAAGCTCAGCAAGGGCGGTCTCCGCGTTTACCACAAGCAGACCCGCAGCCCGGGAACGATCTTCAATCCTCGAACCTGCTCGATTAAGTTTTCCGAGACCGGGACGTTCCATCTAGTGCCTGGCAGCACGGGCGCGTACAAGGGGATCACCGGGAAGGGGACGTACTGGGTTGTTTTCACCGCTACCATGCCGCGGCTAACGGGCGGGCGCGGGTGCGATAATTCGCAGAACGTCAACCCGGTTCCCGGTAGCGCGTTGACCACCTTCACGGTGACGGGTACGTTCACGCTTCCTGCGGCGTAACTTCGGAAGAGCACTGGAACCCGGTCACGCGAAAGCTCGTGGCCGGGTTCCGGCATCTGGAAAGGAAAGCTGTTATGGACGATTCAGGCAGAGATCCGGCAACGCAGATAACGGCGGTTTCCGCCAGGGCACTCGCCTACGCTTTGAATGATATTCCGGGTGAGGTCTATGCTGAGATGCGCTGGCTAGAAGACAGTAAGGATTTGCAGCGGCTGGCGAAGGCGGCCGGGCTGCTGAAACAGGCAGCGCAGGACGAGCTGGAGCGTAGAGTGAGCTGGAAGGGACAGCAGGAGCTTCGCGGTCCAGGCTACGCTGAAGGGCGGGAGTAAGCATGGAAGAGACGAACGACCTTATCCACGTGACACTGTTCGCGCTGGAGCACGATGACTTCCGGCAGGCATGGGACGCGGCGGTCCGGGAAACAGCGGATCGGGCGACCGCGACTGTGGTCGGACGGGTGATGGGCGGCGCGACGCATGGTCAGGTCGTCTTCTGCCAGGAGAGTACGAGGGTACCGATTCCGGCCGATCTCGGACTAGAGCGTACTCAGGCAGCGTTCCAGCTGGCGGTGGCCGGTGAGGTAGGCCGACGGTTGCACGCGATGACCAGCCCGGGGGCGTTTGGATGAGTGAGGTAGTTTCCAGGGTTTTGGTGCAAGCATCAGGCTTTCGGTATATCGAGGAATGGCATACCGAGCCTCCCCCGCTGGGATCGAGCTATATTGTTACTGCTGATGAGTGGGACGATTCACAGGGAGATATTCTTATCCGGAAGATTTTCTCGCTGGAGAAAGTTTGGCTGCTGGGTCAGCCTCGTCTCGTCGTCGTTCCGGATGTTATCCTGCCTGACGGAACCGTGCGGAGAGGGCAGCCGGGGACATGAGCTTTACTATCAGCAGGGCCGACTTGCTGCGGATCGTCGAGAAAGCTGCGCAGGACATCTCACCAAGGACCCGGGACAGGCTGATCGCTGTAGCGCAGACTACGGAGGCCGTGGCGGCAGGCTGGTGGCATTGTGAGGGGGTCGGGTGCCCCGCGCGGCAGGCACATGTGAGGAACCAGAAGTTCCAGGAACGGTACGATCTGATGATGGCACGGCATTGCGGGTGGGATCCAGGCGATCCGTTTCGGGCGGAGGTGCTCGGATGAGTGTGATCATCAGGCTGAGAGGCTGGCTGTTCCGGAGATACGGGGTCGATCCGTTCACGGTAGTCGCCCTTCGGCGCGAGCTGTGGTCTTCGGCGGAAGGCTGGCGTGATACCTACATGAAGGCCCGTGCCGATGACGGATGCGCCGGGGTGCAGGTTGACTACAAGCGAGGCAGATCAGACGCGTACGCGGATGTTCTGGAAAAAATTGATGCGCTCAGGAAGAGGTCAGGAGGCTAATGCCGGGGGTTCTTCCTTATCTGCCGCTGCCGGAGGATTTGTCTGCTGCTCATCAGATTGTGATCAGGTTTTATCAGAATGCTAGTAGCAGGCGTTACGGGAGCAGGAGCGGGCAGATTGAGGTGACTTGCAACTGCTGTCGGTCTGAGGCTCCGATTGAGGTGCGGTCACGGTGGACGACACCGGAGGCCTTGACGGCATGGCGGGACTACCATCAGCAGCGAGGTATTGGCATGGAAGGTTAGGCGGGGATGTTCGAGCACTACCCTCCCAGGCACCGGAATTCGGTCGGGCGGTTCTGCGGTCCAGCAGACTGCCAGGAGTGCCGGGCGGCTGCTCTGTGCCAGTGTCCGTGCGGGCACGAGGGAGGATTCTGGTGCGGTACCTGCCAGTGGGTTCACACTAGGCGCTACGTTCTTAACAAGAATGTTGCCGCACGGCTGCGACAGAGGTAGCCAGTAGGATAGGCTAGGTACTGGAAGAGTTCCCTGCGGCGTAAGGGGTAAAATCAGTGAGCATACGGGGGATCACGGCAGTGTCGGCAGTAGCGCTGGCGATGGTTGCGGCAGTGGCAGGGTGTCATTCGTCGGCCAGCGGTAAGACGAGCGCGCGTGTGTCGGCGCTTGCGACGTCTACCGCGGTGAAGACCGATGAGGCGGCGGCAGCGAAGATCCTGAAGGCCTGCGTCAGCGGATCCGCTCATATTGCGGACATGAAGCCCTGCCTCGAGAAGCAGGTACCTGCGCCGGCTCGTACCGCGCTAGGGAAGTGCCTGGCAACGGCAGCGCTCCGCGGGCCGACGTACTTCAAGCACACGGGGGCGCAGGCGTGCGTGGCTATCGCCATCAGGGCATGAGCGCCGCTACCGCCGAACCGCAAGCCGGGGAACTTCTCGTCAACGGGAAGCCAGTCCGGCTCCGGCTAGTACAGACGGTCATCTGGGGAGCCGTGGCTGCGGCGCTCGGCTCCGCGCTCATCGCAGGCATCTATTTCGGGGTCTTCCAGGTGCGCTGGTACGTTCACGTCGCCAGCGTGCACTTCCAGATCTTCTACCTGAAGCACTGGTTCGACAGTGGTATGGGCGTCTTCAATCGGTATAAGAGCTGGGTTCTCTACCGGCACGGTGAGCGGGATCTGCTCGAACCCGCCATGGCCACCATGTTCGTGAAGACGCTGCTTGCCAAGCCAAAGTGGTGGGGGATTCGCTGCGGCCGGTTTCGGCTGATCGCGACTCCCGTGCTGCTTGTGGCGCTCGCCGTAGGATTGGCCGCGGGCGGCGTCTGGCTGCTCGACTTTGGTCTGCCGAATGCGTGGCATGCGCTGAAACTCGGTACGGTAACCGCACCGTCGTGGATTTCGCATTCCTCCTGGCAGGTGATTCTTCTCGGCATCGTGATTGGCCTGGTACTGCACCGGTTGTGGGCACCCGTCGGGGCCACCATTCAGGGTTTTATCGTCGACCGGTCCGTTGACCGGTTCAAGGTCAGCAGCAGGAGCAATCCCCCTGTGTGGACGCGCGCCCCGATCAGCCCGCCGGTTCTGCGGGAGCGCTGGTGGCAGATGAAGGAACACGACATTTCCGTTCGGGTACGTGATCAGGCGAGCAAATGGCTGATTACCGTGCTCATCTTCGTCTGCACAATCCTTATCTTGCTCGGGCTGCTAGCCCAGCACTGGATCGGCCTCGGCCACAGTGTCCCTTACCTGGCACCGCGGTGAGAAGAGGCTAGGGTGATCGCTTATCACGCATACGTCGAGCACCTTGACACGCATGACACTGGACTCGTTGTCGGTGTTCAGGGGCAGACGGTGAACACCACCTGGATTGGCGTGGAAGGGCCGGACCCAGATCAGCCCTATGATGGATCGGTTCTTGTCCGCTGGCATCAGGCGCAGTATCCGCCCGTCTGGGAGAATGAGGCTGATCTCCGTGTTCTCGAGGAGCGCCCGTGGTAAGGCTTGTGATGGCGGGTGAGCTGGATCGGCTCAGATCAGTGAAAGGAAGAGGGAAAGAGATATGGCAGTGAAGACAGGTATGAGCGCGGTTATGGCCTACTTTGGGATGAAGCCAGGAGACTTCTCCAAGGAGTGGAAGAAGATGAGCGAGCAGGATAAGAATGACCTGAAGGAAGCCGTTGGCAGTTACGACGAAGAGACTAGCACGGCTGTTGGCCCGCTTGGTTACTAGAAGGATTATTCGTGGAGATAACAGAATTTGACCGGCTGATGGCTGCTGGTGCGCTTGATGAGCAGGCTGCGCGCCTTGCTGACCGGGCTGCACGGCAGCAGAAGCAACGGGAGCGTGATCGGCTGCGCAAGATTGCGGAGGAACGCCGCGCCATCGCTGCTCGTCTCCGAGAGGGAATAGATCCTGCGAACTTGCTACTCTGATCTACGGGTTACGGTTTTCCGTTTTCGAATCTTTCGGCTAGCTCGCGCAGTTCGTGTGCTTCTTCGTGAAGAGCCGTACGGTGTTCTGCCCACCGACCGTGCCTGAATCTATGTGATCTGGCTTCTTGGTCAAGGTTTGCGGCGGTCGCCCGGAGAGAATGAGCGATGAGGGCTTTTTCTCGTACGGTAAGGTGCATTAAGTTTCCGCAGGAGCTGGTGTCGCGGGTATTCCCGTGCTGATCCCAGGGCACCCACCCATGGTCAGTAGCAAAACCCCATTTGCGTTGAACCTTGCCGCAGATGACGTAGGTCCACACAGGTTCGGCTAGCACTAGGCGGTGCAGCTGCCTGGCTGTCCGGGTGATGACGCACGGAGCCTCGTACGTTACCGGCCCGTCAGGGGTAATTTCGACGTAGGAACCAGCTAGCATGACTGATGCAAAATCCCAAGGATGATCATGCAGGTCAATCTCGGGGTCAGAGGTTAGTATGTGATGGAAGCGGATGCAGCGGTCCCGAGAAAATTCTAGATGATAGCGGCGCATGTACTCCCCCGCTTCTTCCGATTCTATTTTATCGCAAGGCAGTCCGGTAATGTCGGGAGCGCCGTCAATAAATCTGATAGCACGCCCTAGTTCCATCTGGACGTCTCGCATCATCTGGTTAACTCCTATGCTGTTAGTTGTTCTAGTACTTGAAGTCCTAGAAAGTTGCTCATGTATGGGGGGATTGCTTCCTTGATGTCTTCCCGATTGCTCATCCAGTCAATAGCCATCGCTTCGCGGACGGGTTCTTTCCTTTCGTGTCCGCTTACCGATACGTACGCGCCTGGCCGCCAGTGCCCGGCCTTCGCCGCCGCTACGGGGTGCACCCAGCCGCATTCCCTGTTAGGTTGCTTTTCAGCGAGCTGTCTTAGTTGTCCGGGCACAGGCGCTGACAGCGTGAGTCCTCCGCCGGGCTCGAACAGCCGGTGCCGGTAGACCCGGCGGCCGAACATCTCCCCGCACAGCGTTACCGGATCGCGAAGCCACGGGCGGGCACCGGAGACGTTCTCGATGACGAAGGGCTTGCCGCTTGCTTCCAGCCGGTCGCGTACTGGGCTGATCAGTTTCTGGTACCTGTCAGCGAGTCCCGGTCGGCAATTTGACATTTTTGAGTAGCCCTGGCAAGGCGGGCTTACGTGGACGAGGTCGAAGCTGCGAAGGAAGAACGGGTCTTCCAGGACTTCGAGGATGTCTGCGCAGAAGAACCGGGTGGCACCGGAGGCGAGGTAGTCCCGTTCGAGCCGCGGGTTGCTGTCGACACCCCAGACTTCAAATCCGGCCTCGGTGTACCCCCGTGCGGCACCTCCTGCACCACAGCAGCCGTCGAGGAGCAAGGGCATGAGTGACTCTTCCATCAGTAGGGCAGAGCGACGGGGCCGGGCGTACCAGCCGGCGGAGCACGGTGAGCACATCCAGGCGAGGTCGAGTGAAGCCCAGGTATGGCAGGCATGGCAGTAGCTCTTTATGTCTCTAGGGTAGGCTCCGGATCGCCGTTTCGTACAGGTGTCCACCACCGGATGTTGGCGATGGGGAGGTGCCACTCGTGGATGATGCTATTGTCACGGTACCGATGGACGTGCAGGACGCCTTCGCGCACGCTGGTGGTGACATCCTTCAGAGTGGTTTTCTTGTCGTCCATCCAGAGAATCCGGATAGTTACGAGGGTCATGACGACTTTCTGGGGGTATCGTGAGGGACATGGACACTCTTGCTCCTGGGTTCTCATAGCGTATCACGGATGGCGACGGAGGCTGGGAACGCAGGGAATGCTGCGGTAAGGACGATGATGAGGAATGACAACTTCTAAGTACTGCGGACCGATCGAGACGGCGGTACTCTCCGATCTGCTGGAGCTGCCGGTGAAGATGCGAAGCGGCGGAGTAGCCGCTGTAGCACTCCATGCTGCCAGGATCCTGGATGAAGGCGGTCTCGCTCCGCGTGATGCGGCCGGGTTCGCTCGGGAGGTCCGGTTGTCTCTCGACCAGCTTCGGAAGATGGCGCCTGGCGAGGTGAAGGGCGATCAGACAGATGAGATCCGGGCGCGGCGGGAGAAGCGTCTTGCGGGGGCAGCGTCGCAGTGACCGTTCACCTCGTTGTCGTACCCGATGTTTTCCTGCCCGACGGTACCGTTTTGCATGGGGAGCAGGCGTTGCCTTACAAGTGGAAACATCGGCTCGGGAGACTGGCTGTCTTCAAGAATTTGCTCGTTGAGGCTGGCTTTGAGCCGACATTTCGGATCAGCAAGGGGCGAAGAGAGTTATGACCGTTCGCCTCGTTGCCGTACCCGATGTTTTCCTGCCCGATGGCACAGCGCGGCGTGGTGATCTGGCCGACTGGCTGGAGCAGCGAAAGCATCGGGTACCTCAGATGTGTCAGATCATCATGGCTATTGCGGCGGTAACGGAGGTTGCGGACAAGCTGCAACAGACACTGAAAAGCCAGGCTGCGATCATGGAAAAACTCAAGACCCAGATGAGTGATCTGGCATGACCATTCGTCTTGTCGCTGTGCCCGATGTCTTCCTGCCGGATGGGTCTGTGCGGCGCGGGAAGCCACCTGAGACGAGCAGGGAGCGGCGTATAAGGCAAGTTAAGACAGCACTCAGTTATGGGTGGATTACTTATCATGAGGCTCAGATTCTTCTGCTCAGCGAGGAACAATGGTCATGAGGCTTGTTGCCGTACCGGATGTCTTTCTGCCCGATGGGACTGTGCGACGTGGCGAGCTGCCTGCGGGCGGGGGCGGTGGCGAGTACACATATGAGCCTGCCCTGACAGCCGGGATCATTCCGGGCTTCCTTTCCGCGCCCCTTCCGTTTAATTTCATGAGTTCACAGTTTTCAGATTCGTCTTTCCGGAGGTCCCTGTATCTGGATGCTCTTGTGGGCATGCCGGTCTGCCGGACGAACCAGGTCAGTCTTATTAGTGGCAACGGGGTCTGAGCCATGGCTGCGCATCTTGTTGTCGTACCGGATGTCTTTCTGCCCGATGGGACCGTGCGACGCGGCGAGCTGCCCGAGCCGGACCAGGAATTCGGCCGAGCACTGGCACGGATTATGGTTAAGATTAACCGGGGGATGATGACCATCGATGAGGCTCGTGCCTTGATGGGGTTTAAACTAGCGTTATCCTGCGGCCGTTCCTCTCGGAACCGGAGCCAGGCAACCTTCGGACAAGGAGTGCCTGGGCTGAGTCATGAGCGTTCACCTCGTCGCGGTGCCTGACGTTTACCTGCCCGACGGGTCGATCCTGCACGGTCAGCTAGTCGGCAGCCAGATGCCGCGGTTCTGGACCGCTCCCCCCAGGCATCGGGAGATCGACCCGAAGTGCGGGGCGTGCTGGCGCGGTAAGCAGAACGGGTACCAGTCAGGTTGCGGGAACCACGCATCGGAAGAGCTACTGGACTGGGCTCCTACCGTCGGGTACAGCCTTGATGAATGGCAGGAATGGTGGCTCGGCGAATGCTGCGGGACTAAGCCTGATGGAAGGTGGGCTGCTTTTGAGAACGCTGCAATTGTTGCCAGGCAGAACGGTAAGAACCAAAATTTGGAAGTTCGGGAGATAGGCGGGCTTTTTGTATTCGGCGAGCGGATGATTATTCATACCGCGCATGAGTTCAAGGCTGCTGCTGAGCATTTCCGCCGGGTTCAGGATACTATCTCCGCTTATGATGAGCTGAGAAGGCGCGTTCACCGGGTTATTACCAGTCATGGTGAAGAGTCAATCGAGTTGAAGCCAGCGCCGACGCTTATCTTTGGACAAGGCGGCAAGATGATTCGGCGTAGCGTTGGTAGCCGACTTCGTTTTCTGGCTCGCTCTCGCGGTTCCGGGCGAAGTTTCACAGCTGATACGGTCGTCTATGACGAGGCAATGTTTTTGACCGATGAGCAAGTTGGGGCGTCTTTGCCGACCATGCGCGCGGTTCCTAATCCGCAGGTCATTTATACCGCTTCAGCGGGCTACCACGATAGCATTCAGCTTGCCCTCGTCCGGCGCCGGATCATGCGTCAAGATCAGACGCTGATGGGTGCCGAGTGGTCGATCGACCCGCACCTCGATACCTGCCCGCGCGATGAGGTGCTTGGCCGGAAGACCAATCGGTACATCGTCTGCGACCGACATGATGACCGGGATGACCCGCGATCCTGGGCGAAGGCGAATCCTGCCCTGGGTACCAGGATCAGCTATGAGCAGACGGCCAAGGAATTCGCGACGATGACCATGGCGCAGTTTGACCGTGAGATCCTCAGCGTTGGCGACTGGCCGGCCGAAGAGGAAGCCTGGGCGGTCGTCTCCGAAGAAGCCTGGAGTCAGTGTGCCCTGGGAGATCCCGGTGGTGCGGTCCGACCGTTGGCCTTCGCGGTTGATGTCAACCCGGAGATGACTGTCACTACTATCGGAGCGGCCTGGGAACGGCCAGAGCCGAAGCTCGAGGAAAAATTTCCTCTGTCACCACCGAGGACGAGGTATCGAACGGTGCTGGAGATCCCCCGCGGCTGCTCTCGCGAGGGTACGGACTGGGTCATCCCCCGGCTTGTCGAGCTGAACCGCGAGTACCATCCTGCTGCTGTCTGCATTCCGAAGAACGGACCGGCGGCCGGGCTGATTGACGCGGCAGAGCAGGCAGGGATTGAAGTGCTGGCGGCCGGCAGTGCTGATGAGGCTGCTGCATTTGCTCAGATTGTCACCGGCATCCGTGATCGCCAGGTCATTCATCTCGGCAGGGAGCAGGCACCTGTGCTGTGGTCTGCGATCGGCAGTGCCGAAACCCGGCAGATCGGAGATGGCGGGCGCGGCTGGTCACGACGCGACAGCGAGGCTGATATTACGCCGATCGTTGCCGTTACCCTGGCTAGCTGGGCGCTCGGGAAGAAGAGGCGCGGCTACGACCTTCTCAGCTCTGTGCGCTTAGCGGAGAACATCTGCCTTAGGATGCCGGTATGACAACGCTGAAGTTTCTGCCGCTGAGCGAGATTACGGTCCGCGCTAAGAAGGTCAGGTTTTCGCAGATAGTTCTTGCCGTGGTTCTCTGGCTTTGCTGGGTTCCAGGTTTTGTATTGGGGCGCGTGTGGCTTGTGCTTGTCATCGGTGCGCTATGGGTGTGGCATAACGGCCTGGTTATTTTTGCGATAGCGGTACGCCGTGGCTGGCGGGATGGTACCGGGTGGGACGTTCGGCAGACCGAAAAGTCAGTTCGGCAGGCGGCAGCCGGGTCGCGATCTCAGGACAACAGCAAAGTTTAAAGACTGTATCGTAAAGTCTGTAAGCGTCGCTGATCCGAGATAAGTGCCTAGAATGGTTTGCGGAACGGCGTCCATGACGTACTCTGTAGCCAATAGTGCCTGCGGCCAGCGTCGGAGCCAGGCCCTCGTTCCAGCGAAGGGTCTGTTGTCAGGTGAGGCAAGTCGAGCAGGTGAACGGTAGGTCAAAGCTACTTACCGCTACGCTGCCGCGTCTTCCCGCTCAGGGCTCGCGACACAGTATTGCGATGCAGGTTGAGCTTCGTTCCAATCGCGTCCAGTGTCAGTCCAGTTGTGCGGAGACGTTTGATCTCGGCTACCACTTCGGGTATCAGTTTAAAGCTCCTGGTGTTCATCTGTTGCTCATGAGATGTAGCCCAGTTGCAGTTTTCGGGTTCGTAGTTCCCGTTGTTATCGATTCTGTTCAGGGACATTTTAGGCGGACGTTCTCCCATATCGGCCAGAAAATTGTCGAAGGACAACCAGCGTTCGCAGACAGTGATACCTCGTCCACCCCATTCGGGGTATCGCGGATCGTTCATGTGCGTGCAACGGCGAATCATGTTAATCCAGCTTCCGTAGGATCGGGAGCTACTGCGCCATACTGTTGGGTCAGCCAAGCTAGGTCGGGGCTTTGTGTTCCTGCGGATAGGCGCGCTATAGCCTGCGCGAGCTGCGTTCGATGTTGCCGTTCGTTCACTGTGCAGGCAGCCGCAGCTTTGTGTTGCACCCGAGCGCAGAGCGCTGCTAGCTACCGAAGTCATCGTGCCACAGTCGCACCAGCACAGCCATTGAGCATGTGGACCAGGAGCGTCCCAGTCTCGCGTCAGCACCCGCAGGCGCCCGAATTTTTGATCTGCCAGGTCCGGCGTCCCTCTACCCATAGTTCCATTCTAGCAGTAGGCGGAGGGAGGTGGTAGGGGTTATGGGTTTCCTTGATCGCATCTTGGCTGACAGAAGTGTTGAGCAGCGCGTTATCGGCGGAGTTCCATGGCGATTAATTCGTCCATGGGATTCACCCTATTTACTTCAAATTTTCGCAAGGTGGGCCGATTCATCCGTCCCGGGCGTTCTACGGCCAGGATCAGGCACTCGGTCTTCCGGCACTCTATTCCTGCGTCCGGTTGCTAGCCGAATCTCTCGCCAGCCTGCCAATCAAGCTTTACACACGAGCCCCCGGCGGTGGCGTTGCGGCCAGGTACTGGGGACCGTCTATTTTTGATCGGCCATCAGTCAGCGCGAACACCTTTGACTGGGTGTACCAGTGCATGACATCACTGCTCCTGCACGGAAACGCCTGGGGTTTCGTCACCGGTCGCGATGGCTTTAGTTACCCGACTGGAATCGATTGGATTCCGCCGGACATGGTTAACGTCATTGATGACCCGCAGCAGCCATGGAATCCCCTTCGTACCCGGGTGTACGTCTACGGACGGTTGATTGAAAACTGGCGTGACGAGCTTTTTCATATCCGGGCATTTACGCTCCCCGGCCGTACGGAGGGTATTTCTCCGCTACGGCATTTCATGCTGACGATCTCGTCGGGAACGGAAGCCCAGCGGTTTGGCAACGACTGGTTCGCTTCCGGTGGTTTTCCACCAGGCACCTTTCAGAATAATCAGCTGGAAGTGGATAAGGATGCGTCTGACCAGATCAAGGAGCAGCTAGTCGATGCGATCCGGAACCATACGCCACTCGTCTACGGTCGAGACTGGGAATACAAGCCGATAACAGTTCCGCCGTCTGAAGCTCAATTCATCGAGAGTCAGCAGTTTAGCGCTACCCAGCTTGCTGCCATTTATGGGCTTCCTCCGGATCGCGTTGGCGGGAAAAGGGCTGACAGTCTAACCTACAACTGCGCTGATGCTGAGACGGAAATCCTAACCTTGCGCGGTTGGCTGAGGCACGATCAGGTGCTTGCCGGGGACACTTGTCTTGGACTGAATACTGAAACGGGTATGGCTGAATGGCAGCCAGTTCAAAAGGTACATGTTTTTGATGACGCGTCTTATCCGGTTATCCGCCTGGAGAACCTGTCACATTCGTCGGTAACCACGCCAAATCATCGTTGGCCTGTGATGTTGTCTGGGGAAAGGCGCAGAAACGAAGGTTACCAGTGGCGAACTACAGAAACTATGCCGATTAATTCGCGGGTCTGCGCGGCGGCTCCGGTTGTGACTCCGGTAGAGCCGAAGTGGTCGGACGCACTAGCTGAGTTGGTGGCTTGGTTCTGGACAGAGGGATGGATCGGGGAATCAGGTGCCGTGACAATTGCTCAGTCGGAGCGAGTGAACCCGCTGAACGTAATGCGGATTAGGGCAGCGCTGACGGAGATGTTTGGGCCAAGTGCTGTAGAGCGTGGCGTTTCGTTGCTAGGCGGGCGTGGGCGGAAGAAGCGGGATCTTATCCGGGTTGAGCTACTTCGTGATCCGAGTGGGACGAATCGGGGAATAGCTCGGAAGTGCGGTTCACACGCGAGTGTGGTGCGAAATCTGCGAAATGGTCTTACGGGACAGCACGATGGCGGTCCGGCATGGCAGGAAGACCTGGACGAGCGGGGGCACGTGCATTTCAGGTTGAACGCGCAAGCTGGGCAGGTGCTGACAAAGCATGCTCCTGCTAAGGTAGTTTCTACGGAATTTCTGAGCCAGCTTACCAGGGCACAGCTTGAGCTTTTCATTCAAACGTCCCTCGATGCTGATGGCTCTCGGCATGCCGCAAGTTGGACGATGGCACAGAAGGATAAAGCGCGGCTTGATGCGTTCCAGGTTGCCTGCGCACTGTCTGGACGCTCGGGCGTGGTACGGGGACCGAATAAGCATGGTATGTATGTTATGCCGATTCAGATTTCACCGTGGCGTAAGCCGAAGGGTCATCCGGAGTACGTGACCGACGAGGTTACAGATCTTGTATGGTGTGTAAGTACGCCAAGTAAGTCTTGGTATGCGCGTCGGAACGGCACCTGCTATTTTACTGGCAACACGGTAGAGATGAGTACCCTTCAGGTCATTGAATCCTTGCGTCCGTGGATGGTTAGGCTAGAGACCGCGTTCTTCGATATTATTCCCGCTAACCGGTACGTTCGCTTTAATTCTGACGCGCTGCTGAAGACTGATCTGAAGACCCGGACGGAGATCTACGAGTCTCAGCGGGACACGGGGATCCTGACCATCGACGAGATTCGCGAGAAGGAAGACATGGGGCCACTTCCAGGCGGGGCAGGCAATGAGGTTATCCCGGCGGATGTCATGGTCGCGATGGCTCACTCTATTCGCGGCATTCCGAACTCCATGCTTCCCCAGATTACGCTGGAGATGGACCTAGCCGCAGACCGGCTGGAAAAGCTTCAGCAGGAAGGTATCGCGCAGCCTAATATTGAGCCGTCTGCGAAATCTCCCGCATCATTGCTTGCAGCCGTTCTGACGAAGACGCGAGATGCCGGAGATCTGTCCACGGATGGTCTGATAGCTGTCCTGCGGGCGCTGGCGCGTGAAGGACGGGCTCGTGCGGAAAAGGTCGAGCCTGAATACGTTGGGGCGTGGATACCGTCCGATGCGGAGCGGTCAGTCCTGGCCGGATCAATGAATGGTAACGGAAACGGGCACGGTGATCACTGATGATTACGCAGGATCGTTTCTCGTGCCAGCCGGATTGTCTCGACGGGGATCAACTTCATGTCGAAGGCCCGGTGGTGGTTCGGGCACAGCATCACAACGTTCTCCAGCGAGTCGGGTCCGCCGTCTTTCCGATCGATGATGTGCGCGACGTCGCACGGGGTTGTGTCCCAGCCGCAGATGGCGCAGCGGTCGAAGAATTCGCGTCGGATCATCAGTCGGAAGGTGCTGGGCGAGGTATAGATGCCTCCGCTGGGACGGCGTCCCGTCATGGTTTTAGAATGCCCGATACCGAAGCATTCTCGGGAGCAGTAGATGTTTCCGTTCGGGTACTTACTTGCCAGCTTCTGGGATGGAAGGTACTCGACAGGCTTGCCGCATGTGTCGCATGGCTTCGTTTCCCGAGGTTGTCGTGGATTCGGCGGGTGGAGCTTCTGCCAAGCGAATTTACAGGCGTCGCAGCAGAAGCGAGCCTTAGTACGGGCTGCGCGGCCTTCCCGCCACGGGATTGGCTTGCCGCAGTTTTCACACGGCTTAGGTGCAGCATCGCGTCCAGCGGTTTGGAAGCAGTCTTTGCTGCACCAGCGGGCTCTCGCTCGCACCTCTATCCCGGGACGCCACGGAATAGGCTTCCCGCAGTTCTCGCAGGTCTTGCCCGGGATGTAGTCAGGGTTACGTCCACTGGTCATGACCTAAGTATAACATGGAAGGAAGATCTGTGAGCACACTATCATCTCAAGCAATCAACGACCTCGAAGACAGCGCATTCGCATTTATCGAGCCGGGTGGCATAAAGGACCCGTCAGGTCGGACATCGCCGCGAAGCAAGCGGCATTTCCCGGTGCATGATGAGGCACATGCTCGTAATGCTCTCGCGCGGGCACCGCAGTCTCCGTTCGGCAAGCAGGCAATGCCGAAGATCATGACGGCCGCGAGGCGTTTCGGCATCAAGGTGTCGGGAGCGCAGCGTGACGCTCTCGGGGCAACCACCTCGGGTGATGCGTGGCCGGAGCGCCGGTTCACCAAGTTCCCGCTGGAGACCAGGGAAGAGCATTCCGGTGGTCCGAAGCGTATCTACGGCTACGCCGCGTGCTTCAACAAGCTGTCCCGACGGATGAGCGGCTTCGTGGAGCAGGTCGACACTACCGCCTTCGACCAGTCGCGCACTGAGAACTGGCCGGATGTCGTGTGCCGATTCAACCACAAGGATGACCTGCTACTTGGCACCACGCACGCCAACACGCTCTCGCTTCGAGTCGATCAGCAGGGCCTTCTCTACGACGTCCTGCCGCCGCAGTCCCGGGCTGACATTCTCGAATACGTCGATCGCGGAGACGTCCGGCATTCCAGCTTTGCATTCCGGGTCTTCCCCGGCGGTGACGAATGGGGCGTCACGGACTTCAACTTCCCGATGCGGACCCTCGTGTCCGTGCAGCTCGTCGACGTGGCGCCGGTGCTCGACCCGGCCTACCCCGACGCGACGGCCGCAGCCAGGGCCATGAACGGTGCGGTCGAATCCCTCGCCAATTGGGTGCAGGCCGACGTCGAGGAAGTTCGTTCCAGGGTGAACGACGGGCGTGTACTCGAATTCTTCAAGCGTACCGACAATATCGGCCCGGACAAGCGGAACATCCCGGCTCCGAAGCCGCCGCCCAAGCCGGTGCTGTCCGGGGCGCAGGCCATGCTCGCGCTGCAGGCCAACCAGGAAGACCCCTACGCAGACGAGATCTAGCAGTCCGCGCAGGTAGCTGACAACAAAATTTCCGAGGCCGTAGCTGCCCTTCCAGGGTGCGGACGGAGCCGGTACCGAGACATCCGATGTGGGTGTTTCAACCGATCCCCCGTAGAAGGAGGGGCTAGCTATGGCTAGTGAAGTTGCGAAGAAGCTTCGTGACCGGCGTCTCGGCGTCTGGAACGAGGCAAGGAAGATCGCCGAGACCGCGGCCGAGGAGAACAGGGCCTTCACTCCCGAAGAGCAGGGCCGCTGGGACGCCATGCAGGAGGAGATGGGTACCCTCGATACTCGCATCAAGGCCGTTCTCGACACCGAGAAGAGGGCCAAGGATGCGGACGCTGCTTATGATGCGCTTTCCGGCAAGCCAGCCGATCAGCGCCCGGTCCCGGCAGCGATGCAGGGCCTGGAAGGCGAATTCCGCAAGTGGGCGCGTGGCGAGGATGGCGCACCCCGGGCGATGGAATTCCGGCACGACACCAGTGCCCGCGGTCCGGTCAACTATCGTGTCCTGACCACAGGCACACAGGGCACCAACGCGTCGAGCATTGTGCCTACAGACTTCTACGACATGCTCATCGCGCACCTCATCGAGGTGTCCGGGGTCATGCAGTGCGGTCCTACGGTGCTCAACACCGGGGGCGGCGAGACGCTGCAGGTGCCGAAGACGACCGCGCACTCCACGGCGGCGTCGGCGGCCCAGGCGGGTGCCCTCGCTACCTCCGACCCGGCGTTCAGCATGCAGCAGCTGTCGGCTTACAAGTACGGCATCATGCTGCAGGTGGCTCGCGAGCTGATCGATGACACTGCCGTCGACCTGCTCGGCTATCTCGCCATGCAGGCCGGCCGCGCGCTGGGCAACGCATTCGGCACCGACCTGGTGAACGGCACCGGTTCCGGTCAGCCTTACGGGATCATCAACAACTCGGTCGGCGTCACCGGCGCTACGACCGGCGTTGCGGGTGCCCCCAGCTACGCCAACCTGGTGGACCTGGAGTACTCGGTCATCGCACCGTATCGTCAGTCACGCAGCTGCTACTGGCTCGCGGCGGACAAGACCATCGGCGGATTCCGCAAGATCACGGACACCGTAGGCAGGCCGATCTGGGAGCCCTCCGCGGTGCTCGGATCGCCCGACCTGCTACTCGGCAAGCCCCTCGTCGCGGACCCGTTCATGCCCGCTCTCGCCACCGGCGCGACCCCCATCGCGTTCGGTGACTTCAGCCAGTATTTCGTCCGGCTCGTCGGCGGGGTCCGCTTCGAGCGTAGCGATGATTTCGCATTTTCCACTGATCTCGTGACATTTAGGGCCATCCTCCGTGGTGATGGGACTATGGTCGATCGCACCGGCGCCGTGAAGCTCTTTAAGGGAGCTTCTACCTGATCAGCAGTTCAAAGAGTTTTTTCGAGAACTCGTTCGATTAGGTCGGACAGGGGAAAGTCGGGATTTACATGTCAGTCCGTGAGATGGTACAGTTTAGGAGGCGCACGGTGCAGATGCCGTTTGCCTTCGTACCATCTCACGGAAGGACACACCAGGAGATGCCAGCCTCAGATCGAATCTGTGACTACGAGGATTGCGGCAGGCCGTACTACAGTCGTAGTTACTGTACGCAGCACTATAAGCAGTTCATGAGTGGTAAGCCACTGCATCCGTTGCGGGAGTATGTACGGCAGGCTTCCGAATGCCAGGCTGATGATTGCGATGAAAAGCCCTACGCCAAGGGTTACTGCAAAGCGCATTATATGAGAGTGCAGCGACGGGGGACGCCAGAACCTACTCGGATCTGGAATCCAGGTGCGGAGTGCTCGGTAGGAGGCTGTGATAATCCTGCTAAAGCGCGCGGTTACTGTCAGGGGCATTACGCCCGCGTACGGCGAACCGGAGATCCTGGGGGACCGGAGCTAGTTACTCCTCAGCAGGAACGTAAGTCTAAGTACAAGGGTAAGTCTTGCTCTATTGAAGAGTGTCCCAGGCAGGCTACGTCACGCGGTTGGTGTCGGATGCACTATAGTCGGTGGAAGCTTACCGGCGATCCGGAAGGCAAGTGGGGCGCGCAGCCTCGCAAGAGCCAGGGATATACCACTACCGATGGCTACAGGATGTCACCCGAGCGTCGGAACGGTCGCCCGATCCTGGAGCATCGGCTAGTGATGGAGCAGATGCTCGGGCGCGAGCTGCGCACGTTCGAGGAACCGCATCACAAGAACGGTATCCGCAGCGACAACCGGCCGGAGAACCTGGAACTGTGGACGAACCAGCGCCAGCCGCGGGGGCAGCGGGTTTCAGACCTTATCGCGTTCGTTGTCGAGAATTATCCTGATGAGGTGCGCGAGGCTTTGGAGACGGTGACCCGACATGAGTAATACGCGTCGAGCCAGGATCCGGCAGGCACCGTCGGCTCCTCGGGAACGGTGCGCGTTCTGCGGGCGGTCGCTTGGGTCGGGTTCGGTGCGGCGGGCACTCCGGCTGAAGACAGGTCAGCTCGCGTGCGCTAAGTGCCGGGAGACGGGTGGCCTGCAGCGGCTGGCCTGCGGTCATTTCGCTCTTCCCGGCGCCCGGATCATCAGCGAGAATGGCGATGGGAAGACATTCGTGTGTACCGACTGCTCGTCATCGGGCACGAGGCAGCTTGTCGATATTAACGACTTCCGGAGGGAAGCATAGGCATGTGGGTTCAGATGCTCGAGGGGATCTCCGGGGGCCGTCCGGGCGGGGACGCGTGGCCGCCGAAGTACGCGGTGTTCGAGGTCGATGATGATGAAGGCATTGCGCTTGTCCGCGGTCAGCTGGCCAGGCAGGTAGCGGCACCGGACTGGGCACGTCCTGCTCCACCGCCGTCAGCGCCGCCAGCCGCTCAGTCATGGGAGACTCCGGTTTCGGTGACGGAAGTTACCCAGACGCCCGCAGCGGTGAAGGCAGCGGAAGCCGCACCGCCTGTTCCGCATCACGAGCCTCCGCCGCCGGCCCCTTCTCCCGAGGTTCCGCGTCCGGCCCCGGCGGATCCGAAATCAGCCTGGGTAGCGTACGCGGTCAGTCAGGGCACCAGCCTTGATGAGGCCGGGGCGCTGACCAAGGCCCAGCTTCAGTCGGCGTTCGGCGGCCGGCTGTAAGATAGACATGGCAGGACATGACGATAGGAGCCCGAAATGGCTGACTCAGGAAAGACCCCGACGAGCGGCAGGCCGTACTCGGGTACCAGCAAGGCAGGCGACCCCACCGGAAACGAAGGCTACCCGCCCGGCGACTGGAGCACCGCGATCTTCGGCGGTCCTCTTCCTACCGGCACAGGTGCGCCTGGCACGCAGGGCGGCAGGACGGCAGGACTCGACCCGACCAACGAAATCGGTCAGGTTAGCGACAGCGTGACCGGCGTCAGCGATGCGGACATCACTAGCACGGGCGCTCCCGGTACGCAGGGCGCAACTGACAGCACGGGCGGTGCGGACTCGATCACTTACACGACTCCCAATGACGGCATCGGCCCGTACACCACGACGACTGTGAGCGATGACGTTTCCGGCCCGCGGGACTCGACGGACGCCAACGACCAGGGTTACGCGACCGGCGGTCCGCAGCTTGAAGGCATCAGGGGCAACGAGCCTGAGGCCGGCTCGGGACGCTTCCAGCCGGGTGCCGGCGGCAGGGTTCTCCGCGGTGGCCGGGCGGTTCGGGGCTGAGGACATGCAGGATCTCAGTAGCTTGGCAAAGGACAGTCTTGGTGTTAAGGCTGGGTCGATGGCGGCTACGAACACTATCTCGGAACAGCCGGATTTTGGGGCGCCGGGCACGGACTCAGAATCGGTTACCTCGGACGATATCCAGTCTGTTCGCGAGGGGCCGAGCAACAGCGCTCCGATTAAGCCGGGAACGGACGGGAAGCCGCAGGCGAGCGGGCAGCAAGGGTGGAGTCCGAGCCCGCCCGCCTGGAAGTAGTCCGGGAGACCTAGATGGCAGGCAATCCAGCGACGAACGGACCGGCTACTGATTCTCCGCACGTTGTTACGGCGACGGGAACGAATGGCGCGACACCCCGCGACTGGGATGCCACCGACAAGACTCCCGCTGGTCGGTGGAAGGCCGTCGACGGTGACAGCGGGGAGATAGACCTGAGCGGGAACGTTACCGCAGCGTTTCCGGATGTCGGACGATGGAAGCAGACATAACGAGCAAGGAGACTGACATGGCAGACGCACCGAACCCGATCACCAGCCCGCCGAACGTTCCAGGGCAGCCGTACGACGCTACGGGCGAGGGCTCGATCGGCAAGTGGGAGAAGATTCCGGATGGCGGCGCCGCTGATCGCGCCGGGAACATCGCAGGCGGCTGGTCGGACAACGGCGCTTCCAGTGGCGGGGACTGGGAGCAGACGTGAGCGATCTTTCCCGAGTCTATCCGAACGGGAGCGAGAAGGCTCTCGGTGGCCAGACTGGTGGCCTGCCGGAGAAGAACGGCAGTGAGAAGGCGACGAACAAGGGTGCCCACAGCGATAAGGTAACTGACATCACGGTGTAGTTACTGGTAAGGTACGTCAGTGGGGGCGTGAGAGAGGCGGTCCGTCATGACTATTAGCCTCATTAGTAATGATGGTCCAGGCGGTAATAACCAGAATCCCTTCTGGGGATCCGGAACAGGGGTGGGGCAGCCTCTTAGCAATGGTTCAGGAGACCTGGTTGTGACAGCTGACAGCTGGCCTTGCGATTTTACCCTAGTTCATTCGGGTGACTGCATCCTGGTGTTCTTGCATGTATTGACGACCGGATACGTTCCGGGATCGAGTACCGTCAGCAGTGCTAATGTCACATGGCATCGAGTTTTGACATCTCCGCCGCCGCTTGGTTCGGATATTCCTGTTAGCACCGAGGTATGGTTCGGGATTGTTACTGGTACGGTCACCGGGATCAGTTGCTCTGTTACTGTTCCAGCGAATTCTGACTATGCAGTAGAGCCGTCTGGCTTTATCCTACGATCCACTCGGGGTAGTCCGCAATGGGGGTATCCTGCTGTAGACACCTTCTTTGTTTCAAACACTAGTATTGCAAACAGCTATCCAGTTCCCATGCCAGCTCTTGCGCCTGGTGCCGGGTGCTTTGCTGCCTGGGAATTTAGCAGTGCGTTCCAGGATTCCCCGGCGGCAGATGACTCGGCGCACTATTCGTTCGGCTTTAACATCTGGGTTACCGGGCCGGCTGGATTTGGGGGATCATGGCTTTACACGGTTAATTCGTCCGCTGGTGTCCTGACTCCGGGATATAACGATGACATGCAGGCGAATTTTCCGTTCGAGCAGTTTAACGTTGGTTTTGCTGTGACGGACACAGGTGGTTCTCTGGTGCCATACTCTCCGTCTTCAGTCCCGACAGTTGCCGTTCTGCCAACCGGGTTCAGTGCCGACGGGCGTCCCGAAAGTGCACGCGTGTACTCGCGGGGAATGGAACCCGGGGTCACTGCCAGGGGTGATGACCGTGATCACATGTGACCCTGTCAGGCTAGTTTCTAGCGAGCTTCCCGTCTGATACAGTCTCTCCATGCGAGGAAGCAGCCGCAGTATCCGGTGCGTGTCCTGCCGGAGGATGTTCTTCACGCCCACGGGGATGACCCGGCACTTCCTGGGTGCTCACTACCGCTGGGATGACCTGGTGCGGTCACGGCTGCCCCGGCTGCGGAAGGTTCCGGATGATGCCTGAGCCAGGAGACCGGATCGTCGTGCAGTGCAACTTCACCGTCCCGAGGAACGTTGCGGCGGTCGGGGCGCGGGCCTATGTGACGCGACCGAATCCGGGCAGCGCCAATGAGCGGGTCGAGGTGCTGGTTAAGTCCCGGGGCGGGCGCTGGATCCAGATTTGGGAGAACATCCGGTACCTGGAGAACTTCCGCGCGAAGACGCTTCCGCTGGGACACCCGCTGTACCGCAATGAGCAGATCTGGGATTATGATGCTACGGTGCTGGCTGAGCGGCTGGTCGAGGCGCGCTGGCGGGAGGTCGGGCAATGAGGATCGCGATAACTGGTGCGGCTGGATATATCGGTGGCTGGCTAGTGAAAACTTTTGCTGAACGCGGTCACGAGGTGTTCGGGCAGGATATTCAAGCGGGGGCGGATATGCTGTTTGATTTGCATGATGATGATGCTCGGCGAAGCTGGCTGGCTTACGCGCGTCCAGATGTTGTGATTCATCTTGCTGCTTTGTACGGGCGTGTGTGGGGTGAAAAGAATCTGCAGCTTACGGTGAAGGCTAATGTTGGACTGACTGCTGAGCTAGCTCGGGATACTGCGGAGACGGGGGCTAGGCTCATGTTTATGTCATCGTCTGAGGTGTATGGTAAAACCACTGATCAGCGGGGAGATATTCTGACGTCCATGCCGCTAGAGCCGCTGAATATGTATGGGTTGTCCAAGAAGTGGGGAGAAGAAGCGTGTCGGTTGTATGCCCCCGATGGGCTGATGATTACTCGATTGAACATGCCCTACGGTCCAGCCGCTGTTCTGCCGCTGCCTGGTACGGTGCCGCGTTTTTCCGGGCGCACGGGGGTTATCGGGTACAACGCTTTGCATACTATGCTCTGGCAGGCGCATCATGGTCTGCCAATTATCGTTCATAAGGGTTGTATGCGCTGTTTTACGTATGTGGGTGATACTTGCCGAGGACTGGCCTTGATTGTAGAATCAGGACTATCTGGGGTATGGAACGTTAACCGGAATGACCAGCATATCACTACGGGGGAGCTGGCCAGTCGGTGCATGGCCCTCGTTCCAGGCTGTAGATCGTCGCTGACTGAGATTCTCCCGGATAGTCAGATTACGCTGCGTAAGATGCTTGATAGTGACCGGCTGTGGAAGATGGGATGGCGACCGGAGAAAAGCCTGGACGATGGAATGAAGGAGACGCTAGGTTACGTGTCAAGATTTGATAGTGAAGGCACGTGGCTGGGATGACAGTAACGGTGGTTCCGACAGTCCAACTTAACTCTGGTAGGGCTATGCCAAATTTTGGACTAGGTACGTGGAAATTGTCCGATGATCAGGCTCAACTTATAGTTGGCGAGGCTATAAATATCGGATACCGAATGTTCGACACGAGCGATCAGTATCGCAATGAGGCGGGAATAGGTCGGGCTGTTGCTGAATCGGGACTTCCTCGTGATGAGCTATTTGTTACGAGTAAGGTATGGGCTGCGGACGGGTACGATTCTACGCTTCGGGCATTCGATGCCAGTATGATACGTCTTGGCTTTGACGTGATTGATCTCTACTTGATGCACTGGCCCAGGATGGAGGTAGCGTTGACCAAGGGAGCGTGGCGGGCGTTTGAACGGCTTCTGAATGATGGCAGATGCCGGAGTATCGGTGTTTCTAACTTTAAGTTTGATGATCTTACCTGTCTTCTTAGTTATGCTTCTACTCCGCCTTCCGTGAATCAGATACAGCTAAATCCTTGGTGTCCCCAGGCTGCGCAACGAACTTTTCATAATAGGTTTGATATTATTACCCAGGCATGGGGTCCGCTTGGTCGGGGAAGAAAGAATCTTGATTCGCCGATACTAGTTTCTATTGCGAGCAAGTATGGGCGGTCCCCAGCACAAATAGTACTGCGTTGGAGTTTGCAGCTTGGTAATTCGGTGATTCCGAAGACAGGTACATTTGAACGGCTTCAGGAGAATATTAGTATCTTTGATTTTGATCTAGACGAGTATGATATTTATGCTATGTCGCTTCTCGATGAAAGGCTCTCAATGACAGAACAGTCATTTGAGGGTAGGATTAGTTAATCAAGAAAATCGCAGGAGGGGTAGTCATGATTTATGCAGCTACAGTAACTGTCGCAGGAGGAGCTGTTGTCGAGGTGTTCACGGCTCTCGGTATCAGCCCAATACGCTGCACGGTGAGCCTGCACAGCGGGGACACGGGAGGTATTACTGGAGAAAATGTTCTGTCGCAAGATTCCACAGGAACGTCGCTGTCGTTCGCTATTCCGAATGCAGAAGGAACGCCTGTCGGCACTAATTCGTATTCATTCATTACAGATCGCGACCCTGTATACGTGAAGAATACGTATTCTGGTGCTTTGAATCTTTACATACTACTGACGGCGGTCTAGCTTCGTGGAGGTGGAGGGGTGACCGTTAAGCGGATCGGAGTAGCGGAAGATGGCTCAGAGCGTATCTATGTCGAAGGCCGGGATGTTGATATAGTTATCCGCGATGAGGGTTATGAAGCTATAAGCATAGATCGTGAAGATCTCGATGCTTTGATTGAGGCGTTGCGGACAATGAAATCGGAGTTCCCGTGACCCTGCTCTCGATCATCATTCCGACGATTCCCGGCCGCGAAGATCACTATGAGCGCTGCCTGAACGCCTACCGCGATCGCACCAGCACTCCGAACGAGATCATTACCGAGTATGATCATTCGACATGCGGTAAGGCCTGGCAGGCCGGTGCGGATAAGGCGAAAGGCGACTACATTCACCTGACATGTGATGATTTGGAGCCCATGGACGGCTGGGATCTCGCGGCAATCGAGCTGACTGACCGTGGATTCCTGCCGGCTCCGCGGGTACTGAACGTTCACCTGGGAATACTTCAGTCGCGGCCATATGCCAGTTCCGAGTTCCCGGACGGCATCGATACTGGTATTACTGTTATTCCGTTCTGCAGCCGTCAGCAGTGGGAGAAAATAAGTCCGCTGCTTTTGTCGCATTATTACTCTGATGATTTTTTCAGCGATAGGGGACGGCAGGCTGGATTTCCGCCGAAGATGTGCAACAAGTACTCATTTAACCATCACTGGGCGATGCATAAACGCGGGGCGGGCATGGGGTCGGAGGAAGCACGGACCAATTACGATCGGGCGCTGTATTATGAGGCGCTGCGAAAGGTTACGAGAGGGGAATGGACGGAACCGTGGCCGTCATGAGGCTTGCCCTACGTGCTTTTTATTATGCTTTTGGTGCATGGGCCTGCACCTTGGCGCTGATTCTCGTGGCTGCCCAGGTGCTACTGCGATGACCCGGAGAACAGCCGTTCACATTACCGGACTGCTAGCTGGGATAGCGGTGATTATTGCGTTGGGCATCCTTGGCATACCGGGCTACTGGGGCTGGACGGTTGTCATGCTTGTTCTGATCTGGATCGCCCTCTACCCACCAGCGAGGAGACAATGAGCACGCCCCTGATTTCGGTGATCACCCCAACCTGGAAACGGCACGAGCTACTGGTGAGCAGGTGTATTCCGAGTGTACAGGCACAGACATATCCAGCAGTCGAGCATATCATCATCAGCGATGGCCCGGATCCGGAGTTGCGGAAGCGCATAGAAAACACCCCGTTGGCACTTCGTTTCCGTCGGGGGCAGCAGCTTTGGTATTTTGAGCTGCCGGAGCATACCGAGGATAAGCACTGGGGCGCCCCGGCTAGGCTGCACGGCCTAGAATACGCCAGCGGCGAGTACATCGCCTACTGTGACGACGACGACACGCTCCGGCCGCAGCACTGCGAGGTGCTGGCTCGCGCGCTGGACGAGAACCCGAAGGCCGGATTCGCGGTGTCCCTGCTAGCCAGTCACGCTCCGCATGGTGTGCACGAGGTCGGTCATGGTCAGATTTCCGCCGGAAATGTCGGTACGCCGATGATCATGCACCGTCGGGAGACTCTGGAGCGGGGGACATGGAGCGAGCCAGGCAGCTGCTGGGAAGACTGGGACATGGTGCTGCTCTGGCTGAACGAAGAAGTGCCGTACGTACGGGTCAGCGAGATCACCTGCGATTCCTGGCCGAGTGCTTACCGCTGGCGGGAGAAGGAACAAACGTGAGTTACATCAGTTCTTACATTCGCCACTTCTACCATGTTTACGCTTCTGGAGCCTGGTCGACTCCGGTTCGCGAGCATGCCGAGGCTCTCGGGAAATCCGGATTCGAGGGTGAAACGGTTGTCGGCCTGGTCGGGTATCCGGAAGACCGGGAGCGGGCTAAAAACCATATCGTGATGCGGTTCGGGAGCAACGGCGTGCCAATTCCGGAGGTGTGGGTTGAAGCAGATGAGGGATTTGAGCAGCTTACCCTCTCGAAGCTTCACTGCGATATCCATAATATTCCGGGTAATTTCCCTGTGCTGTACGCGCACACTAAGGGCGCTCATGACGATTCGGAGTGGAACGCGATCTGGCGCCGGTCGATGACTAGGCATGTCGTCAGCAACTGGCGGGCGTGCGCGGCTCTGCTGCACGATTATGACACTGTCGGCTGCCACTGGCTGACCCCGGAAGAGCATCACAACCCGCCAGATTATCCGGTCACGGTACCGATGTACGGTGGTAATTACTGGTGGGCTAGAACGCAATACCTTCGGGAACTACCGCCGCCGGAGAATGAGTACCGTCACCAGGCGGAGGAATGGGTTGGCCAGAATAAGCCGAAAGCGTTCGACTTGCTGCCAGGCTGGCCATCAAGGAAGCTGTGTAAACAATGACGAGACTCACTTGCAAGCTGCATCACCGGCGCGTTCAGCTAATCGATGCTACGGCTGCGATCGTGCACCGTCAGGACGGTTATCGATGTGAGTCATCCGAAGTAGTGATCGGCGGGCGTACCTGGACTCCGGTGGCCATCCTTGCCCGGGAGCACATCGGCTATAGCGAGTCGTATTACCTGGACGGCCAGCGGTATAAGACGCCCGCAGTTGTGCCGGTTATGGAGGTGCCGGAGCAGGTGCCGGAAGCTGCGCGGGAACCAGAAGTCGCGTTGGTCGTTGAGCCGGAAGTTTCGCGTAAGAGGCGCCGACGCCGGGCGCCGGAAGCAGGAGTCGTGAGCGGTTGAAGGCCTTCGTAATCTTCCGAGATCGGGTAACGTATGCCCGGTACTGCCTGAAGGCACTAATGGACGCGCAGCTGGAAGTTGTCATCGTTGATCACGGCAGCACCTGGCCTGCTGCGCTCAGCTTGCTTAGGTCCTGGGAAGCACGAGGTATCACGGTTCTGCGCCGGGGCGGCGGCCACCCGCGAGGTCTCTGGGGCTGGGAGCCGTTCAACGTGGCACGCGGCAGCGAACGATATATCGTCACTGATCCGGATGTCGTGCCTGCGCTCGACTGCCCACCGGACTGGCCGCAGCATCTCGGTTCCCTGCTGGATAAGTACCCGGATCGAACGAAGGCCGGACTCGGGCTGCGCATCGACAACCTCCCAGATCACTACTCCCGTAAGCAGCAGGTCGTCGGGCACGAAACTCAGTTCTGGCAGTATCCACTGGGTGATGGTGCCTACCGGGCAGATATCGATACCACGCTCGCCCTGTACCGGGAAGGATCTGGGTTCGACCTGGATGGCGCGCTGCGTACCGGGCCTCCCTATATTGGCGAGCATCTTGCCTGGTATGAGGATCTGGAAAATCCGACCGATGAGCAGCGCTGGTACTATGACCACGCCGAGCGAGGTCTCAGCCACTGGGCACCGAGAGGGAAGAGCGCCTGGAATGATTAGGATGAGCTAGTGAGCGAAACAGATAGCCCCGAGCGTCAGATCATTTTTCCGTACGACGTCAGCTCCGCTGTTACCCCGGCCGAGGCAACCGCGCTGGCGGCACTGTGCCGGGACAAGTATGTGCTGGAGCTGGGTGCCTACCATGGCTACTCGACGGTGGTGATTGCTTCGGTTGCGGATCACGTGGTGTCCGTCGACTGGCATCAGGGTGACGACATGGCCGGCCGCGGTGACACCTGGGACATCTTCTGGAACACCATCCACCGGTACGGGGTAGCAGATCGCGTTACGCCGGTGAAAGAGCGGTTCGAGGATGCCCTGCCCAGAATGCGGCACGATCCGCCTATTTTCGATGGCGTGTTCCTCGATGCTCATCATAGCGAGGAATCGGTGCGAGCCGATCTTTCATTCACACTGCCGCTGATCCGGCCTGGCGGATTTATTGCTTATCACGATTACGGGCGCTGCGCCGCCACTGGGCATCCGGGGTTCGGTGTGACGGAGGCAGCTGACGACGTGACAGGCGTTCAGGGGCAGGTCGGGCATCTAGCCTGGGGGTTCTTGCCATGACTTACGATGACCCACGACTCGCTCGTTTCGGCCGTTATACATCGGAAGGCGTCTTGACTCTCGGCTACGGTGATCATTACCTGTTTCTCGTCGGCCGCGATGATGTTCATGGCATTCTTCTCGATTTGCTTGTTAATGAAAGAATGGGCCTGAAAATCGATATGTTCGGCTATGACGACAGGGAGCTGAACGATGCCATCATGGCTTTGCTGAAGAATCCGAACGTGTCCGTTCAGGGTACTCTGGACAGCTATCAGGCGCAGGGTCGTTATGAGAGGGTTATCCTCGCAGCCGATGAGGTAGCGGATCCGGGTTTTTATAATTCGTTCGTAGTCACAGAGTCCGCGACGGGTCAGATCAGCCATACCAAGGGCGGGGTACTGGTCGGGCAGGGTCTCGGCTGGGAGGGCTCAACGAACTGGTCGGCGTCCGGTGAGGGAACCGGCATCAGTCTCGATCCGACGGTAAAGCCCGCTCCTGGCTACAAGGCTCAAAACAATACATTGCTGGTGAGCGCTAATCCGGTGTTCCTGGCCAGGTTTGGCGCGCGGCTTGATACGGAGCACCGCACCGGACTATCACGGCAGGCTAAAAAGCAGGCGAGGGCAGCGAAGAAGTGAGCACGCTCAGGGACGCACGGCGCCTGGTGGAAAGCGGAGTAGCCTGCCCGTATTGCCATGCCCGAGCTGGAACTAAATGCACGACTAGGACCGGAACTGTCTCCCGTGAGCACCCGCACGCGCAGCGAGTTACCCTGTTCGGAACGCAGGCTGAACGGATGACGGCAAAGCGGAGAGGGGTGTTCAGGTGAAGGATCTCTGGTGCTTTCTTCGGTTTCTTGGCGCTCCGGCGTGGTTTGGCGACTGGTATCACCCCGATGGTATCGGCCTTACGTATGTTAGGAGACAGCGCGGTGAAGATCTTCGCAGGTCATGACGGTGATAACTGCCAATCCGGTGTTCATCGCCAGGTTCGGAGTCCGGCTTGATGTCGAGCACAGAATTGGCCTGACCCGGAGACTGCAGGCGGAGGGAAAGCTGTGAGTAAGTCCCGGATTTCTCTTGAGGCAAGCGAGCTGAACGAAGCGGAGACCGACTGGGTAGAGGCGAGCATCTTCATCGAACGAGAGGATGAGCCGGACGAGGAACTGCGCTGTCAGCTTCTCGTGATGACCCGCGCTGAGCTGGACGCTCTCTACCACCGGATGAAAACGCACTACGAGCAGGGCATCTGGTCAACAGGGTCAGTACAGCGGTAAGGAGGGAGCACAGTGAGGATCTTCGCAGGTCATGACGGTGGAAGCGGATGTTGCTGGTACCGGATTGAATTGCCTTTGCGTCAGCTCGAAAAGCACGGTCATGAGGTAACCTTCCGGTCGGCCAGCGACGACAAGGGCAACAGGACGCCGGTCACGCTCCGGGACATGCAGGGCTTTGACATCATCATCGGACAGCGTTTTAATACGCACCGTGGGCTGGAAACCTGGCGTCGCGCTCGGACCCCGCAATCACGGCTCGTCTATGAGACCGACGACGACGTGTTCAGCATCTCGCCGATCAACTTCCAGGCTTACAGCCTCTACCAGCGGGGAGATGTCCAGGATGCTGTGACGCACATGGCCGAAGTTTCCGACCTGGTTACCGTGACCACCGATCAGCTGGCTCGGGTTATCCATGAGCATACCGGGAACGAGAACATCGCCGTGCTGCCAAATTGCATCCCCGCTTGGCTGCTGGATACGGTACCGCCCAGTCAGGTTACAGGCTCAGCGGAAACGCCCCGAGTCAGGTCGCGCCCGTCCATCGGCTGGCAGGGAGGCGCCAGTCACGGTATCGATGTCAGCCTGATCACCAGTTCAGTCCGCAGGTTCCTGAAGCGATTTTCAGGCTGGGATTTCCATCTCGGCGGTACTGACTACCGGCCAACCTTCAAGGTCGGGAACCGGGCAAAGTTCCGCCCCTGGGTTCCGGTGTACGAGGACCCTGAAGGCTATTACGCGACGCTTGACTTCGACATCAATCTCGCACCGCTCGCCGTTACCGAATTCGATCTGTCTAAGAGCAATATTAAGGTTTTGGAGGCGGCAGCTCGCGGCATTCCGTCGATCGCTACTGACTGTCCGGTTTACAGTGGTTTTATCCGGCATGGTGAGAACGGATTCCTCGTTCGCTATGAACATGAGTGGCTCAAGTATCTCAGCATTTTGGCTTCTGACGAAAACCTTCGCCTGAAGCTGGGTGAGGCTGCCCGCGATGATGCTCGAAGCTGGACGATCGAGAAAAACTGGACCCGATGGCGCGATGCGTATCAGAACCTCTTTCCGCAGGTACGGGGTCTGACGTAGGGTGGCAGCAGTTCGGTCCGCTGCAGCGTAGGTTGCCGCTGCAGCGGACCGGCACCAGCAGGAGCGGAGGAAACCGTGGAAGAGACAAGGGAAGTCAAGAAGCCGAAGCTGCCGCCCGAGGAGCACCGCGGTGGTGACAAGCCCGACTGGAGCAACGCTAGGCCAGGCGAGGAGCTGCCGGAACTCCCGGACGCGGTCTTGCCGCTGAAGATCGACAACGACTACGAGCCGGAGGACAGCGCGTGAGCGCGAACAGTAAGCACATCGCAAAGAACATCGCTGACACGCTTCGCACGGTCGCAAAGCTGGACCGCGAGTGGATGACCAATCCGGCCGGACGTGAGAAGCCGGACAGCCTGCCGTGGATGCCGTTCTCGGTACCTGAGTTCATCTCCTTGCTCGCTGAGGCACTGCCGGAAGCTTCTGGTGATGTTTTCTTCGAGGTCGGTTGCGTTGATGCGGACAGCGAGTACCTGTCGCCGACAGGTTGGTGCAGGATCGTCGACTACGATGGCGGCCCGGTGATGCAGTACGATCCGGACACTGGAGAGGGCGCGCTAGTACAGCCGGAGCGCTATATCGTCAAGTCATGCGATGAGTTTTATGACCTGCATACCAAATACGGTATCAATCAGCGTCTGTCCGCAGAGCACCGAGTACTGTTCTGGAAGATCACCGGTGCAGAGAGGCGTCGCGTTCCTACGGTGTGGACGGCGGAAAAGTTCGCAGCAGAGCACGGTCGTCTAGCGCTAGGCGTTAGTGGCGAGTTTCAGACGACGTTTATCCCGCAGATCAGCACCAAGGTAGAGCTGTCCGATGAACAGATCAGGGTTCAGGTTATGGTGAACGCAGACGGGTATCTGCGGCGACCTGAAAATGCGGTTCTGAAGTTTCGCAAGCCACGAAAAATCGAACGTGCACGTGAACTGCTTGCGGCAGCAGGAATTTCTTATCATGAATCACTCGACAATACGCGAACAGTGCGTTTCAGTTTCATCCCGCCGTGGTCTACGAAGTCATATGAAGGGTTCTGGCCTGCTTCGACCGAGCAGCTTCGCGTAATCTCAGAGGAATGCCTGCACTGGGATGGCAGTGTAACTGAATCACGGGCCGGGCGATTTAGCACGCGTATCCGAGAATCAGCGGACTTCATTCAGTATGCGATGACCGCCAGCGGGTACCGAGCGGTACTTCGTGAAGATCGACGTGGGGATGCTACTGACTACACTGTGTTTGCCAATACTAACACTATGGTTGGTATGGCAGGCCGTCCGAAAACGGATATCCTGAAGGTGCCGAGCGAAGACGGGAAGGCCTACTGCTTTACCGTGCCGACAGGCTTCTGGGTTATGCGTCGCGGCGGGAACGTAGTGATGACCGGGAACTGCGGGATCGGTACTAAGATGCTGCTCGCGCAGGAGATTTTTGGTCTCGAGGTAGCCGGCATCGAGCGAGTACCCGAGTATCTCGATCAAGCGCGGAAGCTCGGCCTCGACGGGGTACGCCGTCGTGATGCCCTTAGCTACGAAGGGTACGGGGATCAGGACATCATCTTCCTCAACCTGACGTTCCATGACCGGGAGCTTCAGGCGCAGCTTGAGCGGAAGGTGCAGGAGGACATGAAGCGGGGAGCGGTGCTCATCGGCGTTAACTTGCTTGCCAGGCCGCCGGACAGCTGGTGGGTCGTGCTCGATGATGTAGACGTCATTCGAGGCATCTGGCAGAAGCCGTGACAACTCCGTCGTTCGTCGATTCTGCGAACCAGCTGCTCACTCAGGTGCCCGTCCGCCTGGAGACCGGTACCATCGATGCGCCTGCCGGTACTTTCGCCGTGATCACGCTGCGGTCTGCCTCGACTACGTTCACCGCGTTGCTCAGCGCTGAAGATCTAGGCAACTGGCTGGATGTCCTGACGGGTCTCCGTGATTCTATGGCCGGAGGCGGCAGCAAGGTGGTTCCGGCCACGGTTTTCGATGTGGCGGCGCTCAGCCAGCGAAACGGGCGGAACCAAGGCTGATACGCTAGAGGCCAGTAGCGCTGCGGCCTGAGACGGAGCCGGCGGGGACACTCGCGATCCGGGAGCAGCCGCATGACAACGCCGAGCCTTCCCAGCCAGGGCGCTAGCCAGAACTCATGGGGCACGCAGCTCAATACCTGGCTGCGGGTCGCGCACAAGGCTGACGGATCCCTGGCCAGCGTCAACGGTGTCAGCGGTGTCATCAACGTGCAGGACCCGCAGTACGGGGCGACCGGCAACGGCACCACCGATGACACCGCTGCGATTCAGGCGGCCATTAACGCCGCCACCGGCAATGCTGCTCCAGCCACACATACCCGGGGAGCGCTCGCACCGGTCTACCTCCCACGCGGTACGTACAAAGTAACGTCGGACCTGATTATCCAGTCGGTGCAGAACTTCAAGCTGATCGGCGACGGCCCGGCGATGACCAACATCCGCGCGTCCGGAACCGGGTTCACCCAGGCGGTGCTGTTCGTTAACGGATCTGCGGACGGGGTGTTCGAGGGCTTCGAGGTCACGGGTGACGGAACCGAGCAGGTCATTGACGGCATCCGGCTCGACTGGGTGACGGCCAGCCGGACCGACGCGGGCTGCGGAACTATTTCCGGGTCGGCGGTCGTAACTAACACTCTGGCTCAGGCCTACGACGTCGGCGCGACGGTAACGGGTACCGGCATCCCCGGCGGGACGACTGTTCTCACCTCCACTTCCGGTGTCGGGTGGACGCTGTCGCAGAACTGCACGGCCACCGGAACCGTTACCGTAACGGTCGCTGTTGTATCGGCTAATGTCGCAGCTCGGTCGACTTCGGGAAACTGCTTCCGGGATATTCGTATTCGTACTCTTAAATTCATTACTGGGCTCTCGCTAGAAGGAAACGGTGCCCGACAGGTCGACGGCACGACGCTAGAAAATGTTATCGTAACCGGAGGACAGGCAGGTGGATCCTGGAGCAGCACCGGGAACTGGTTGGTGGCTTTTGCCTTCGGCTGCGGCGGCAACGGGAACAACTATGATCACCGGGGTCTCGGAGTTGATGCTAACCTGTGCTACTACGGATACAAGATAAATTGCTCTAGTTTCGCTCTGCTCGGAGCCCAGCCAGCGCAGAACTGGTGTGATTTTTATTTCACTGATAATAGTGCTGGTCAGACGACAATTAAAAATATTCAGTCGCAGAACAGTTCACAATTTATCCTTGGTACCAATAGTTTCAGTCCGACTCCGGTATCATTTGAGGATATTGCCTTTACAACTGTTTATCCGCAGGCTGGTAATCCGCTTATTACTGTCATCGGCGGTCAGTGGAGTTTTAATAGTATATCAGCTCTGATGTATTCCTCAGGTGCTTATCAGGCTCCGATTATATCGATCAGCGGATCGGCGAGCACACGGCCGTGCAGAGTCAACCTGGACCTGGTGACGCTGAATGGCCCGAAAGCTACCTGCATCGTTCCAGCCGGCGCCAGCCCGGTGAGCATTTCGGTCCGGAACTACGCTAACTACGCTCCTGCTACCGGGGTTTATACCGCTGTCGCTTCCGGAGACCTCGAATCTATTTTTACCGGTACCGGTTCGGGTGGCTCGTGGACTAATCTAGACACCCCCGGATCTTCAATTGTCACTCCGCAAGTCAATTTTTATACCTCCACGGCAACATGGACGAAGCCAGCTGGAGCGCAGACTGTTTATGTCGCCCTCGTCGCGGACGGCGGTGGCGGCGGATCCGGGGCATTCGAGGCAAGCGGAGCCGCAGTCGGCGGTAGTGGCGGCGGAGGAGGCGGCTATTCGACGGCCATGTTTCAGGCGTCACAGCTATCCGGCACGGTCGCGGTCACCCTCGGCACCGGGGGAGCGGGCGGAGCGGCCGTTACGGGGGCTGGCGCGGGTAACCCAGGCGTTGCCGGATCAGGAACGTTTTTCGGTTCTTATCTGTGGGCGCACGGTGGAGCAGCAGGCGCGGCTGGGCCGGGTGCGTCGGGAACGGCAGCCGGCGGTGGAGGCGGATCCGGGCTGACAACCGGTGGAGCGGGTGGTACCGGAACGACAGGAACCGGCGGAACCAGTGATGCCGCAGTCCAAGGTGCGACAAGCGGCGGCGGCGGAGGTGGCGGGGTGATCGCTTCCGGGCCGACGGCTGCCAATGGCGGAGTCGGTTATTATACATTCCTGGGATCAAGTGCCAATACTTCTGCTGGCGGTATTGTCGGCGGGGCATCTCCGACTAGCGGTACGGCTCCGGCCTTTCAAGGCGGAACTGGGCCTGGTGGCGGTGGCGGGGCGGCGGCGATCACCGGAGCGGCACAGGCGGGGGCATCTCCTCAGGCGAACACTGGCGGCGGTGGCGGAGGCGGAGGAGCATGCTCAGGCGGCACGTCTTCAGGTGCGGGCGCTCAGGGCGCCGCCGGGTACGCGCTCGTGATTACCTATTTCCAGTAGCCAGCGGAACGAGTGTTGTCCAGGCTGCTATGCTGAAGGTCAGTAGCGCTGCGGCCACCCAGGAGCCGGCGGATTCCGAACCCGGGAGCTGCCGCATGGACGTGCCGCGGAACGTACCGCTGCTGCGAACGCCGTTTGAAGACTGGTCATGTCCCAACTGCGGGCTGTCAGAGCGAGTCCCCGCGCTACCCCCCGGCTCTTCACGGTTCCATACCTGCCCGCGGCTGCATTACCTCACCGCGCCTCTCGTTCGCGCCGGGACTGCCTGCAAGGTGGAGGCTGTCGAGCGCGAGGATTACCTGAACGGTGAGATCCAGGCGACCGGAGACGATGGCCGGCCGTACATGTCGATCAGGACAACTCGCGACGAGGGTACCGATCTAGCCGCTAACGCCGGGCTCGCGCAGCTCAGGCTCGGGGACTGACGGCTCATGAATCCTGCCGACGTTGACATGGACACGACGATCCGAGCGGTGCGCGAGCTGCAGCGAATGGGCCTGATCGAGCGCGAAAATCCCGGCTGGGTATCAGTTGACTATATCCCGCTGATTGCCGAGCACCTCGGTTTCCGCCGGAAGACCGTCCGGGCGCTGCGCGCGGAGCTGGCTAATGTACGTCAGGAGCGCGAGAAGGTCCACATCGGCAGTGTTGCGGTTGCCGGCTATCAGTACGGCTGGGTTTCCCTCGACGCGGCTGCGTGCATCTTGCGCGATCAGGGGCTGTCAGTGGCTAGCGGCAAGCGGGGAGACTGAACATGGGAAAGCGTCAGCGACGTCGGCTGAAAACCGAACGAGAGCAGGCACTCGCCCTGGGTGGAGTCGCGTCTGCTTCAATGACGGCGTCTCCGGAACCTCCAGCCTTTACCGTTCAGGCAGGCTTGGCAGCCGCCCAAGGTGCGGTCAAGCCAGAAAACAGCAACGAGAAGAAAATGAAGGAATGATGCGATTATGAGCTGGGCCACCGCAGGATCGGCTATTTTCCAGCAGGCCGCGCTTAACCCAATTCTGGGCAGGTGCTGGACTACCGCAGCCCCGCCTACTTATGGCAGCCTGTCCGCCGACTCGATTAAAGTCGCGCTATTCAACAACACCACGGCGCCGGACAAGACAGTCTCGGTTGCCAACTCAGCCTACGCTGTCGCCCAGTGGGTCACTGGTAATGAGGTCACTAGCACAAACTGGGCGGCCGGTGGTATCGCGCTCACCGGCAAGGCATTCGCCATCGACACCGGTTCTAGTTCTATCTGCTTTACGGCGGCAAACACCCCAGGCGGCGGAACGGTAACGCTGACCGGTTTTTACGGATGTTTGGTATACGATAATACCATTACTGGGGCGGGCACGGCACAACAGGGCCTCTGCTTCAACTACTTCGGCGGATCGCAAACGGTCACGGCCGGAACGTTCTGCGTTAGCCCGGATACTGAAATTATGACGGAGCGCGGCTGGCTTCGTTACGACGAGGTAATCCCTGGCGATATCTGCCTGACTCTGAACACGGTTACCGGGCAAGCGGAATGGCAGCCCGTTACATCGGTGCACGTTTTCCACGACGGTCCTTACGATGTCATCCGGATGGACGGCCCCTCGCACTCGTCGGTTACTACTCCAGGTCATCGCTGGCCGGCTACAACCCCGGGCGCAGACGGAATCGAGTGGTACACGACCCAGACTCTTCCGTCGGATGCGCAGCTCTGCATTAGTGAAACGGAGCGAACGGACAAGGTAGCCGACCTGACCGCTACTGCCGAGACGGCTGATCTGGTGTGGTGCGTGCAAACGCCGAATCGCACCTGGTATGCTCGCCTCAACGGGACTCAGTACTTCACCGGGAATACGATCCTTTGGGCGACACCTGGTGGAGCACTCGTTACCGCAGTCTTTAACATCGCCGTTTAGAGGGCAGGACAGAAAATGCTGAGAGTATGGACGCAGCAGCAATACGGGTCAGGCGAACTAGATGCGGGCAGTACACCGCTTAAATACGTGCTGGGGCTTCCAGGGAGTTCTCCGCAGTACGGGTAAGGGTAAAAGTCCGCATGTCGACCATGATCATGGAACCGGTGTAATCAGGGGTCTTCTTTGCGGAAACTGCAACCTTTTCATTGGTCATGCCGGTCATGATCCGATCCGGTTGCGTGCAGCAGCTGTGTACCTGGAAGAAGCATCTCGCAGAGCAGAGCCTGGGGCGGAGTAGACCAGGAGGGGCTGCTGTGACAATGGTGCTCAGCGTTTTGAGGCAGATTTCTGGCAGAGACAGTCGAGAGACAGCCAGGACTGGTACGCTGAAGAGCAAGATGCTGCGGCCGTAAGCGTGGAGCCAGCCGGTTCTCGTTGCTCGCGGAGGTGGCATGGCATCCCTGCCGACGGTTAGCGGCAGCACTAATATCTGGGGGACGCAGCTCAACAATTGGCTGCTGGTTGGTCACAATGCTGACGGGTCGACAGCTGGGCAGATTACCGTTCAGGGTGCTGATTCTACCGGAGTCAATGACAGCAGCACTGCCATCGCTGCCGCTTTCACTTCACTTGGGACGTCGCCAGGCACCATCTTCCTGCCTCCGGGAACGTATAAGGACAGCGGTGGTCACGTTCTTGGTGTTCAGCAGAACTTTATCTCTCCCGGCGCGACAATCAACCATACCGGAAACAATACCTGGCTTCATCAGTACGACTCAGCGTTCAACATTGGTTCTACCAGCCCGACTGTTTCTCTCGGCGGTTATGTATCAGGTTTTATCGTTGACGGGACTAATGCCGGGGCTAACGCGATAGGGTTCGTGTGCGGAGATATCAACAGCCCTAAGTCATCGGTGAGCGCACAGAATTATTCGGCCGCAGGCCAGCTTGGAATCGTGGTAGACAGCCTGGTCGGGTGGACTAACTGGGGTGTTTTTGATTTCAACACTAGTAATTGCACAACAGGCGTTCTAGCTAGGAACACTTCCGGTCTGAATGTTATCGGTGGAGCTTCAGTCAACATTAAGACCCTCTGTAACCCGAATCAGACAGGACTGGCCTTCCAGGGCGGATCGAGATTCTTTGCCTGTCCCGTATTTAACTTCTCGCTGAACAACAAGTGCGGGACCTCGGACACGGGCAAGGGAATTGACTTCGGGAATACCGGAGCAGGAATCCTTGAGTCCATCATCAACATCAACATGGAAGCGGATGCCGGAGCCGGAAACGTCGGGCCGGTCCCGATTAACGCCGGGGGTAGCTTTAACTTCTACGGAAACATAGGAGTCATCAGGATCTACAGCAGCTCGCCTGCCGCATACAAGCAGACAAGCGGCCTGGAGTTTACGTACCAGTTTAGCTTCAACGGGATAATGGACTGCAATACCTCCGGAGATTTCCTGGCGAATACGAGAGGCCTGGGGTTTTCTGCTATACTTATGGGCGGAGTACTGGAGGCAGGATCCCAGACTGTTTACGCAGCGGTCGGTGACGGTATCTACAACGCCGAAGGAAATACGTTCAAGATTACTCTTGCTAACGGAGCGAATACCATCTCTTTCAAGAATATCATCGCCGGGTATGCCCAGAAGATTGTTCTTCACGTCAAGCAGCCAGCTTCAGGAGCCGCAGGGACACTGACGATAACGGGGGCGGCTACCACCGTCGGGTCAGGAGTGGTCACGCTGTCATCGACGAACGGGTACGAGGACGTCTGCGATGTGTGGACACCGGATGGAGTGAGTACCTACGCTTCGGTTCGTGGTCTCAATTATCACTAGAAGCGTCAAGCCGCATAATAGACGGTAGCAGCGCACCGAGGAGGTGACCAGCCGTGGCCGTAGCACTACGCGGGTACCTAGCGCCGAGTAACAGCGGAACGGCCGGTGTCACCTCGCAGGCAACCCAGTATACGGGCTGGACGACAGCTGGAGCCAGCAACGGCGACCTCGTTCTCGTCATCTTCCTGGTCACTGCCTCCGGCCTGACCTTCACCCAGAGTGCAGGCACAGGTACCTGGACGATCACGAGCAGCGACAGCAATGCTGCGACGAACGCCCCGTTTACGTCCATGCTTGCGTATAAAACATACGCTACCGGAGATACCGCTCCGACCTTTAGCTGGGGTACCAGCGCTGCCTATGCCTATATGATGCTCGCCTTGCGCTCTACGGCTGCGAACGCTCCGGCTACTGCTGTTTTTGATGCTGAGAGCAGCGTCCATGTCATCACATCGCCAGGCACGGTGAATACGCCTAATACCGCTGTTGCTACGTATGCAGCCGATATGGCGATCATTCTCAACGCGGCGCGCTACCAGACAAGCGGTTCTTCCGCTATCTCGATGACCACGCCGTCCAGTGGTTTCTCAGTTGTCGCCCTGGGCGGATATGCGGGGGCGGGCGGGGCCTTCGCGAACTCGGTGTCAGCTTACACGGAGACCTTGTCGTCTACGGGAACGGTCACGCCCGGTGGTCAGACGTTCAACGAAGCCGTTTCCAGCAACTCTTATCTTTTGCTGGCAAAGGAAACTTTCACGGTGACCGCGGGGCTAGCCACCGGTACAGGTACAGCTCGGGCAACGAGCATTGGGCTGACACCACCACAGGCAACCTCTTTCGCTACCGGCACCGGAACCACGGTCATCACCTTCGACAATTTCGAGGGCAGTACCGGGCTGTGGAATGTATTCCAAACTGGCGTGACCGGAGCGCTTTCTTCTGGGTGGTCGAACGACGGCACCCAGTCCTGGTTGATGACAACAACTGGGGTATCGTCAGGCATCGTCACCATTGAGACAATAAACGTTGTCCCTGGTCAGGTTCTTCAGGTTCAGGCTTATCTTTACAGCCCGCAAGGTTACTCTCTTACCCGATTTACCATGGACTACTTTGATTATTCCGGGAGCAACTACCTGGGCGGATACTATCCTGCCTCTTTTAACCTTCCCGCCGCGACGGCTGGATTCTACACGTCAGGCGCGTTTACTATACCCGCAGGCACTTACAAGGTTCATGCCAGCGTAGGATTTAACGGGACGCCAGACTCGACCATCCAGCTGTATATTGACGACGCTTCTGTCCTTACCCCGCCAGGACAGGGCATCGAGCTGACGCCCGGTTTGGCAACAGGTACTGGATCCGTTTCGGCATCGGGCATCGAGCTAACTCCGGGACTCGCGACAGGCACCGGAACCGCTCAGGTACCGAGTACGGAGCTGACACCGGGACTGACTACCGGAACAGGGGTATCGCAGTCACCTTCTTCGAACGTTCAGATCACCGCCGGACTCGCCACAGGTACCGGAATCGCCTGCGCTCGCTTCCTGGCGCTGAAAAACACGGCCGAGGGCGGCTCGAACACAACTGCCGTAACAGCAGGGAACTCCGGCGGAGTGTCAGGTGATGCGCTTACCCAAGGTGGCGTGGGAACAGTTACCTTTGACAACTCTCAGGTTTTCGCCGGCTCTCTGGCTTATAAGTTCGTCACTGCTGCGAGCCTCAGCTATACCGGCTGGAACCCATGTCCATACAACCCGGCGATTCTTTACATGCGGGCGTATATTTACCTGACGAACTACTCTGTCGGGTATATATTCCGGGCTGGAACCGGGGCACTGGGGTTGCTCATTAATAGCTCGGGGCATTTGCTCGCAGCAGGCCCTGGCGGTAACGTTACTGGTACCGGTACGGCGGCCTCTTTGAATACCTGGTACCGAATTGAAGGTATGTTCGTAGCCGGAGCTGGTAATGCGCAGGCATTTGTCCGCATGTACGATACCTCTGGCACCTTGCTGGACTCGGTAAACAACGCGGCTAACAATAATGTTTCAACATTTGGCTTCGCTCTTATTGGTTCCAGCATCTCGAACAGCACGACCACGCTCTGGCTGGATAACCTGGCCGCCTCTGATCAGGCCTGGATCGGTACAGGGGCTCCTCTCGTTGCCGGGCTCGCGGTCGGACTGACACCAGGTCTTGCCACCGGAACCGGAGCTGCGCAGGCACCGGATGCCGATAACCAGGGGGGCGCAGGACTCGTTTCAGGCACGGGCACGGCGCAGGTAGTCGGTCGAGGGATTAGCTCAGGGACTGCGGGCGGTACGGGTACGGTTCTGTCGCCAGATGCTGATAATCAGGTCGCTGCCGGATTCGCCGCTGGGTTGACAGGACCTGTGTACAGCGGTGGCGTGTACGGCGCGGGAGTGTATGGTTTCAGTCTTATCGGTATCGGGCTTACCGTCGGTCTTGTTACCGGGACGGGCGTAAGCCAGGCGCCCGATGCTGATAACCAGGCCGCTAGTACCGGGCTTGCAAGCGCTTTGACGGAAATTACCTATGGCGGAGGTTCTTACGGAGGAGGTTTCTACGGTCTCGGAATTACCGGGATGGGATTGGCTCCTGGATTGGTTTCGGGCATTGCTGCTGCACAGGCTCCCGCGCCCGCGAGCAGGGTAATCGCGGGATCCGTCGCCGGAGCGGGCACGGCACTGCCGCCAAGCGTGGCGACTATGTCTCCAGCGCTAGAAGGCTACGGGTTCAGCTCATTCCCGCAGGTACCGGCCGGTTCTCTCATCCAGTCCGTAATCGCCACTATCGTGCAATACGGTTCCAACGCGAGTATCGTTGCGCCCTCGTACGAACTGTGGGACGGAACCTCTGCACGGATCGGCTCTCCCCAGATGGGCACCGTGTCTACCGTTCCCGGCCACGCCGATGTCGTTGAATTCAGTGGGGTAGCCTACAGCCAGCTTGCCACGCTCCGGCTGCGGGTGATCGCCGGCACTCTTCTGGGCAATCACGGCGCAACGGTGAACGTTGACGCTGTAAGCCTGTCTGTCGTCTGGCTGCCAGGCCACAGCGCGATTGTTTTCCCGGAGACGTTCAACGTGCTCACCGCAATTCAGGCACCATCGGCTAGCGGGATCGTGAACGCGTCGGTCGCTCCGAGTACGCTTGCCGTTGCCTCAGCGCTACCGGCCGCTACTGCCGGGTTCGAGGCCGCGCATATCTTCGCGAGTGCGCTGAGCGTCTCTGCGGTGATCCCGGTACCGGCGGTCGTGGCCGATGCGAACGCCACCGTGCACCCGGCTACTCTTGCCGTCGTGCCGGCGTTCCCAGTCATCACCGACGTGACATCGCTCAGCTGGGCCACGGCTGAAGACCTGCCGGTGACTGCGGGGGAGGGAGCCTGGACGAACGCACCTGGCGTAATTGGCGTACCGGATAATTCTAACGCTGTGTGGACGGTACCCTGAGAGCAGTTGGAGAGGACATCGCGATGACGGATGAGTGGCGTAAGCAGCTGGACCGGATGAAGTCAATCGGTCATCTGTCCCATGGACGAACACGGGTAACAGAAAAATCAGGCCGTGAGCACCCCGAGTCGCACCTGCCTTTCAAGGAAACTACTGACACGCTTGGAAACATGGTAACCGAACATAGTAATCCCGGCTCAGGAGTTTCCTGTCGGCAAGATGTGAACATCCATCCCCAGACTATCGAGACGAAGACGGGGCTGATATGAGCTGGCAGAGCCAGGCGATTTTTGATAAGGCGCTGCGCGAGCATCAGCCAGACGCTGACCCTGCCGTGCTGCGCAAGGCCGCAGTCGGGCACCTGGGCGCATCCCGTCCGCTGAATGAGCTGGTCGCTCTGTACGCGGAGGCGATGGCAGACGGAGATCACACCGCTGCGCAGGCTCTCGCTGACGAGCTGGCACCGGTCCGGGCCGCGCAGGGCGTGGCAGCGGGCGTGCTACCGAGTAACGGAGGGTGATATGGCCTGGACGGAGAGTGGTATCTTTTACGCCACTTTTAGAGATACCCTTAAGCAAGTCATCGCGATGAGTCTTCTCGATACAAACAATAATTTGTCGCTATCTACAAACTCGGAGACACCTGACTATATTTCAGCTACTGATCCGTCTACCTGGACTAATGGGAATGAGGTGACTGCGGGTTCGAATTGGCCGACGGGCGGCATCAACCTGAGCACTGGTTCCTATGCCCCGACCCTGACGCAATCACCAAGTAAAACACTTATGTGGTCAATGAATAATGTTAGCGTCGGGAGCACCACTACAACCGCCCCTGCCTATGGCTGCTATATATATGCTAATGGTCTTAGTCCGAAGGCTAAAATCTGCGGCATTTATTTCGGCGGCACCGGGTATTCGACGGTAGCCGGAACATTCGCCATTTCATGGAATGTGCTCGGGATTCTTACGATTCAGATGGCGGCATAGCGGTGCAGCTCGGCAAGTCTTCGGGAGCGCGGAGGTACGATCGGGCCGGTTGACGGTACGATGGACGAGAAGTGCCATCTGCGGCCAGCGCCATCCTGGAGCCAGGTTCCCTCGACCTGCAGGAGACGACATGGCAAACCTCAGTCTCCCCTCGGGACTCGCGTCTGCGGTTGCTGCCGCCCTGAACCTCACCGACCTGACGGTCACCGGCTCGTACTTCGCCGCTGACGGCAACCCCGACTCGGCTCGCGTCTACCCGGACGGCTCCGAGCTAACCCGCGTCTACCCAGCGAGCAGCCAGCCAGGCGTTACCGCCCAGGGTGACGACCGGGATCACGAGTAGGAGCCGAGATGCCTGCTAACACCGCCCCCCTGTTTACCCTCACGCCGCATATCAGCTGGGGTTCAGTCGACGACAATGCGGCGGCAACCGCAGGACCGATACTGTCTGCTAACACAGCGATGGATGGTACAGGTTATGTAACTTCGGTCTTCACCGCCGGGGCGAATGGCTCGTACATTCAGAAGCTAGTCTGCCGTCCGGTCGGTACGAATGTTACTACTGTTCTCCGTGTTTTTCTTAATAATGGGTCTACTAACGCGACGCAAGCGAACAACGTCTTGATCTCAGAGCTGACTATTCCTGCATCTACCGCGAATGCGGCAGCAGCTCTTCAGACAAGCGAGATCGCCTTTAATTTTGCCATCCCCGCTGGATATGTCATTAACTGTACGCTAGGAACTGCTGTAGCAGCCGGAGTGCGGGTATCAGTCGTCGGCGGTGATTACTGACATGCCTGATTTTTTTGGCTGGCCAGATACAGGTGACCGGCAGCAGGTGTTTTACAATATCGGTCTAAACTCCTGTCAGATATGGACAAAACCAAAAGGGATTACCATGGTCTGGATGATGCTGATCGGACCCGGGGCTGGTGGCGGAGGAGGCTATTCTGGAGCCACTTCTACACTACGTGGCGGCGGAGGCGGTGGCGGCGCCGGGGCATCTGTACGGTACCTGGTCCCGGCATTTCTCTTGCCTGCCTCTCTATATGTTTATGCAGGGACTGGCGGTGCGGGCGGTGCGGCTGGTTCAAACGGCTCTTCGGGCGATGTTACTGCCGTAGGACTATTTGGTGACATCATGCGCGGCAGTAATATAGGCGGTCAGGCCCCTGCTCTTGCTGTAACTAATTCAAACCAGTCGGCAGCTTTCGGATCAGCCGGGACAGCTAGTGTGGGCGGTGCAGCTGGGGCTAGTGAAAATGGAAGTCAGTCTTATGCTGGTTATGGTATGGTCGGGATGGTATCAGCTAGTTCCATTATCGCCTCCGCCTCCGCTGGCGGGAATGGAACAGGAAATGCTACAGGTGTGACTCTTGCTGCAGGCGGAATAATGACAACCGGAGGCAGCGGCGGAGGGGGCGCATCAGCTGCAAATGGCGATACAAATGGCGGTAGTATAACACCGTATTCGAATACATATTCAGGTGTAGGGCCTAATTTTTTTCCGGCTAATTTTCCTGGGGGTACCGGGGTCGCAGGCGGGGGAGGTGCCGGAGTGTCCGGAGCTAGTTATACCAATCTAACCTGGGTATTCTTCGGGGGAACGGGTGGCGGATCGGCTAGCGCTGGTATCGGTGGCCGTGGTGGCGATGGTGCTATCGGCTGTGGCGGCGGAGGCGGAGGCGGTGGAGTTACAGGCGGTGCAGGCGGGAACGGTGGTAATGGACTCGTCTGTATAACATGCTGGTTAGGAATTTCAATGGTTGAATTTATTCAAGGAATGTTGTATAATACTACTATGACTAAAGGAAATCGAAGTAATCACCCCGGTAAAAAATGCCTTCCAGGGTGCGAGTGCGGTAGACACAAAGGTAGGGCATACGATGGTGAACTAGACTACTTTAACCTCCATTCTCTTGTTAAGAAAGTAAGAGGCAAAGCTACTGGTTATGGATGCACGTTTTGTAACGACTTTGCTAAGCAATGGTCTCAAATTCACGGACTAGATGGTTCAGATGTTTGGCACTACAGGCCGTTGTGCTATAGCTGTCACGGAGTTTATGATGGAACAGTTGGAAATCTTAGACCATCTCCACCATGTTTTCCGGGCTGCGAATGCGCAAAACATGGTCTTCCTGGGTCCCCTCCTTGTCTTCCTGGCTGTGATTGTGGAAAGCATAATGCTCCAAGGAAGCAACCTTGTCTTCCAGGCTGCACATGTGGTTTGCATAAGGGGAGAGTTTATAACGGTACACCTAGAAAGTAGGGTTGTGATTATAAGTGCGTGATCACATGCTGGTAGTGTTATGGCAGTAGTCATCCAGCTCGACGGCGGTGTCGCACTTGTTCCCGGCACTAGTAAGATTGTCGTCCCGCAGTTCCCATGGCCGGCCTGCACGACGGTTGCCTCACCTGTTTTGTATAGCGAGGCATCTCTATTCGTCACTGCAGGACTCGCCCACGGAACCGGTGCTGTACAGTCTTCCGGAATAGGACTGGCTGCCGGACTCGCCACAGGCACCGGAGTAGCCTGCGCTCGCTTTCTAGCGCTGAAAAACACAGCTGAAGGCGGCTCGAACACTACGGCCGTAACAGCGGGGAACTCCGGCGGAGTGTCAGGTGATGCGCTTACCCAAGGTGGCGTGGGAACAATTACCTTTGACAACTCTCAGGTTTTCGCTGGCTCCCTGGCTTATAAGTTTGTCACGTCCGCGAGCCTCAGCTATACCGGCTGGAACCCGCTTCCGTATAACTCGGCTATCCTCTATCTGCGGGCTTATATCTACCTGACAAACTATTCAATCGGGTACGTATTCCGTGCAGGAGCCGGTGCACTAGGGCTGGGTATCACAGGCACCGGGCATATTTCTGCCATAGGACCTGGCGGCAATGTTAACGGTACCGGTACCGCCATGTCACTGAACACCTGGTACCGAATTGAAGGCATGTTTGTTTCCGGGGCAGGAAATGCGCAGACTTTCGCTCGACTTTACGACGCTTCTGGTACTCTGCAGGATTCAGTCAACAACGCAGCTAACAACAACGTTTCCGCACTTAACTTCGCCCTTATCGGCTCCAGCGTATCGAACAGCACGAACACGTTTTGGATGGATAACCTTGCTGCTTCAGATCAAACCTGGATCGGTACGGGGGCTCCCGTTGTTGACGGGCTTGCGGTCGGACTGACACCAGGTCTCGCCACCGGAACCGGAATAGCGCAGACCTCTGATGCCGACAACCAGGGGGGCGCAGGACTCGTTTCAGGCACGGGCACGGCAGGAGCCCCTGGAGCAGAACTGACCCCCGGCTTCGCATCCGCCACCGGTACGGCACAGGCACCAACAGCTCAGATTCCGGTATTCGTAGCTGCGGGGCTTGCCATTGGAACCGGAGCTGCGCAGGCACCGGATGCCGATAATCAGGGCTTCGTAGGACTCGCATCGGGCACGGGCCTAGCACTAGCACCGGGAATCAGCCTAGCGGCAGGATCTGCGACCGGTCTCGCCATTGCGCAGCCATCCGGATCCGCGGTAGCTGCAGGCACGGGGCTTGCTGACGGCCTCGTCACTGTGCAAGCACCAGGAATCGGCCTTGCAGCGGGATCTGCCAGCGGAACCGGGGGTGTCCCGTCAGCTAGTGCGGGCAGTCAAGGTTTTGCCGATCTTGCGAGCGCCCTGACGGAGATCATTTACGGTGGAGGTTCTTACGGCGAAGGTTTCTACGGCCTTGGTATTACCGGAATTGGCCTAGCCCCTGGATTCGCGACTGGAACGGGTGCGAGCCAGGCACCTGATGCCGATAACGTTGGGAATGCTGGTTTTGCGCCAGGAACAAGTATTGTTACGACTCCAGCCGTGATTGCGATTACAGCGGGGACCGCTACCGGAATCGGGACTGTATCGTCTGTAACTGCTGCGCTTACTGCCGCTGGACTTGTTACCGGTACGGGTCAGGCTTCTGTTGTTTCTTTCGCGCTTGTAGCTGATACCGCAACCGGAAGCGGAACTAGCCTAGCGTCGGATGCTGATAATCAGGCGGGTGCGGGACTTGCCAGCGGGACAGGTGCCACCCCGGCTTCTGCGATTGATAGTCAGACCACGCTCGGGGTCGCTGTAGGAACCGGAACCGTATTGCCTGTAGCTGCCGCGATCGCTACTGACGCCGTACTCGCTGTCGGCATCGGGGTTGCATTGGCATCTGAAGCGGGATTCTGCGGTGATCCGGGGGCTCTCGGGTCTGGACTCGCTCTGGATGCGGGGATCGCGACAGCTATCACTGCCGGAGTGGCCAACGGGGTGAGTACTGCTCCGGACGCTTCGGCCGACTTCGTTACCGTTGCTGGTCTTGCAACTGGAACCGGAACCGTCTTGCCTGCGGCTCCTGCGGTGACTCCTTCTCTTGCCAGCGGGACCGGATCGGTGCTGTCACCTTCAACCGAGGTTGCCCTAACTGCCGGCGTAGCGACAGGAACAGGGATAACCGCTGCTTCGCTACTGCTGGCGGCACATGCGCAGGCTGCCGAGGCACTGTCTGTCGTACTGCGTCCGGGAACCCTAGAGATCAGCACCATTAAGGGGCACAGCACGGCGACGTCGATCGGACAGCCGATGGTAAGCCAGGACAGCATACTGGCTCTGGTACCTGCGCAGAGTGCGGTTAACCAGTCCGCGTCGAGCCGGAACGGGGCGGTGTCGGGTGGTGCGCCAGGCGCGAGTACTGTCACCTCCCCGGCACGAAGCCTAAGCGGAGTATCATGAGGGTACGTACCGCTGCGGCCGTCATGGAGCCAGGGTTCTCGCGCAGGAGGCCCTGATGACCAGCACTATCTACTATGACAACCAGAACGAGATAGCCCTGCTCAGCAACGAGTTTCAGGCGGGCGACCCACTCGTCGACACCGATCCGACAACTGTTTCCTGTGTTGTCACTGATCCATCAGGAAATCAGGTTGTTCATACGTACAACGGTGCCTCTCCCGCAGACATCACCAAGCCACTGGTTGGGCATTATGAGCTTATCGTGCCCTGTTCCCCGGCCATCACCGGAATCGACGGGCTGTGGAGCTACATCTGGATCGGTACCGGAGCTGTTTCCGACGTTCAACCAGGCACCTGGCGCGTGTTCCCGCCCCAACTCGGCAACTGGTACTGCGGACTGGAGGAGCTGCGAGACCGGATCAGCGTTGAAGACGGTTCCGACGATTTCGCCATGCAGCAGGCCATCCAGGCGGCGAGTACGTGGATCAATGAGCATTGCGCCACCCATTTTTACCGGATTACCGAGACGCGGACGTTCGTACCCTACGACATCCGGGAACTGACGATTGACCCTCTGGTCAGCATCACCTCTCTTAACGTCGATCAGACCGGGAATGGCGTGTTCGCTGAGGCGTGGACGCAGAACGTGGACTACCAGCTCAAGTTTGGCAAAGATCGCTACAACCTGAACGCTCTCGGAGTCCAGCGCCCGTTCAAGAAGGTACAGGTACTGCAGAACGGTAAGTGGTTCCCGTATATTTACCCGTTCGCGCACATGGACCGAGTGCAGATTACCGGCACCTGGGGATGGCCATCTGTTCCGCCGACAGTATCGCAGGCCTGCCTGGAGCTGGCCACCGAATGGTTTAAGCGCAAGGATGCGCCTTTTGGCATTGCTGGGGCAGGAGACCTTGGTGTCGTGAGAATTCAGGCCAATCCGTGGATCATCGAAATGCTTCGCCCGTATACCGATCAGCGCCTGAAAGTCGGCGTGTGATCGAATTTGTTGGTTTTTGAAATTCTGGTCGGTGTGTTAAAATAAGGGTATGACACAAGATCAGTCTACCTGCACGTGGCCTGGCTGCGACCGGCCTCGTTCTTATAAGAAAACAGGTCTGTGCAACGCGCACTACCAGCGTCAGCTCACGGGTCGGGACATGAACATACCGTTCAGGGGCAGTCAACGAAACTGCAATCATCCTGGTTGTGATCGGCCACATCATGCGGGCGGATACTGTTCGGCACACTATCAGCGGGTTCGTAATGGCCGGAACATGGACGTACCGTTTGCTGAAAAGAAGCTGTGTAGTCACCCTGGCTGTGATCGTCCGCATAGCTCACGTGGATACTGCTCGGTGCATTATCATCGAAAGTACATTCTGCATTCAGATATGAACGCGCCAATCCGACCGCATCGCCGGAAAGACGAACCCGTTCCGGAGTGCGTCTGGGAAGGATGCGACCAGCCCAAGATAAGTTCGGCAAGCGGTCTCTGCCCTCGGCATGAGCGACGACGCAAGGCAGGCAGCCCGATGGATGGCCCGGCCTACTATCACGATGATCGCGGCTGGGTTACAGAAAATGGTTATCGAAAAATTAAGGTTAATGGCAGGGATCGATTCGAACACCGTCTAGTCATGGAGGAACAGCTAGGGCGTCCGCTACTTCGAGAAGAGGAGGTTCATCACAAGAATGGCATCAAGACTGATAATCGGCCTGACAATCTAGAACTATGGGTGTCCTGGAAGGGGCAGCGCGTCGATGATCTGCTGAGCTTTGTGGTGGCGAACTACCGAGGGGCTCTGCTTGACTTTGTGGTGACGAACTACCGCGACGAGCTGCTCGAACGTCTACACTGATACTGTAGCCTGCGGCCAGCTTGTCACAGCCGGAGCCGGGACTTCGAACAGGAGGCTCTGGTGTGGACAGGACGAGACCTGTGCTGACGACGACCAACTGCTGGGGTATTGTCCCGCAGATCCTCACTCCGTCGGGCACAGTGGTCATGCTCCGGGTAGCGGGTCCTCGCACCAGCGGTAAGGGCCGGTTATGGCCCGGGGAAAAGGGTGGGGCGGCGGGCCGTGGCAGCGGGTCTACACCCCGCGGAGATCCCGGTCGTGGGTAACCCGCACGCTGCTGCCGACGGGACAGAAGCAGTTTGCCGCACTACAGGCGAAGCAGACCGCGCAGCAGAAGCACCAGGCGGCGTTGTACAAGGCGAGTGTCTCCCCGCTGGTTACCGCGAACACGGCGGCTAAGCGAGCTGCCATGGCATCCGATGTGATGTCGAAAGTGCCTGGCTTCAACGACGTCTATCCAACCTGCTCTGCCCTGGCGATCGCCTACCATCTCGCGACCGTGACCGGCATTGTCCTAGCCGACGATGAGATCCTGGCCTTGCACCGCCTAGCCGGCGGGACCGTAGACAGCGGTACGTCGATCGAGGCCGCGCTGGAAGCGGCAAGGAGTGGCGGCTGCCGGGTGCGACTGCGAGATTTCTTCCGGGTTGCGGAGGATGCTCCGGTACCCGGCCTGGTTATGGGTATTTCCCTGCCGCACGACGGGCATGCGGTCCTGACACATCCGGCGGGGATGGTGTCCTGGGGCAGGCTAATGCCGTTCACAGGCCAGCGGGAAGAAGCCTGGGCGCTGGAATGGGACATACTTGTGTGAAAACTTTCTGGTATCTTGTTCCGGTTGCCTTGCTAGGCGTACTAGCGTACGGAATCTGGCAGTGGAACGTGACTCATTTCGGCCTGGGCTACTGGCTTCAGTTTCATACCGGTACCATTAACGAGCCAGGTCCCTACTATGGGTTTTTCTCGGGTTTCGGCAGCGATCTGGCGGAAGTGACAATTATCGGTGGTCTAATTGCCATCTATAAGAAACACAATTGTCATCAGCGCTGGTGCTGGCGGCTAGGACATCATGCCCTGACTGATCCCATTACCGGAATGACCTATAACCTGTGCCGCCGTCATCATCCAGATCACCCCGGTACCCGATCGATAACGGCCGCGTTTGTTGCGGACGTTCATGCCCGGCATCTCGCGCACGTCGAGGAGCGCCTGCGGCACCATTCGGGAGAGCAAGCAAGCGGAGGAGAGAACTAGTGGCTGATCTTGGTGCGGTTCGGGCAGCCCTGGCGAATCAGATCGCCGCGAAGACGGGTCTGCGGGTTATGGCCGAGGCGAAAGACTCGATCCAGCCTCCTGTCGCGGTGATTTTGCCAGGCCAACCATACGTTACCTATGGTGCTACGATGGACGGGGCGTTCACCTGTAATCTAAGGGTGCTTATTGCGATCAGTGATGCAGCGCCTAGCGAGGCTGTCCAACGCGCCCTGGATAGTTTTCTCGGTATAGGAGAAAATATAACATCGAGTAGTATTCCAGAAGCCATTATGGTTGATCCAACCTTGGGCGGAGCCTGTCATTTCGCTGAGCCTATCGCAATTGAGAGCTACGGGCGATTGCTTTTTAATGGAGTGACTTTCTTTGGAGCCAGGATTGGTGTGCAGTGCGGCGTGATTTAAATGTACTGAGCTACGGTATGTGACGCCACGATTCACGCTTTACGATTCGGTTTACATGTGTCTCACTTATTTTAAAGTTAAGAGCTAGTGAACTTGCTTCCTCCCCGGCAGCACGACGAGTTCTGATTGATTTTATATCAGTAGCGGTAAGTTTTGAATTTCCCTGCTTCTCGCCACAGGCCATCGTGCCGTCTCTGTATTTATCGTCACTGTTTTCCTGTGGCGTTCCCCATTCCAGGTTCTCTAGATGGTTGTCAGTTTTCCCGCCGAGTCCGTGCCTGCCTTGCTCCCCGCTTGCAGGGGGACGGTCGAATGCTGTCAGCACGAGAGTGTGGATGGTAACACTTCGAGTAGCACCATAACGACTGAGGTTGACACGCAAGTACCCATCGGCATCGAGGAACGGTGAGAGCAGCTTGCCACCGCGCCATCCGGCCTGCGTCATGTGGCGGATGCTGCGGACCTGACCGCGATTACTGATCTCGTAGAATCCTTCGTACCCCGGCACTGGCAGCCAGCGCTCCGCCTGTGTATGATCAGGCATAGTCGCACCTCCGATGCGATCAGGCTCGGAAGTACCCCTGACCGGTGCTACCGAGCCGAATAAATCGTACCATAAAATTTCGAGTGTGTCATCGGGAGGAGGTGGTTTTGTGCGTATTCTGATATGTCACCCCGGCCCGGACTTCTCGGTTGCTGATGTTTACTACGGATGGGCTGATGCATTGCGCGAGCTGGGCAATGAGGTCCTTATGTATAACCTGAACGATCGGCTCGTGTTTTATTCCAAGGCTCTTCTTCCGAAAACAGATGAGCATGGCAACATTGTGACGGACGAACAGGGGCTTCCTGTCGTCGAGCAGGCCGTGAAGAGTCAAAAGGACGCCATCGTCATGTCGATGCAGGGGCTGACCCACGCGGCGATGACTTTCTGGCCTGACGTTATTCTGTACGTGTCCGGGTTCTTTATTACCGGGGGCATGTTCCAGCTTTTCAAGCTACGGAAAATGAAGCAAGTGATCCTTCATACAGAATCGCCTTACTTATCAGGACGGAGAGCAACTGGACCGGGCTCAGCATGCTGACCTGAACCTCCTCAACGATCCAGTTAATATCGCTGCGTACCGGGAACTTGGCCCGGCGCTGTACATGCCGCACGCGTACCGCCCGGACGTGCACTACCCTCGGCGCGGGCCGGTGAACCCGGAGCTGGCTGCCGATCTGACCTTCATCGGAACCTGCTTCAAGAGCCGTGCCGAGTTTTTCGAGCGCCTCGATCTGGGGAACCTCGACGTGCTGCTTGGCGGCAATTACTGGGACGAGGAGCTGGCACCGGACAGCAGGCTGCGGAAGTATATCGGGCACGGTCGCGATACCTGTGTGGACAACACGGAAACGGCGGAGCTGTACCGGCACGCAAAGATGGGGATCAATCTGTACCGGCGTGAGTCCGAAGACGCCTACGCTGGCCAGGGCTGGGCCATGGGGCCGCGCGAGGTAGAGATGGCGGCCATCGGATTGCCCTTCCTTCGGGACGCGCGCCCGGAAGGAGACGAAGTGCTGCACATGCTGCCGCGGTTCACCGACCCGGAAGATGCCAGCGAAATCCTGCACTGGTATATCACGCACGAGGCAGAACGGGGCAAGATAGCGGAGCAGGCGCGGGAAGCTGTTGCCGACAGAACTTTCGAAGCGAACGCCAGGAAGCTGCTGCGGGCGCTAGACGACCTGTAAACTGCCAGGCATGGACTTCCGGGACGGGCCGGTGCACGCGAAGCCGGTGGTAAGCGAGGAGATGGCCGTCCTCCTCGAACGGCAGGGCTGGGTACGTGACCGCGATTTCACCGTTCCGCCGGAAGGATCATCCCCCGCGAGCGAGGCTTAGACTGTACTAGACAGGTACGCTACGCTAAGCGTATATGACCGCGGCCTGCTGGAGCCGGTCCCTTGCGAGCGAAGGGAATCTGGGCGTGGCAGGCGGTCTGATACTGACGGTGGCTGATGCGGCAGCATCTTCTTCGTCCGGCGGTGTAGCTTTTTACGAGATCCTCACGATACTTTCTGCGATAGCTGCTGTTCTTGTCGCTGTTATCTCTTTTCTGTACTCTCGGAGAAGGGATAGCTCTAAGGATCGTGTTGCCCAGATACAGGGCATCGCAAAGGATGTAGTGGCTAGTTCGGTAGAGGGCTTTATCAGCAAAATCGAGAAGAACGAGCGGGACATCGCCGACATTAATAGCCGGGTCGCTCCGGCACTCCTTGCGGCAACAGACAAGCTCAATCTCGTTTCTGACCGAACCGGAGCGCTGGAAGGCAAGGTCGACGAGATCAACCGGCGGGTCGTGCCCTCGCTTCAGTCAGTTACTGACCGGCTGAGCACGGTTGCTGACCGGACTGGCGTGCTGGAAACCAAGATCGACGTGTTCTGGAAGAACGTCGCCTATGACGCCGCGCGCATTCTGCACAGCCCGCATACGCCGGAGCTGGACAATTTGCTAGAAAGGTACCAGGCGCAGATCATTACGTCGAATGAGAAAGCGGCGCTAGCCGATATGCTCCGGGAGATTCTGGACAGTCGGGAGGCACCGACGGGGAACCGGATCGCAGCAGTTATTATTCTCCGGGTACTAGAAGGCGAGACTTAAGTGAGCACAGAGAGTTACCAGGACGAGCGCGGAATCGGTCAGATCGCCGAAGATATCCGCTTCACCGCCGACCTGGCTGTTCAGATTTTCCAGCAGTCACCGGATGCGATCATCATCGTGCACGGGGAAACCGGCCGGATCCGGCTCGTCAATGACCAGGCTGAGTTCCTGACCGGCTATCACCGTAGCGAGTTGCGCAACCAGACGGTGGACATGCTCGTGCCGCAAGAGCGCCGTCCGCGGCATCTCGAGCACCGAACCGGGTACATGGTTGATCCTAAGGTCCGGCAGATGGGCGCCAACCTCAATCTTTCGATTCAGACGAAGAGCGGGCGGGAGGTTCCGGTGGACATCATGCTCGCTCCCGTTTCAACAATGCACGGCCTGTTCGTCATCGCTACGCTTCGGCGCAGGGAGCCTCGAAATGGTCCGTCAGGTAAGCCAGGTTCGCCATGACAAATAGTGAACAGGGAGGCAGTGAATTGGCGGATAATTCGGTTGAAACGTATGTTGTGCCTGTACTGCATCTCCTGCTGCGTCCGGAGATTCCTCGCACTGACATAGTTTTCGTCGCTGATCTGACTATCAAGATATTCGATGATTTTCCGGATGCTATTACCATTGTCGAGGGAGAGACCGGAAAAATTTTCCTGGTTAACCGTCAGATGGAGCTGCTGACTGGTTATTACCGATCACAACTGCGCGGAGAGTCGATAGATATGCTGGTACCTAGTGTTCTGAGGTCTGGGCACGCGGCGCATCGGAAAGCTTACCTGACTAACCCGGTAATTCGCCCGATGGGCACGGGCCTCGCTCTTTCGCTACTGACGAAGAGCGGTCAGGAACTTCCTGTCGATATAACACTGGCCCCTATTCCGACAGAGCGAGGGTTGTATGTTATTGCTGCCGTCAGGCGCAGAGAGTTTTTCCAGGACGAGTCAGGTTCGTCGTGACAGCTATCCCGTCGAGTCGTCTGCGCCTGGATACTTTGCTAGAGAAATTCGGCCGGGACGAGCTGATACCTGTGGAGACGGAAGAGCTGAAAGGACTGCTCCTGCGGATCATGAACGGCGTGGCAGAAGATTTTATCGCTGGGGACAGGGTTGCGGCGGCGATCATGCTACGTTTCATCGAGCAGGCGAAGACGGAAAAATGGCTGAGCTAGGCAGAGAACTGCGGGGAGGTGCGCAATGGAGGCATGGAGAGAAGACGACAGTTCAGATGATCGCGAGATCGAGCCGGATGCTGGCTGGGCTGAAGAATATGATGTCGAGTGGTTTCTTCTCGGTGCGTGGCGAGGAGCCGGGTTCGAGGTGAGATCGTTTCTCGGGTTCTCACTGACGGGGCCGCTGACGCTTGATGAGGCGAAACAGCTCGCCAGAGCCTGCCGCGGGGCACCCTGCCGTGTTGTTCAGATCACCAGAAGAGTAGTTCCGGAAGCGAATGGAGAATCGTAATGGCTATTTCAGCATCGGACACCGGAAAGCCAGCTGCGCCCTGGCCCGGTTTCCTGAGCCAGGCGCAGGCGCTGTTCCTTCTCGGCTACATCGCGGTCATCGTCGCCTACTACATTCAGCCGAAAGTGCCTGGCTGGATCACGGTGGGGTTCATGCCGGTTCTGGGACTGGCCGTAGCGGGGATGATCCTCGGCGTCGTGCTTAATCCCAGTCGGCGGAAGTTCGCCTGGCTGCTACTGCTCGTCGGGATGGCGTTGAACTTGCTGGGCGCTGGAACGGCTCTCGCTTACACGAAGATCACGGACAGCGTGCCTTATCCAGGGCTGTCCGACGCGCTGGAACTGAGCAGCTACGTATTTTTCGTGGCCGGACTGGTGATGCTGGCCAGCGGCGGCAACATCCACGTGAACCGGCGTGCCGCAGCGGTGGCAGTGGCGGTAACAGGTCTTACTTTCGGGCTGTTCTCCTGGCCTCTCCTCATCAGTCCTAACGCGCATGCCAGTGGCGCCTCGACCATCGCCAAGGTAGTATCCATCGCCTATCCGACGGCGGACATTCTACTGCTGCTGCAGATCTGCGCGCTGGTCACCATCGTTCTGGCCATGCGGCATTTTCGTCACGGAACGAGGGTGTCGAATTCCTTCTGGCTGATTAGCATCGGCGCACTGGGGCTACTGGCCTCTGATTCGCTGTTCGCGTATGCCATCCTGCACTGGAGCTGGAGTCAGCCGTCCGTTGGGGATGCGGGCTGGTTTATCTGGTTCGGCACCTGGGCGCTAGCCTTTCTCGCTCCGGAGAGGGAGATGTCCGCACGGATGTGGTACCTGCGGCTGGGGCGGAAATAATGGCGGTGATCGTGGACGAGCTTAATTCGGATAAGGCTGATCTTGATCGCCTGCTCGAAGGGTATCAGGAAGGACGACTGACGAACGGAGATATGCTGCGGCTTATTAGCTTGCTGGTCTCGATTCGCGAGGATGCGAAGAAACCGAATCGGGATAAGATGGCAGCGGCTATTATGCTGCGCGTTATCGAGCAGGAGCGATCGGATGCCGGACAGAACTGAGGAACCCGCCGATGATGTTCTGATCGGCACTGCGATGGAGTTGATAAAGAAACTTCAGCGGACGAAGGCCAGCAAGAAAACTGTGCTGTTGCTCGCTATTTCTATTTTTCTGGATGTCACGCTTTCCATTGTGGTGATACTTCTCGGGGTCGGGTTGTCGCACAGTAATTCCGGACTTGTTGATCAGGAAAACCGACTTCGCTCACAGGAGCTGACCATTTGCAATGAGAGCAATGCTACTCAGCAGGAGTTTGTTAGTCTGTGGATACTGAATACTGAGGATTTTCATAGTAACGCGCTCGGTAAATCTTTCCTGAAAGTAGTTGAAGCTCTTTATATTCCTGTGGACTGCCAGCAAGTATACGGACAGGGGACGAGATGAAGCCGGAAGAGGATGATGAGGCCCTGATCAGCACGGCGATGAGGCTGATCGGGCAGTTGCAGCGAGGCAAAGCCAGCAAGAAGACCGCGCTGATGCTGGCTGTTTCCATCTGCCTGGATGTAGCACTGTCGATCATCGTTGTTTTCCTGACGATCGGGCAGATTCACGGGAACAGCGGTGAAGCGGTCGTTCAGTACAGTCAGTGCGTGGAAAATAATAGTGCACGAGCGCAAGATAAACTTCTCTGGGGCGCATTTTTCTCTGATGCGACGCCGAAGGGAGCAAAGCTGACGCCGAAGATAATAGCGGAGGTAACCGAGCTGCGCGCGATCGTGAACGCCAAGGACGCTCCGCGGGACTGCAAGGCTCTGTATCCGCACTAGTCATGGCCCCGCCTTCCGCGCCTTCAGCTCGTTGCGGATCATCGCGATGCGGACCTTGTAGTAGGTGCGACCTTCGGCAGGAAAGCGCTTTCCGGTCACGATGTCGGTGTAGATCGCCAGCCGGATCCTGAGATCCCGCTCCTGCCAGTGATAGTACTCTTCCCGGGTCTTGCGACGGTCTTCCGCTTCCATCCGGGCGACCAGCAGGACCTCATCGGGCATCGGATGAGATTTCTGCTTTATCAGCACGCTACTTTCCCGTCCCCTTCTCTTTACTAGTTGTTCACTCTAAACCCGCTACACATATAATACCCCATCCGGAGGGCCGAGCGTGAAAGAACCACCGCTCCTGACACGGGGAGCGGTGGTTCTTCTGCCCAGGGTCAGCCACGACCCATCAGGTACAGGTTAACGGATGGAGTGCCTTTTCGGCCACTCTAACATCCGTCCCAGGGCTGCCAGGCTGTCACTCCATACCTCTGATAGATCTGGGCGAACACCGCCTTCTGCTGCGCTAGCGAGTCACCTGCGACGCTGTATCCGCTCCCAGGGATGATCCCGTAGATGTTCGAGCTGCCCGACCCGTCACCCGACTCTCGCAGGGCCACGCATGCTGCGAACGACGACGGGACGCCCGGGACATCCGACAGGGAACCGCCGCCTGTGCCCGCAACGCCGTAACTGTTTGACGGGGCCTGCGATGGCTGGCGGTAGGTCGGCTGAGGCTGCGCCTGGTAGCTGCCCCCTTTCGGAATGGCGACCCGGTTGCCCGCGTAGATCAGGTTGAAGTTCTCGATCTGGGGGTTGGCCGCCTCCACCGCGGCAAGTGACACACCGTGACTGACGGCGATGCCGGACAGCGTGTCTCCGGGCTGGACTGTGATGAAAATTGCTGCGAGTGCTGATAGCACCTTGTTCTCCTCGGCTCTCTCGGCGACTCCTGATGAGTCTCGCCTGGGGTGTGCTGAGGTACGAGGTGGTGTAACCGAGGGACGAAACAGATCATTCCCGGCTCGCTGCTATCTTCCGGAACCTCCGGTAGCACGACCCGCAGAAGGTCAGCACTCCTGTTCCGGCCGAGACCTGCCAGAGCGCCCGGACGGCTGGGCCGCAGCGATCGCACGATTCTGGGGTGACCGGACTGAGGCTAACGTCAGCGGAAGAGGTTTCGAGCAGGATCGGACCGGGTGTGTTCGTCACGCCAGCGCCGCCTGCCGGGCCAGCTGAGCAGCCTTTGCTTTCAAGGGTTCTTGCCGCAAAATCGACCTCCCCATCTTCGTTTCCCAACTGTTCGCCCGGCGTGCGTGATCGAGGTACTCACCTGCCGCCTGCACCAGACCGTAGGCAGTACCGCGGACGCCGGCACCTTCCACCGTCGGGCTGTTCAGGAAGCCCGCAACGGCTGCCCGTGCCTCGTCGATGTTCTTTGCTACCCGGTCGGAGATGACGCCTTCGGGCGGTGACGGGATGAACGCCTGCAGGAACAGCTGCTCCTGGACCGAGGTGACCTTGATGCCGAGCAGTTCGGTCATCGTCTCGACGTATTCGGCAGCTTCACGCCGGGCGAACATCAGTGCCTCGCGAGCCTCGCCGATCCGGTCACGCCAGTTACCGCGATGGCTGAAGCTGTACACCGCGCCGGTGCGCTCACCCTCGGCTTCCGCAGCGCTGAAGGTGTTCCAGCAGACGATTCTGACGGTAGTGAGTCGGGCGGCGCAGGATGCCTTGCCGTCGTTACGACTGGTGATACCCAGGTGCGGGAAGGTCAGCGACTTGTCGCCCTTGAACTCGATGGGCTCGTCGAGGCGGGCGAGTATCCAGACCTGGCGGCCCCCGGACAGGCAGCCACCTGTTTCCAGCCGGATCTTGCCTGGCGCGGCGCCGGTGATCGAGTCGATGATCTCGCCGAAGACGCTGTTCGGGATGATGTTGTAACTGTCGCGCTGATAGGAGAGCGACTTGGGCACGTCGTCGCTGCGGGCGATGCGTCGGAACTCCTTGTCGGTGATGAGTGACTGATCGCAGGCTGCGAGAAGGGCATCGACTTGCTCAAGCGGCCTCTCCTCTCTAAGGGCCTCAACGATCCGTTCACGAAGCCTGTCCTTGTCCAGCCCCTGGTAGACGGGGACAGCAATCGGATCCCAGTCGAGCCCGGCAAGCTTGCGGGCCTCCTCGAAGGTCTGCGGGTAGTCGTCGAGAACATGACCCTGACGGTGCCACGGCGTCTCTCGGACACTGAACATTTCTTGAATTTCACCAGCAGGCATAATTTAATCCTTTTCTAGGTATTTTTCTAGGTAATTTGCTGCTGCTCGCAGTCGTGCGGGATTATCTTCAGCATGTCCAAGGAGAAGATTGCATGATGAACATAGTAGTCCGCGCAGTTTTCCTGTTGCGTGGTCGTGATCTGTATGCCAGTGCCCGTATTTAGCTCCAGCGCCTGTAGGCGTATTCGTACGACAGATAGCGCAACAATTTCCTTGAGCTACAAGTACTCGATCCCATTCTTCTGGGGTTGTTCCGTAGCGTCGAAGTTCTGTGCGCCTTTTTGACTCTCGTTGACTCTGTTTACGTCTTTCAGTTCGTTGTTCAAGTGTCAGTGGCGACTCCTTAATTACTACACCATGGCGGTATTCTCGTTGGTATTTTGCTTCACATTCATTGCAACGGGCACGCTTAGCCCCCCGTGGTCCACCGCATCCTGTGCAGACAGGAGACAGAGGTGGGCCTGGATGCTCATCAGAGTATCGTTCAGGATATTTCTCTCGCATGTATGCAGCCTTGCAAGGCTTGCACCAGGGGTATCGACCTGATGTTCGACGCAAGTCGATCGGGAAGTCGTCTTCCGTTAGATCGTCTCGATGGCAGCGCGAGCAGGTAAATTTTTTACCACCTCCGTCGACATTTGCGCTCATCTGGTTACTCCCCGTGTAGCGGTCGGCCGTGACTCTGCTTCCTTCGTTTCTATCTACGCTTAGAGTATAACAGAGTAGGAGGGCACGCAACCAGGGATCCCGATCAGGAAGGTGCCGGCCTCATCCCTAGCCGGCAGGGCCGCCCTGCCCTTGTCTCCGCGGCTTCTCTGACGTGCGATCCGTACCCGCTTTCACGACCTTCTGGTACCGCCTGAACCATGATTCCTCCCGTTCCACTGCCTAGCGAGGCTTCGGGAACCGGAGGTGCGGGGGCTCGACGCAAGAAATTTACCAGGCACCGGTTCGTTGCGCCATCGCTTTCCGGCCAGGATCAGGTGCTCCTCGTCTCCTCGTTCCTTCGCCAGGCGGCGAGCACTTCCTGCACGGGGGCACCGCTTTCTGAGGCTATGTACCGGAGGAAGCCTGCCTGCCAGATGGCGAGGATCTGTGCCGTGGCAGCCAGGTTGCTCGCGTTGTTCAGCACCGCCATTACGCCCTCGGTGTCGTCGTTGACCTCGCATTGCACGGCGGCCATCGCGTCGCGGTGAGCATCCCTGTAGTCAGTCATGGTTTTATTTAACTCCAGTGAAGATTTGACAGTGCGTCATCTAGCTTACCGTTTAGGCCATGCTTCGCTCTCGCCTTCGGATGCGGAGGTGGCCAGCAGAACGTTTCGAGCACGAGTCGTCCTACAGTCCATGTTGTCACTTGACCGTACTTAGACAGCCGAACAACCCGGAAGCCTGCGGAGTTGAGCTGGGGAATCAGCAGTCCGCCGTGCGTTCGCGGCCGGGCCAGGGCAGAGACGTTCCCCCGGTCAGAGATTTCATAAAACGCGGCATAGCCTCGCACAGGACGCCAGCATTCTTCAGCAGGTAGCGGCTGGTAAAGCCCGGAACCATTACCGAGAATCATCTTGCGTTTAGCGAGACGGGTAAGACCTTGCCTTGCGTTGTGGATAGACATATCCAGCGCCTCTGCTATCTGCCGCGCACGACTACCATCGGGATGGGCAAGAACGAAAGCGAGAACCCGGGAGCAGATTGCCTGATCGACTTCAGCCTCACCGGCCCGGACTCTTGCCCAGCGGATGGCAGATCCCCTCTTTCCTGCTTCCGAAAGTCCGTCTCTTCGCTGCTCCGTCATTGGTATACGCCGATTGTTCAGCACCGTCGGAACAGGTTCCAGGTGCGTAATCTTAACACAATGCCTATGACGGCAGCCGCGCTCCTGGACGTGATCGATATCGAAATCGTCCGGTATCTCGCCTTTCTCCAGCTCCCACGCGACGCGATGTGCTAGATAAGTCTTGTTCTTGATCGAGAAATTACCGTACCCGGTTTTAGGCTGAATCCCTCCCGTCCACAGTTCGCAATCGCAACCGCACGGGCATGGCTCGGTACTTATTTTCGCGCGAAACCTCGCCGCTAGTGGAGCCGTTCGCACCGGTTGCTCCAGCCCTCCAGCTGACTTGACAAGTCGCTGGTAGTGCTTAGGGCACAGCCCTCTGGCGCCGGAGCGCCCTACCATGTTCGTGCATCCTTCGGGAGCTTTGCACTGAGCGTCGGGGCCTCTTGTTTTCAGGGGCGGAAGTGTTCCGTAGCGCTTCCTTTTTGCGTAGTCGTTCGGGCACAGCCCCCGTCCGCCGTGTGTGTAAGTTCTGCCACAATCGATGCAGATTTTCTCTTTCATAATCAGGCACCTCTTTGGGGTTGACTAGCTTTTGGCGCGATTGTAGATAAGAAAATCCTATCACAACAGGGAGAGTGTCATCTAGCCATCCACTCGGTCCCTTCTGTAAAGGAGATTGGAAGTCCTCCGAGAAGTAATCTCCCGCCAGATTGGTAAGTGCATCCGGCGCAGCTTTCAATCCGCCTCCGAGACAGTTACTATGGCAGGAGCAGCACTAGATCGCGGCCACGGGCACGATGCGCTTGGAGCCGGTCTCTCCCGTATGGCGTCAAGGCGCCGATACAGAAGGAGATGAGTACCATCTCGAGAATTCATGGACGCAACGGTCGACTGGCCGCCTGAGAGAGCAATCACTCAGTGCAAACTGCGAGAATTGCTGGGACGCCCGAGTCACCTGATCGCACCACAGCGTGGCGTGAAAACGCGAGCGCGATGGTTCAAAAAGAGATTAGCAGGGGTAATCAGCAGCCGAGCCCGCCTGAACTGAAAGGTCTCGACGGGATGGTTCAGAGACTAGGTACGTGGCACCCCTTGTGGGTGAAGGTATAGTCCGGACTGCATGGAGACATGCAGAGGCTGGCAGAAATGACCAGCCCGCTCGCCCTGTAAAAAGGACGAGAGGTAACAGAACGATCGCTTACATTGGCGTAAACCCGACCGACTCAGCAAGCCCGATGGCGTTTCTGTCAGACTGGAGCCTCAACTTCACCGTCGCCAAGGTAGACGTCACCACCATGGGAGACTCTAACTTGATCTGGGTGGCCGGCCTGCCGGACGCATCCGGTGACTTTACCGGCTTCTACGACACTGCCACTGCGCAGACCTACGTCGCGGCGACCGACGGCCAGCCCCGGAACTTTTACCTCTACCCGTCCACGGTCGGCGTGCAGGGAGCCGGGCCAGGCCAGTACTTCTTCGGCAAGATCCTTCCCGACTACGCCGTCGCCGGCGGCGTTGCGGCAGCGGTCTCCATGAAGAGCACGTTCAGCGCAGCAAGCGCGATAATGCGCTATCCCACCACGGGCATCTCCGGTACGTAACCGTATCGCTAGCACCATCCGTAACAAAACAAGAAAGAAGCTCCCCCGGCTGCGAAAGGGTCCTGGCCGGGGGAGTTCCTCAAAGAAAATGCGATCCGGCCGTTGCATCTATGGCTCACGTTCCCTAAGTGGACCGGACCGCTTTCAGACACTATCAGACAATAGAGAGAAGTTAAAATGCCTGCTCAGGAAGCCGATTACGATATCGAGATCGACTGGAATGAAGCCGACAATGTGCCTACCCCGACACCGCCTCCTGCGTACCGGAGCCCAGCCGCACGCGCTACCCCTACGCCGACTCCGGTCGACGACTACGACGATGATGATGATGAGGAAGAGGAGTCTTCCGCACCCGCCTCTGTGCCCGCACCGGTGACGCCCCCTCAGGCAGCCGCTACGGCAGCCGCGAACGGCATCTCGAACGAGGACGACCGGGATCTCGCCGTCGTGCACGCCAGGGCCGCGAAGGCCGAGGGGGCGCCGATGATCACCGAGGGTGCGGTCATCGAGAACCACGACACGATCGAGCTGCTCGGGAAGAAGTTCCGCATCGCGGAGAAGATCGGCCTGATGCCCCTGCTCAAGTACGCGTCCGCGGCGGATATGTCATCCGACGACCCGCGCGCCCTGGGAGCGGTCTACATGATGTTGCGAGACTGCATTTATGCGGGCTCGAAGGCATGCGGCAACTGCGAGCACTGCAAGGCCGGCCGGGAGGCCATGTGCAAGTCGTTCGACACGGGCGACTGGCAGGCCTTCGAGAATCATGCCATCGAGACCAAGGCTGACGCGGAAGAGCTTCTGCCGGTGATCTCGCAGGTGATGGAGATCGTCTCCGGGCGCCCTACCAAGCCGCGCGATGGCTCCTCAGTTACGCCGCCCACCACTCAGCGCGTCTCGACGGGGAACGGCTCCGGCACACGGAAAAAGGCATCGAGGCGCTAACCCCGCGCCAGCTGCTCAACATGGTGTACGCGATCTGCACGGACGGCATGGACGCCGACCAGCTGGAAGCGTTCGAGGAAACGATCGGCCAGCGCGTCGATCCGGAGAAGGAGGCGCTGAAGGCACTGAAAGCCTTCCAGGAGGCAGCGGGAATGGTGGTCGAGAACCCGGACGCCCCTGTCAGTGGGTTCCGCAAGGGAGCCGACGGCAATCTTGTGCCCTGGGAAGCAGAAGGCAAGGACGAGGAGATCCCCGGGTCTTTTATGGGGATGTAAAGGAGGCGCTTGGACGTGGATGACGTTCATATCTCAGAAGAGGCGGTATTTGAGATGTTGAATTCTCCTACGGGTCTCGTCGCACCTTTGATGCTCGATCTCGCGGACCGGGCTGCGGCAGTCGCGATCGCTGTGGTGCATGTTCGCCCAGGGACGCCTGCTTCGGCCCGGACTGGACGGGGCAGTAACGCTAGGCCTCCGGGATTTACCAAGGAACTCACGCACCCGTACGTCGGCTGGGATGACACCGGCCATATTTACGGCAGCGCGGCAGCACCGACGAATCCCACCGTGTTCCTGGAACATCCTGCTATCCAGATGCACGGGCCGGGCGGCCCAGGTTCCGAGGCTAACTCTTATCCGTTCCTTACCACCGGCTTGTTCGATCTAGAAGGGACGGTGTGATGTGGCCCGTCTTTTGGGAGAGGCCTACGTTAACATTAAACCAAATGATGACGGTTTTTTTGCTGATCTTACCAAGCAGGTAAAAACTGCGGTGGGGGAAGTTAACAAGCTGGCTCTTACTGATCATGACTTGCAGGTAAAGGTTCCAATTGAGCTGACTGGGACTAAGACTAAATTGCAAGGCCAGGTTAAGACGCTGACCGCGGGGATTCAGGCAAAGATACCAGTCGAATTTAAGCTTCCTTCAAAGGCAGCCGTAAAGACTCAGGTTGAGACGCTGACTGCAGGAATCAAGGCGAAGGTACCTGTTGACCTGACTGGAACTAAAACAGGAATGAAGGCTCAGGTTGAGACGCTGACTGCGGGTATCGGAGCCAAGATACCGGTTGACCTTAACATGCCATCTCGGGCCGAGTTTCAGGTAAAGATTGATGCCATGGCGGAAGGCGCCAGCGCACTCGTTCCTGTCGATCTTGGTGTCCGCGGTGGCTCGGGCGGACTGCAGGCTCAGGTTGATGCGGTTACCGAAGGCGTTAAGGCGGATATTCCGGCTGAGTTCAATCTGGGTACCGCAATTGGCTTGCAGGTTAAGGTTGCCGCCGTTACTCAGGATGTCGTGGCGGATATTCCGGTCGAGTTTTACCTGAAGCCTGGTTCTGTGACGGCGGCGAAAACGGAGCTGAATGCCCTGACGGCGGACCGGACGGTTGATGTCGGCGTCAATGTTGAGGGCGCTCCTGCGGCGTTCGCGAAGCTGAAGACTTTGGCAGCCCAGTCTGGCCTGGCGGACTTCGCTGATGTTAACGTGCCTCAGTCGAAGATCCGCAGCCAGCTCATGCTGATCAAGAAGCTGATCGCGCAAACCGGTCTGTCCGACTACCTGAGCATCGATATCAACACGGCTGATCTGGACCGGAAGCTGGCGGAGCTTCGCAGCCTTACTACCCAGATTCCGGTGACGTTTGACGTTGGAAAGCTCGTACTCCCGCCGGGACAGGACCTTGAGATCGACGTCGTCCTGGACTCGGCTGCGGCGCAGGCGGCACTGGACGCGCTGACCGCCGAGCGCATGGTGAGGATACGGGCCGACCTGGATGACCGTTCGATCGATGTGGCCGAAGAGATGCTGAAGATCGTCACCCGGGACCGGACGGTCAAGATCCGGGTTGATTCTTCTGGGCTTGAGGGAGCGGGGGTTGCGGGAGCGGGGGTTGCAGGGCCTGGCCCGACCGCGAGCGCTGGATCGTCAATGGCCGACTTTATGCGAAGCGTGCAGATGTCTGCTGGGGAGTTCAGGGATGCCTCCCGGGAGATGAAGCAGGCTTTGTCAGGAATGAAACTAGCTAAGTCCAGCGAAGGGACTCCTAGCAGCACGACTGAAGACGACCTGTTTGCTATGAAAAGGTATTACGAGTGGTCTTTCAAGACAATACAGGATCAACTAAGGGGTCTATCAGTCGGGGGTGCTGGAAGTACTCAGGATAATGGTGTTGCTAGTATTGTCTCAGATATTGACTCCCTGATTAATAAAGTATCAGATTTTACTCAGCAGGTTACTTTGTTTCGGGGTGTTAATAAGCCTGATGAGATTCTCGGTAGTGTTGGGAGTAAGACCGGTCAGATAATCCAGGATAAGGGCTACACTAGCGCCGCAGTGTCGGAGGATGTAGCAAAAACATTCGGCACCACCTTGATGAAAATTACTGCAGGACCGGGAGTCAAGGCCCTGAATAGGCAGAGTATAGCCCTGGGGGATCTCCCGGACGACGCACATGAATTTACCTTCCCGAGAAATCAGCCGTTTAAGGTACTTAAAGATCAAATTATTGAGGGCGTTCGGAATATTCACCTTGAAGCCCTGCCGGTTACGGTTGAGCCTGTTATGGACAAAGCTGCTGAAGCCGCAGTAAAGCAGGAGATGACTCGCATCTTCCGCGTTGAGCATGCAGAGACCGGCAGGGGGCCGTACGCGGGCAGTCCTGGCGTGTCCGAGACGGCACCATCAACGCACAACGCCCGAGATTGGGAGCACCCTCCTGTCTGGGAAGACTCGCTTCTTGGAAACATCGTCAGTGAAGACAAGGCAATAAAGCTTTTCAGCGAAGGTGCTCGCAGCGCATTCGAGGACATGAAGCAGTTGAACACCTGGTTTGATGAATGGCTGCCTAAGCTGAAAGAGCTTGGTTTCGTTGTCCGGTCGTTCGACGTCCCTTCGAAGGATGTATTTAAGGGCGCTACTCAGGTCCTGTATAAGCCGGAGAACGCAGTACCGGTGCCGGACAAGTCGGTCGCCGAGATTATGAAGTCGATGAAGATGGAGTTCACGCCAGATATAAATAAAGATCCGATTGAGGCGCAGCTAGCCGCCATAAAGGCTAAGTACAGGAACACTAAAATTCCGGTAGAACTTGACACAGAAAAAATTATCTCAGAGGCCACTGCTGCCGTCACTGAGGTAAAGGACCTGTTTCACGCAACTAATGCGAAGCTAGATGTCGGAGATATCATTAACCCCGGTAGGAGCGGACTGGCGTGGGCTAATGAGAAACCAAATGCGGCTAACCTGCTTGGTCGATATACGTACCAGGTCGCCCCCGTAAATCCGGCAGATAATGCCCCTCATGCGTCAGCCTACCCAAGTTCTGGTAGCTATGCATCAAAAACCGGTTATAAGATTATTGCTACGGTATCTGTTCGGCCTGCGGCTGACTACCTGGAAGACCTGGATGATGATCTAGATAAAGCGAAAAAAGCAGCAAGCGCCTGGGCAGCGGCTAATCCGATTGTGGAACAAATCAAGACAGACACAACGGTGATTACCCCGGAGGTAGCTAAGGTAGTCGCGGTGGCGGATGCCGAGATTGCAGCTCATCCAGTCGAAATGAAGGCTAAGTTCAGCGAAGCCGAGATCCAGGCGGAGATGGCGCGGATAACTCAGAGCCGGACAATCCCGGTTAAAGCCAATATGGCCGACTTTATGAAGAGCGTGCAGATGTCGGTCGGGCGGGAAGAGTACAAGCCCGTCGCGGGAGGGATACCGGAGCTGATCGCGGCCGGGCTGTCGGAGAAGCAGGCCGACATGGTGATGAAAGCCAGGCTGAAGAAGGCCGCGCAAGAGGCGGCAGCGGCGGCGGCGGCAAGCGTTCCGTTCACTGCGGACACGTCGAAGGTCATGCCGGAGGTCGCAACGGCTGTTACCGCGGCTGTTGCGGAGGTGAAGGCCAATCCTGTTGAGATACCGGTTGATCTCGGGCCGAGCATAGAAGAGTCGGAGACAGCGCTAACCGGGTTTGCCGACAAGGTCCGGACAACGATGAAGGGTGCGGGTGACGCAACTGCTGAGGCGATCACGGTTCCGCTGACGAAGGCACAGAAGAAATTTTTTGATACCTATAGAACAGAAGTTGAGGATGCTAATCTTGCCGCCGCACAGGCACTTGGCGCACAATGGAGTAGTACTAAGCTAACCGTTCCTGTCGAAGCTGTTCCGGATATAAATGAGTTCCTTGCAGCTTTCGAGTCATCCGCTCTTATGCGCAAGGTTCAGGAAAAATTTCAGGCTGCTCTTACCGCAGCTAAGCCCGTCGTTACCCCCGAACTGAACACAGCTCCTGCCATGGCAGAATGCACAGCGCTTGACAAAGCTATAGAAGCAGAGAAGCCCGAGGTGTCGATTACTGCGGACACGGCTCCGGCCATGACGGAAGTTATGGCGCTCGACAAGCTGATTATGACCACGATCCGCAGTATGGCAACCGCAGGCGGGGACAGGCCCGGAGGATACATCAACCTGACGGATCTGCGGGCGGCGCTCAGTGGTGTTAAGAATCTAGATGCAGCACTAGTCCAGCTTTACCGGGATCAGAAAGTTAACCTTGTCCCGCAGCATAACCAGCAGACATTGACAGATCTTCAGCGGCAGCAGGCCATGTTTGTCGGCGGGGAATACAAGCACCGAGTATCGTCGCAAGAATTCATTCAGCCGAAGGTTGATCTGGGACCGGCGACGGCGGAGGTGGCAGCGCTTGACGCGAAGATCAGTAAGCCAGTCGAGGTGCCTGTTGAGCCGAAGATGTCGGAAGCAGCACGCGATAAGCTGTATCAGGACATGATGATGACGGCGGCTAAGGCCCGGGTAGGGGAGGTCATGAAGCCCGTCGCGGTGCCGCTAACTGTAAATAAGGAAGCCGCGACCCGGGAGTTCAGGACGGCGATAGAGAATGGCAGTAAAGAGGCTGCTACGGCTGCGAAAGCTGCTTTCAATCAAGCTGATACGCCGGTTGTTACTCCGAAGCTTGATGAAAAACCGGCACTAGCGGAAGCAGCAGCGCTCGACGAAAAAATCGCAACGGAAAAGCCAAAGATCACCCCGGAAGTTAATCTGGCACCGGCGATGGAGAAAGCAACAGCGGAGCTAGTCACTTGGACGGAGAAAGTAGGTACGGGCAAAGGCTTCCTTCAGGAGTATCAGCGGGTAACGGCAGCAGCGGACACTTCGATCACCTTGCAAATTAGTAAGTGGGGTAAGCTCAAGAACACAGTTGAAACGACTGCTGCTGAGGTTGAGCGCGTCCGGGCTATTTACGCCAAGGGATACGGGGAGTCAAGTCAGGGTGGCGTTAGGGGTTATGCTGATAAGGGATATACTGTCACCACCGCTGCGATAGGCGGGATGGCTGCGGCTGAGTACCTGGCTGCTGCTGCGGAAAAAGTACAGGAAAAGGCAGCAGATGCCGCAGCCGATAGTACCGGCGGACTGGGCGCGACTATGGCGGCAACAGCAGCGCAGGCAGCAAAGTCAGCAAAGGCATTCGAACCGCTTAATACTATTATTCCTGCTGATATGATAGCAAAACTAAAGGAACTTGACGCTGCAACGTCTGATCTCGGTGAGAAGGCCGGTTATTCTGCTGCTCAGGCCATGATTCTCCGGATTGAGCAGAGCAAGCTATCGAATGAGATGAAGCAGTCGACTGTCGACCTCATGAGCCAGGCGGCAGCGGCGGACACTGTTATCCGGATGGTAACCCTGCTAAGTCAGGCAGAAAAGGAACTGAAGCGGGTCAAAGCCGCGCATACGGCGAGTGGCGCTGCTGGTGGTGCGGATCAGCAGAAGACCTGGGATGACCTAGCCCGGAAAATGACAAAAGACTGGAATGATCTCAGTAAGCTGCAAGCGTCCGCTAATAAGGATAATCTTAAGTTTGACGCGGACCAGCGGAAAGCCTGGGATGACCTAGCCCGGAAAATGACGAAAGACTGGAATGATCTCGGCAAACTTCAGGAAGCTGCACTTAAAGAATATCAGAAGTTTCTTGCACCGCAGACCGCAGCCGCTAATATTGACATTACGGAGGCGATGAATAAGCTATTTATGCTTGATGCTGAGTCGAAGAAGATAAAGGAAACCCTGATAAGCCTTGCAACTCATGTTGACAGCGATTCCGCCAAGAGGGTACTAGCTGATATTGCTGTCGAAGCGATAAGACTTCAGGATGAACTGAAAGATATAGCTAGTATAGACCTCAGTAAGGCTACCGCCGGAGACATCGCCCGGGTGAAAGATCTCGCCTCTGCGTACGGGAGATTGCGTTCCGTCATGGCCACTACTATGGCTGGGAGTGCAGGCGGGGGCAAGGGCGGTGGAGGGGGTGGAGTTCTTGCAGCCGCTGCAGCAGGTGCGGCAGGTGCAGCCGGCGGAGGTGGTATTACCCCGTTCCTCACAAAGGGTGCGGGTGGCTGGTTCGGCTGGATGCAGCAGCAGGTTCAGGCATTTAATGGTGCGGCGAAAAGCGTCAAGCTCTGGCATATCGCCATGGAACTGGCTGTTGAAATTTTTGCCGTCTGGATTCCGGCGCTGGCTACGCTGGCGCTCGGTCTCGGCGGATTTGCTCTTGCTGCCAAAGATGCGGTTACGCAGGTTACCACATATGTGAAAAATCTGGGTACTGTGACGACGGCTATGGGCACGCAGATGAATTTCATGGTGGTGTCGGCAGGCGGTAGTCTTCAGAAGCTAGGCGCTCAAGCAGGTGGCGTTACGACAAAGGTAAGTTCACTAGGTAATTCTTTCAGTGCGCTGCAGGATCAAGTTCGCCCGCAGGTATTCGAACTATACGGAAGTGCGCTCACCGCAATGGCCAGCAAGAGTGGCGGTGTGATGCAAAAGCTGATCACGGACACCGGAACGGCACTAGACAGGACAGCCGCCCGCATTGCCGTGGACATGAATAAAGCCAGCTCTGGTACCGGCCTGTCAAACTTTATCAAGATGGGACAGCGCGACATCGCCGGTCTGGCAACAGCGTTTGCTAACCTTGGAGCGCTCCTGGGGGCTCTGGCCGGGATCACCCAGCGAACGCATATTGCTGAGATTATGCTAGGAATCGGCGTCGCTGTCACCAAGCTGTTTCGAGTAGTCGCTGACTTTATCCATACGCCGTTTGGCGGCGCCCTGGCAGCCTGGGCAATCGGGCTGCATGCCCTCTACGCCTGGAGCGGACTTGCTGCTACTGCCCTTTTGAATTTGGTTGAACGTCTTGGCATCGGGCTCGCAGCGGCTAAAGGCTGGGCTGTCGTTGGACCGATGTTTGAAGCACTGGGTGGCCGGATCGCCAGATTTGGTGAAGTCCTGAAAGGACTCGGTCCGGCTGCGGTAAGCGGTGCCATCTTTATCGCAGCAGCACTGGCTGCCGTAGTTGTCTGGGCTGTCAAGGCACAGGATGCCATGCAGAAGTACGCATCCGCGCAAATTGCAGCCGTTGCTAATTCGACACCCATTACTATGCTCAGCACGACAGAAAATTCGCTGAAGAATGTTACCGCCGCATGGCGGCAGGCAGTAGCGTCGGGCAGCGCTGATGCGAGAACGCTCGGCCAGTCGCGTCAGCAACTCCTCGGGGACTTCACCCTTGAATCCGAGCGCCTTGTTCAGATTTCGAAGCTCTACGGAATCAGTCTGCCCGCAGCAATGCAGTTGGCACAGACAGCCGGAGTCAAGGTATCTGATTTCACCAATGCGGACAACAAAGCGTGGGCTACCTCCATGCAAATGATCGCGTCCCTGGTAACCGGTTACCTGAACATGGGCCAGACGATGGGCATGGTCGGCAGCGACATGAACGTGCTGTCGGTAACTGCCAACGACCAGGTGACAGCGATTAACAACTTGACGAGCGCCTGGGACACTTGGTACGGCATCGTTACTGGCACCCAGACGTCGATGGCTACCTTCGGCCAGAGCATGAAGACTTTCAACACGGACATTGCGTCTGGCACGAGCACCTACGACACAGTGAACACTGATTTTCAGTCGCTGTTGACCAACGCTAACTCTCTCGTCGACGCCAACATGAAGGCAGGAGCCTCCGGTCCACAGTTGACGAGTTCTATCGCTGATACGGGTGCGGCGATGGTTACGGCCGCCGGAAACAACAAGACCTGGCAAGCTGAGGTAGTTTCCTGGGTGCAACGGGCCGCTCCGTACGTAACTACCTTCCAGCAGGCGACGAACTGGATCAGCCAGATGGGTGGCAGCCTGACTAAACTTCAGGGGAATCAGAACGCGGTCACCATCGGCAACAGCAACCTGACGGGCAAGGCCGCCGCGCTCGCGCATACCTTGCAATCCGACCTGACTCCGGCGCAGCAGGCCCTCGTTGGCAGTACCGGTAAGGTGCAGACAGCTCTTGCTAAGTTTACTACGGACCTTGGAAAAGGCAATAAGGCCGCAGCCAGCAAGGATCGCGTACAGCTTCTCGCCGACCTGAAATCAGTAGGCATCTACGGGCCGGACGCCGCGAAGTACGTTAATGACCTGGCAAATTACACGCTGAACCTGGGAAAGGCAACGACTGCCGCCAAACCAGGCACCAGCAGCTTTTCGGATACGATCCAGAGCCTGCGGCTTAACCTGAAGCAGATCATCGATGTTGTTGGCATTCCGCTTATGCACGGGCTGAACCTTTTCGCTGGCTGGGTCAAGGACATCAGTAAGAACACGGCTGGCAAACTATTTCTGGAGAGCATCGCGGTCACGCTTGCTGGTATTGCACTGCTGAAATTCACTGGTGTTACTAGCCTTTTCAAAGCTCTCAGCGGTAGCAGTCTTCTGGGTAGGCTTACCGGTGGTCTTCTCGGCGGGAAAGTTGATGGTTCAAACGCAGCTGCCCTGATGAGAACGGCGTTCGAGGAAGGAGGCACTAGTGCCGCAGCTATGATCAGGGAAGCGCTGGTTTCGGGCGGAGCGACTGTTGCGACTGAAGAAACAGCCGGAGCAGCGACTGGGGGCAAGTTCGGCCCGCCCACTGGCATCCCCGGTGCCCGCGGCACATCCGATGTCGTGCAGGGCGGCGAGCTGGCGGCCGGTGGCTTCTTCTCCCGGTTTGGCACCTGGTTCAAGGGCTTGTTCGGCAAGGCAGGCGGGGGAGCTGAAGGAGCGGGCGGGGAAGGGCTGCTGCGGGGCGCGGGCGGGACTGCACTTATCGCCGCGATCATCGGTCAGGTGCTCGGTCGCGTCAGCAATGCTGTGGTGGGCAAGCCAACGCAGGCGTCTAACTTGGCAACGTACAACAAAACGGTCCCCGGCTGGTTCCAGCCGATCGCCAACCTGCTGTTCACTAGGCAGGGCGCGGCGAATATCTCTGTTGGCGGTGCCAATGCCGTGACAGGGTTCTTTACCGGTCACCGGACGTCAGATTCCGGGCAGGGCGGTCCGCGTGACCCGAACTCGGTCGTCGGAGCCCTGGGCAGTTCAAGCAAAACGATCGGCGGAGTGTTCCATACGGCGTGGGCTGGGGTCTTCACTGGATTCCAGCACGACGTCGCCGACAAGATCTACGATTTCTTCGTCGGGAGCAAGGGCAGCGACCTGAAGGGATTCCTGTCCAACACGCTGAAGCTGTTCGACGGTTTCTGGAGCATCATCGCCCAGGGGTTCCATAACCGGTTCGTGCACGCGATCGGTGACTCTTTCCCGCACGAGATGGCCGTGGTCTTCGACGGAGCGCGGCACGAGGGCGCACATCTCTGGGACGACGCGATCAGCGGGCTCAACGGCCTCGTGAACAGGGCTATCCAGGAAGGCGCGGTCATCTTCGACGGGATGCGTCATGAAGGTGCCCATCTCTGGGACGAGGCGATCAGCGGGCTCAGCGGGCTGGTGAACAACGCTATCCAGGAAGGCGCGGTCATCTTCGACGGGATGCGTCATGAAGGTGCCCATCTCTGGGACGAGGCGATCAGCGGGCTCAGCGGGCTGGTGAGCACCGCCCTTCAGGAAGGCGCGGTCATCTTCGACGGGATGCGCCATGAGGCCGCGCACCTCTGGGATGAGGCTATCAGCGGGCTCGCGGGTCTCGGCAATACTCTCTTCAATGTTATTAACAATGCGCTTACCGGCCATCATGTCCACGTTTCGCTTCCGTTCGGCCTGAGCTTCGAATTTACTTACGCTAAGGGCGGTCATGTTCCCGGTAGCGGCAGTGGCGATACAGTGCCAGCGCTGCTGACTCCCGGCGAGTTCGTGATCAACAAGAATGCCCGGAAGAAGCTAGAGAATAAATTTGGGCCGGACGTCCTGCATAAAATGAATAAGTTCGCAGCTGGCGGTTCGGTTTTCGATCAGTTCGGTGCGCCGGGAGTTACAGTTCCGGCGGGGACGTACAGTGCTACACCTGCTTCAATCGCGGCAGCGCAGAAAAAAGCGGGCGTCTCTCCTGCGAAGGCGGCGAAGGCAGTCTCTCCTGCGGCTACGGGCGCGAGCGGCACTCCACTGGTCACCGGGGCCTCCATCCTCGCGGGGATTTACGCGCAGAACAAGCTAACTGCGGCGACGAACAAGCTGACCGCTTTGATGGCACAGGGACCGGCAACAACAGCGCAGAAAAAAGCAGCACAGAGCGGCCTGACGGGAGCCAACGCGTCGGCGGCTGCGGCCCAGCTGAACCTGAACAAACTTCTGGCCAGCGGTACGGCTACCTCCGCGCAGCTCGCCGCCGCACACAAGACCCTGAATAATGCTCAGGCCGGGGCTGTCGCTCAGATGACGAACCTGAACAAGGTGTACGGCCAGCACAAGGCTACCCAGGCGCAGCTTCTTGCTGCCGCGAACGCTCAGGCTGCTGCCCAAAATGCTCAGAACAGGCTGAACAATGCCGGAGTATCTGCGGTAAATACGGCGGCGAATAAGGCAGGAGCGGCACTTACGGGAGCAGCAACGACTGCAGCGGGCACGACAACGGGGGCGGCGACAACTGCGGCGGGGATAACGACGGGAGCGGCGACAACGGCTGCAGCAACAATCACTACTGCGACGACGCCCAAGCCAGCGCCACCGAAGCCTAATCAGCCGGGGCACGTGACCCGAGGCGGTTATGTTCCGCCGACTGACAGCCGGGGCCGTCCTGCGGTTGATCAGCCTCCTCATCCTGGATTCACATCACCGGCGGGTTATGTCCCCGCACGAGGTCCGAAGGGGGACATGTACAGCACGCCACCGGGCGGGGGCAGGAGTCCGGTCAATCTTGCTGCGGGGTACGCCGACATCACCAAGCCGGGCACGACGGGCACGCCACCGGACATCGGCAGGGCGCTTGTCACCTACACGCGGGACCTGAACAACAACGCTTCCGCACAGAAGCTAGTTGCTGACCGGACAGCGCTGGCCAATTCACTCGTGAAGGACGGGCTTTCTACTCAGGCGCAGGCGACCGCGTCGGTTTCTAAGTACACAGGTGTCATCCAGGACCAGCAGCATTCTCAAGCACAGGCGGTTGAGTACACCAAGGACATGGTCGCCACGACGCCAAAGGCGAAAGCTGTCATTGATAACCTGACGCAGGCTGTTGCTAGTAACAACAAGACCGCGATTGGCACTAATCAGCGAAAGCTCATCAAAATCCTGACAGACGCGCACGTCCCGATTAATCAAGCCACAGCCAGTGTAAAGGATCTTACCGGAAAGATTCATGCGGTTCCGCCATCTGTCAAGCTCAGCTCGGCTATTGCGCGGGCGGGACTTACCGGTCTTCTGCAAGGGCTCAAGTTGAACCAGCATAAGATCAACGAAGTAAACGCGCTGAAGATTCACCCCGGCAGTGATCCGCGTGACGTGAACAAAATGCTGGGACTTATCGGGCTGAATTCCACGCAGATAGCGGACGTTAATAAGCTGAAGATCAAGCCTGGCAGTGATCCCGGACAAGTTGATGCCCTACTACATCATCTCGGGTTGAACAGTAACCAAATCGCCATTATCAACTCAACGCTGATCAAGCCGCAGGTGCAGCAGCCGCCGCCCATCAAGCCAACGGTGCAGCAGCCACCTCCCCTCAGGATCCCGATCACCCTCGTTCCGGATACCATGCACCTCGGAAAGCTTGGCGCGGCGGGACTCAATGCGTTGATGTACGGCCTGCCGGGTCACGCTAAGGGCGGTCACATCGGCGGCACCGGACACGGTGATACCGTTCCGGCCATGCTCACCCCCGGCGAGTTCGTGCTCACCAAGACCGCTGCCGCGCACCTGAAGAAGATGTACGGACCGGGATTCCTGGACGGGCTCAACAAGTATGCGACCGGCGGATCGGTTGGTGGCGGCGGAGCGGGTCATCCCGCGCATGCAATTACGCTGACAAGCACCGGTGGTGGTAGCGCTAAGCATGCCGAACTCGGTGACGGGGGCACGGGCAAGCTCGGCAAGTCCGTGAAAAAGAACCTGAATGACGCGCTAGGTTTTGTCAGGGGACAGTTCAGTAACGGACTGAGCAGGGTGTTCACCAAGGATCTCCCCGCCAGCCTCGACAAGTCAGCCGCAAGCACTCGCGATAAGTTTGCCAAGCCAGTGCAGAAGACGCTGACCGGTCATCTCGGCTGGCAGCAGAATACGTTCGGCACCGCTATGGACAAGCTCTACACCAAGGCGCTGCCAGCGGTCTACGACAACAGCGCGCAGGCTGCCTCGTCCAGGTATGACAAGCCGGTCCGCACAACGATGGCTCAGCACCTGAACTGGCAGCAGGGCACCTTCGGCACCGGTATCAGCAACCTGTACACCCAGGCGATACCGGGCGTCTACAACGCATCAGCGAAAACGTCTTCGACGCAGTACGACACGCCGGTGCGCGGCATCATGACCGGTCACCTCGCCTGGCAGAAGAGCCCGTTCCTGAGCACCATGACCACCATCTACACGAGCCAGGTGCCGCAGGCATTCGCCACCGGAGTCAGCAACGTCGGCGGGGCCTGGGGGCGCCTGACCAGTGTCATCAAGCCTCCCGTTAACACGTCGATCGGCGGGCTGAACAACCTGGTGACTGGCATCAACTCGATTGGCTCGTGGGCAAGCGTCTCGGGCAGCATCCCGAAGATTGCTACGATGGCCCGCGGTGGCCGACTCGACGGCTTCGGCGGCGGCGACTCCGTACCCGCGCTTCTCGAGCCCGGCGAAGCCGTCGTTGACAAGATGACCGTCCGGAAGCACGCAAGCGCGCTGAAGGCGATGGGCGTTCCGGGGTTCGCCAAGGGCGGTGTGGTCGGTGGTGGCTATGTTAACCCGATTCCCTCAAGTGCCGGAAGTTCAAGGATTGACCAAGGAGTCGACTTCACCGGTGCAGGTCCGGTGCTCGCTATTGGTAACGGAACTATTCTCCGCACATCAGAAGGCGGCTGGGGTCCGCCCGCTGGACCAAGTCCGGGCACCTTCTTCACCTACCGTCTGAATGACGGTCCTAAGGCTGGCAGTGTTGTTTATCTTGCTGAAGGTGTTCCGCTGGTACCCGGTCTCAAAGTAGGCGGAAGCCTCACTGCCGGTCAGGTTATCGGCGTGATGAATGGCAGCTCGATAGAAACTGGCTTTGCTGATCCTTCCGGCACCCATCCGCTGACCCAGGGCGGCGGACTGACCGCAGGGGGCGCAGAGTTCTGGTCATTTCTAAAGAGCCTGGGCACGAAGCAGACTCCAACGAACATGGGCGGGTCCGTCGCGGCCAGCGGCGGCGTGAGTACCGTTCCGACCGGGCCGGATCCCTCCGCGCTGGGCAAGCTCTCCGCTGTCGGTACCGATCTGCTGCTGCAAACGAGTGCCGGAAACGCGAAGGCCGTCGTTGACCTGCTGAAAGGTACCGGTAATCCGGCGAAAGGTACCGGCACGCGCAACCTGGCCGGGATTCTGAGCGGCATGCCGCCCAAGCTAGCGCAAGAGGCGGTTGCGCACATCGCGAAGGCCGGAGCGTCGGCGCTGGCAGGCGGAGTTGGGACCGGCCCGGCGGGCGGTGCTACTGGCTCGGAAATGGCTAACGGCAGGGAGCTGTATAACTATCTGCTGACAAATTTGTTCGGCGGACAAAAGTTCGCTGCTGCTGGCGCTACGGCATCAATTTGGGGAGAGTCGAACTGGAACCCGTTTGCTGCTGGCACTGGCGGACGAGGGCTCATTGGCTGGACGCCGGCGGGTACTATCTCTGATGCTGCCTTTAAGGGCGGAATGAAAACGCAGCTTCCCGCCATTATAGAATTCGTCAATTCATCTGGCGATCAGGGAGTTATCAGTCAGATGAAATCAACAACGTCAGTACTAGAGGCAGCTAATCTTTGGGGTAAGGGTGTCGAACGGTATGGCATTAATGACGTGCACTCTACCGGACTATCACTCGCGGCTAGTTTCATGAAGAGTAAGGGTGGCCTAGTCTATAACGTGAAGGCGGGTGACACGCTCTCTGGCATCGCGGCGCGGTTCCTCGGTAACGCGGGTGACTGGGCGGAGATCTGGGACGCCAACCGCTCGGTGATTGGCGGGAACCCGAACCTTCTCACGGTTGGCGAGCGGCTGGGCATCCCCGGCATGAGCGGCGGCCACGGGGGGCATCAGCGGAACAGAAAACCAGGCCAGAAACCGAAGCCGAAAACCCCGAAGCAGACCCTAGCCGGGATGGAAGCCGCGCTGGCAGCTGACCAGCGCGCCGAGACTCGCTACGGCAATAAGATGAATTACGACTTGGCGCACGGGCTGACCGGCGCGTACTCCGCTGACAGCGTCAAGGCGCAGAACGCGCTGTTTGCCGCCGCGACCGAGCAGGCGAACATCAAGGCATACAAGGCGTGGATGGCGCTAACTCCGTTGCAGAAGGCGCAGCAGACCGTCCAGCGCGACGACCTGGCCCTGACGCATGCAAAAGACGCCGTTGCGGCGGCGCTGGCTAATGTGGAGTCGCTCGGCGGCACCCTATCTCGGTTCAAGGGCAGCAAGACCAGCCCGGCTTACCGTCTCGAGCTGAAAAATTACCAGAAGGCGCAGGCCGCGCTGTTCCATGCCGGGCAGGTTGAGAAGGGCGACCAGGCTGCTTACAATGCTGCGGCGAAACAGGTGGCGCAGTACCAGCAGAACCCGGGCAACGACAGGTACCTGCGGGGACTGCTGGCGAAACTGACTCGCGATCAGGCAGCCGCAGCGAAAGCCGCCGCCGGGATGGCCAACGACAGCAAGCACCACGACGACGCCGGGTACTTCCGGGACAGCAAGCTTTACAAGGGTGCCGAATTCGCGATCGGGAAAGACCAGCTGGCGATTAAGCACCGTGAGGCGGTTCTCGCCGCCATTCCCGAGCAGGAGCGGGCCGCTCTGGTCCGGCAGATCTCCTCAGAAGAGAAGAAGATCGCCGCCGCGGAGAAGGCAGCGAACATCGCTTACGGTGTGGCAGAAACAGACCAGCGGATCCTGGGGCATGACAGAAAGGGTTCGAAAAAGTGGAAAACCGACAACTGGCATTACCAGCGGGCGCTCCGGGCCTACCTCAATGCCGGAAACAGGGTGACCGGTGACCAAGGGGTCCTGCGGGGGCTGGAGCAGAAGCTCGGTGCCCTGCCCGGCGGTGCTGGGTTGCAGCTGCCGACGGCGAACACGCCCGTGCTGCAGCTCGTCCGGGCGCTGACCACCAACCCGATGCTAAAATACCTGATCTCCGGACCGGGCTCGGTTACGCCGCTCGGCTGGGCGATGCAGCCGGAACTCGGCGACCTGATGGTGGCGAACGTCTTCAACCCCGCCTCCTGGGTGGGCAAGTCCGCGACTCAGAATGGCGGGCTGTACGCGGGCATGCAAGCTAACTACGATGCCGCTCAGCTTGCCGTGCAGCAGTTCCTCATGGACAAGGGACAGACGAAGGCGCTGAAGCTGGCAGGCAAGGCAACCGGCATTCACGGGATAGACGAGCACGGCCGTCGTTTCGACCAGGGCGGTCTCGTCCAGCCAGGCCTGAACCTGATCAACAACCAGACCGGCGCTCCGGAAATGCTCACCCCGAGCCGCAGCGGCTGGATCTCGCCACGAGGGCACGGTGACAGCAGATCGTCGCGGCCGGTTTCTCCTGACGGAATGACTGCCTACGAGCGGGAAAGTCTCAACGAGATGCGTGCCCTGCGGGCGTCGATGGACGCGAACACGGCGGCGGTCAACCGGCAGGGACCGGCCTTCAGCCAAGCGCTCACCGGATCGGCACATCGGGCGGCAAGCCGCGGAAATTATGGCGGGTGGTAATTAAATGACTGCGGACAGTTTGGTGATCGCGGGGCTAAATGTTCTTCCAGGTTTTACCCGAGATGGCCTTTTGCATGGTTGGCTGTTTTACTCCGAACTCTTCGGCAAGTGCGTATGTAGTTTCGCCTGCTGCGTAACGAATTCTGCATTCCCGGACTATCTCGGCCGTAAGCTTTGCAGCGTGATGATTTTCTCCTTGTTTTCCACGACGTTTATTGTCAATCGGCACAGCACCGGGCAGCCAGCTCCATCTCTTTCCGGTTATCGCATTACTTGCCGTCGATTCGCTAACTCCGAATTCTGCTGCGAGAGAAGTTACTGTTTCTCCAGCCAGGTACCTGATGCGCATCTCCGTGACGATAGCTGCAGTCAGCTTTGCCATTCCACATTTTTCACCCCTGCGATCTGTGCCGTCACGAAGGCAGTCCGCTCCCATGTTCTCTTCTGGGGTACCCCATTCAAGATTATCCAGGCTGTCATTAAGCGCACCGCCTCCAGCCCGGCCATGGCGTATTACCTGTCCTACGGGGCGCGGGCTGACGAATGCCTCCAGGACCAGATTACCTACGAGACGAGTCTCACGTTCACCATCGCGGCACAGCGATACAGTTCGACGCGCATTTCGAGGGGAACCTGGGTGAAGAACTCGTCCGCGAAGGAAACGAGATCCGTACTTTCCTCGTATGTAACGATCAAGACTGCGAACTTGGCCGAGATCGGATACCTCATACAGGCCTTCGTACCTTGGAACAGGGAGCCAGCGCTCCTTCGATTCACTCATGATTCCATGATGCTAGGAGCTGGTTGCGATGTCAAGTGACTCGCTTGTAATTGCTGATTTGTTTGAGTTGCTTGGCGGGAATACACCTGTTCAAAGTGACATACCAGAGCTAATGAATGCCAATGGTGTTGGTGCTACCTTCCGGCTGTACAATCCGGCCGGCGGGGGCACAACGGTAGGCGCTCCTGCTAACTATGACCTGGGGACACCACAGCCGACTACTGACCTAGTCCAGAGCCTGCTGCTGGATGGCGAGCGTCCTTTCGGTTACCGGGCCAGCAACCGGACGATCACGCTGCCGATTATTATCCGTGCGCCTGATTACGTAACTCTTGCTGCGGCAAAAGAACTATTGATGGCGACGGTAGACGCGCAAACCTGGACGCTATCCTGGACTCCGGCGAGCACCGGGCTCACGCAGGTTTTTGATTGTTTCCGGGCGCTGCCGACGGTTAACAGTTACGGATTCGCGCCGGAAGCAGTTACGCCCATCGCCGGGATCACGCTGAGCTTCCAGGCGCTGCCCTACGGGCGGACCGATCCAGCAGGACAGACTACCGTTAACTTTGCTTCCCCGCTGACCGGCCAGTCCGCTCCGCCGCCTGCCGTCACGCTCGACAATTTCTCATCGGTCTCCGGTACCAATTGGACGCAGTCGGCAACGCAGTTCGTCGTCGGACCGCATTCAGCGCGGTACACCCAGCCGTCTGCGAACGCGAACGTAACCGCCGTATATACCAGAACCGGGTTGTCGCTGAGCATCGCTGGCCTGACCGCGCTGTCCGTCTGGTTCGGGCAGAGTTTTGATGCGCCGCACGGGAAGCCGTGGGTGCCGTTCGCTTCTGACGTAACACTAAACTGGACGCTCACTGACAACAGTGGCCATACACTGTCCTTTCACGTCACCGGAAAGAAAACGCCCTGGTCTGTCAGTTCAGAAGCTCCTAAATGGACTCGGCTGACTGCGGCTATTCCGCAGGGAACTGCCGGATTCAATTATAACGGGATAACAGCCTACAAACTCGTGATCTCCAACCATCGGGTTAGCGGCGGCTGGTCCGAGTGGCGACTGATGAACGCCTGGCTCGATAATATCGTGGCCAATCCGCCGTCGATCTCGACTCCGGCCTCGGTGCGCGGTGTTAACTACAATATTATGGGCGTACCCGGTACTGCCCGAACCCCGTTCTCGGCTCAGTTCCAGCTGCCCAGTCAGGCAGTCATTACCCAGACGCTAACCGGCAGCACCGGCCTGTGGTGGCCGCCTAACGGAGTAACATCGGTAACGGCTGAATGCGTGGGCGCTGGCGGATCCGGCGGTGCCAGGTCAACAGCAGGTCTCGGTGGCGGTGGAGGCGGCGGCGAGTACGCCTCACAGGTGCTGACCGTCGCAGCGGGTACCCCGGTGCCTTACGCATGCGGGACGGGCGGCCAGTCCGGTGCAGCCCCGGTTGTAGTGACCTTCAATCAGGCAGGTAACGGGTCGTGGACCTGCCCCGCCGGGGTGACCGCGGTTAAAGCTGAATGCTGGGGCGGCGGGTCGGGCGGAGCGGCGGGCGGCGGTGGCGGCGGAGGCGGAGAATACGCGGCGGAACCAGCCGTAGCCGTTACACCGGGAACCTCTTATCCGTTTACCGTTGGCGTGGGCGGGCTGGGTGGTAACTGGGGTCTCGCTGGCTTCCAGGGCGCTGTTGGCGGCACCACTACGTTCGCTGGCGATACGCCCGCCACCGCGCATCAGACCGTGACCGCGAACGGCGGACTGACCGAGAAGCCCGGCGGCACTCTCGGTGGCGTGGGCGGTACAGGCAGCGCAAACACAACGCATCACGACGGCGGTGCCGGCGGAACATCTCCCTCTTACGGCGCCGGCGGCGGCGGCGGGTCTGGCGGGAGCGCGGCCGGCGGGAACACCGGTAACAACGCGTCGGGCATGACTGGTGGCACGGGCGCTACTGCGGTGACTGGCGGCGGTGCGGGCGGCAATGGCGCGAGTTCGCCCGGCTGGCCGACAGCTGGCGGGGCGCCTGGCGGAGGCGGGGGCGGCGGTTACACCAATCCTAACACTGGCGTGAACAACCCTGGTGCGAATGGTAGTACCGGGCAGATCGTGCTCACCTATACGGTGGCATCCGGGAGCCCGGTAGACGGCGGAAGTACTACCTTCGGGACCTATCCGGGCTGGACTGGGGCCTCCGGCACGGCTGGCGTCACGGTGACCGCGCACGGCGGCAAGGCAACTTTGCTGAACAGCACGACGGGTGGTCTTGGTGGTACCGGAAGCTCGGCCACCACACATCACGATGGCGGCGCGGGCGGCCTCGGCGGCACGAATGGTGGTGGCGGCGGCGGCTCTGGCGGATCTGCAGCGACAGGCACTGCGGGGACGGCCGGAGCGTCAGGCGGAACCGGCGCACCCGCAGTAAAAGGTGGTGGCAAGGGCGGGAATGGCGCAACCGTCGCGAATACAGTGGGCCTATCTGGTTCAGCACCCGGCGGTGGCGGAGGCGGTGCGGATTACTCTTCCGGTAATGCCGTCGCGGGCGGTCTCGGCGGGCAAGGTTCTATCACCCTGACGCATACTCCGCCACTCGCACCATTCGGCACCCTCATCGTACACCGACCCGGGCATAATGCTCCGCCGTCACTTAACCCCTGTGTGCCAATCTTGAACACTGCAGACCTCCCCACGGGCATTGAATATAAAGTTCCGACCCTCATAGCAGGTCAGAATGCTCTATTCGACGGTACGTACAGTGTAATAGCCGTAGCGTACAACTGGGACAACCCCACCGCATCACGGCGAATGACCATTACTGTCAACCAGTATGAGTACCTTGGGAAGTCGAAGGCACCTTTTCAGACTACGATTAATCGTACCTTTACGCCAGCCACTGATATCGTGAATGGAATCGTGATGATGGGTGAGATGACACTGCCCGTCAAGGATATCGATTTCAGTAACACGTCGGGATACTTTACGGTGTCCATCACCGATACTGATTTGGAAGATCAGTTCCTTGACGTGCTGTTTATCGACACTCAGGGACAGACCGTTATCGTTAATATCCCGTCTGGCGGAGTGTACACCAACTTCTACATCGACGAGCCGTCAACTGACAGAGACCTCGGCCGGATCCTGGGCAGCGACCTGGACAGGAGCCAGGCCGTCAGCGTACTCGATTCGGCAATCCCCAGTGGTGGTCCCTTCTACCTGGATGGCGGACAGAACAAAACCGACAACCTGTTGTTCGCGTACAGTCCCTCCGGGGCACCCTCGCTCGGTGTAACTTTTGTGAATCGTTGGTTCTTGGAGCGTCTCGTCTTATGACTAGCCCACGGCTTGATCTCGGCAGCGCCCACTGGCTCCATTTTACCTCATGGGGACCGGACCGGAAGCTGAACCCGCAGTACGCGAAATTTCCGGATGTAGAAAAATGGGGGGCAATAGTCGGACATGATTTGCGTCCGGATGACGGTAACGAGTTCTGCCAGAAGAACGGATTCTGCGAAGGATCGATTACCTTTGACGGCCCGGTGCAACGACAGCTTCTAGGAGGCCCGTTCTGGCAGGTACTGTCCTGGGAACCACTGACACTTTCACCATCGCTGCTCTGTCATTGCGGTGATCATGGTCAGCTAATAAACGGAAGATGGGTGATTAGCTAATGCCATTGGAGTCACGAAGTCGTTCGCAGATATGTTCCCTTGCACCCGCTTGGCCGGCTTATTCGCCGACAAGCCCGAGCCTGAGCACCGTTATCGCCATCACGTCGGCCGGGACTTCACAGTCAGGAGGTCTTTATCTTCCCTATGTGGTTGTTCAGCCGTTTGTAACGGGAACGCTTTTCGGGTATGTTCCGCAGCCCGGTGATGCTTTTCAGCTTCAAACGGGAGGCGGATCGCTGAAAGAGCCGACAGTGTTCCGGGTCAGCACGGTAACACCAGGTGCGGGAGCGAACTACACAATATCGTTCACGCCGCTGCCTGCGGTCACGCCCGTGGCGACCGATGAGATAAACATCCTGCCCCGGCCAAAAAACCCCCGCTGGCTGGGCGCGATCGGTCACGTCGGTGGCCTCAAGTACTCTTTCACCTGCCCTGGTGGCCCGGACGCGGCCAGCTGGACATTGCAGATCCCACCGGAAACCCGTACCGATGCCCTTGATCCCGGACGGGTGATACAGATCTTCCGCGGTGCCGGATGCGTATGGGAGGGCATCCTCGACGAGCCGCAGCCCACGTCGGCCGGCTGGACTTGCACAGCACACGGAGCTGGCACCCTTGGCACGAACTTCGCCAGCATGTACACCACGTGGGGTAACCCCGACGACCATGTCAACGAAGCGATCACCCGAGGACTCCGCTGGGTAAATCACGGCATTGGCACTCCGGCTGGTGTTTATCTTCTTCAAGAGCAGGATTCCGGTAGCCAGACCATTACGGATTATCTCACTTTGATTTGCACGGGCGGTAGTTTGCTCTGGGATGTGCAAGAAGGCCAGGGGTCAACATTGCCGAGCGGTCCGTGGCAGTTGCGGGTCTTCCCGTATCCCACCGACGCGGCAGGCAATCCGAACGGGAAGCCCACCCGCATGCTGGTTGCCACCACGCCCGTCGCGCGCACCATCGCGCTGGACATTAATACCCTGGTGCTGCGTTATCAGGAGACCCCGGATATCCCCGCAGTAACCGGGCCTAGCGGAGCGGTGCTCGTAGCAGAAGTTCTCGCGACATTTACGACGACTACCGTGCAGAATACAGCATCAGCGCAGAAACACGGGGTGCTGGAATATTACCAGGACATTACCTCGGCTGGCACGCTTACAGCCACGCAGGCGCAGGCGATCGGGAATAATATACTGTCTCGTTATATAAGGGCCAACTGGGCGGGGCCGTTCACCGTCGGGCCGGGACAGTACCTGAATCCGGGTGGCGTTCCGGTTGATCTCGGCTGCGAGCACGCGGGGGAAGTAGCCCAGCTGATCTGCACCGACGCGAGCCTTGGCGGCGAGGTAACCCCCGGCCCCATCACTTTCCTCGTTGGCTCTTATGAATTCGATAATGATACGGATACGGCAACAATTACGCCGTTCGCTGGAGTTCGGATGGACATGGCTTCACTGGTTTCCAGTATGTATCCTGAAAAATTCTAATCAGAGGACGGACCGACAAACGATGCCCACCCCTTCGAGAGCACAGCTTCTGCCCAAGGGCCTCGCGAAGCTGCAGGGACTGGAACAGCGGTTCAACGCGCTTGTCGCGCAGCCGCCGCCGAACGGAAGCATTGTCTGGGAAATTACGGCTAACAGTCCCGCCGGAATGCCAGCCACCGCTGCGGGAACGTATACCTGGACCTGCCCGGCCGGTGTAACGTCGCTTCTGATGCAGTGCTGGGGTGCGGGAGCGGGCGGTGGCGGCGGAACATCGGCGAAAGGCGGGGAAGGCGGCGGCGGAGGCGAGTACTTTTCCTGCCCAGCTTATCCAGTAACCCCAGGTCAAATATATTCATATACCGTTGGCGCGGGCGGCAGCGGCGGTACAACCGGAAATCCTGGTCAGCCTGGCACGGCTTCCTCCTTTGATCTCGGCAGCGCCCTCGGGGGAATATCAGCTAATGGAGGTAACGCCGGAAGTAACCTCATCGGGGGATCTGGCGGAACGGGCGGCAGCGCTCCATCCGGTCTCAGCAGTAACGGGCAGGACGGCGGCATCGGCGGCGGTGACGGCACTCAGTCAACGGGCGGCTGCGGTGGCGGCGGGAGCGCGGGAAACGCCGACGATGGCGGCGATGGTGCTACGTCTGGCGGGAGCGGTGGAGCCCTGGGTGGCCTAGCAGGCTCGATTGGCGGCGGCGCGGGCGGTGCCGGCGGTAATGCGGGCGTTAGCGGCAGCAACGGTGCGTCGCCTGGTGCGGGCGGCGGCGGTGCGGGGGCGGCCTCGGCAGCGGGTCAGGTCACGCATGTCTACAACCCAACGTTGTCTGGAACCTGGAATGGCAGTGACGCGATCGGAGGTGGCGCCAATCAGCTGGCTAATTCTACGCCCTCGGATGGCACCCTGCATCAGGGTGGCGTTTCCGGCAGCCCGGGGAACTTGTACGGCACCCAGAAATCTGGCATGATCCTGCCGTCGTCGATAGCCAGCGACCTGGCAACCGTGACCATCGACCGGGTAACGCTAACCTTGACCTGCCTGACCACGTACAGCGCCTGGGCGACCGTCAAGCTTGGGTACGCGACCTTTGGGCCGGGCATCGGACCATCCTGGACCGGCCTGTCTCCGGCCATCACGCAAATCCAGAGTTTCACTGCCTTTGCGGGCGTTACCACGGTGATCGATCTCACCGCGGCCACCGGCTTTCTTACCGCCTTGAAGGCCGGGACCGCCACCGCGCTAACCTTCGGCCTCGCTCCTGCTCTGGATACGAGCTATCGCTGTTCTTTCGCCGGAGCCGGCGGCGGTACCCAGGCGCCGGTTCTTACCGTGTACGGGCACACCGCTGCGGCCCCGCCAAAGGGCGGTAACGGGGCGGACGGTACCGTGAGCGGCCAGTACTTGTCCGTCGGAGGTGCGAATACCCTGCTGGCAAGCAACGTCGCGCCGTCGGAAGCTCAGGATCAGTACGGTAACTGGCTGCTCCCCGGGCTGGTAACCTACGGGCCTGACACGATTACTGGATCTGGTTACATTGCGATGCAGCTCCAGCAAGGCGGTGCGATCAACTGGTACAAGGCCAGTGCGATGACCGGGAGCGTCAGCCCGTGGTCTGCCATAGGGGCACTTCAATGGTGGAACCCGACGACCGGTTTCCTGATCCAGGCAGGTACGGAAGGTGTTGAGATTCAGGCTATCGGAGGAACGGTAACGCTCTCTGGCAGGCCGTCTGGACTGACTAACGCTGCATTTTCCGGAACCTTCCCGATCGTGCAGACGGACACGACTGCCAAGACTAACGCCAATAATGGCACGCAGTTGATGACAGTCGCCTGGGCCATTCCGGCGAATGACGCGGTAGTCGGTACCATTTATGAGGTGGAAGCGGAGTTTAATGGTACCTTCGAAACAGCTACGCTCGGGTTTAAGCCGAACCTGTCGGGCACCGTTGAGACGACTAGCGGAGGCGACACAATCGGCGGAGGATTCTTCAGTGCTGGTCAGGCATTTTCCGGGCATATCACGTTGAAAGCAATGATAACTACTGCCGGATCTTCGGGTAAGGTAAGCCTTTTTATCGATGGCGGGATCGGAATCAACGCCAATCGCTCATCGGGATCAAATAATAACAACGCATACCTAAGCTCACAAAGTACGTCCGTAGCATTCGATACGACTAGCGCGCAGACTATCGCCATTTCTAGCGTCTGGGGGAGCAGCGTTGCCAGCCAGACCGTATCGTGCGGTGGCAGTCAGCTCACCCGGAAAGGTCCTTGATATGAGACCATGCTTTACCGGTTTTAATTCGGCTAATATGCCCTTTCGATACACCGTAAGATCTGGCTATCGAAATCCCGCTCTCACCTGCAATGAGCCGTCGCTTAATATCAATTATCTTCTCGGGATCAAGTTTAGTATCCCAGTGTCTACGTTGATTATGAGTCGATTTAGTTGGCGTGACCCAGCGGACGTTACCTTGTTTATAGTCACCATCATTATCGATACGGTCGATCCACCAAGCTGGCATCTTTCCCGACAGGGTGCGCCCCTTAGGTCTCGGACCGATTTCGGCCAATATATCCTTTATGAAAAGCTCAGGATCGTGCCAGCGCTTGCACAGGGTGATTCTCCCTCCATACCACCTGAACGAGGTATTATCCGGGTTATAACATCGCTGTTTGATGTTACTCCATTCTTCGTAAAGAGGGTGATAAGTAAGACCATGCGTTATGGAGGCTGTTTGTGCTACTTCCCGCATCAGGCATCCGCACGATTGGGTTGGCTTATACTTTTTAGTCAGCGCTGCGAGCCGAACTTCGTAAACGTTTCCGCAGTCACACCTCAGTCTTATGCCGCGAACGCCGCTCCGGTACCGGGGGTCTGTTGTGGGAAACCTGACTTCTTCAATGACGGTGCCCCGGCCGAAACGATAGCCGGGCGGGTAGGTAACGCCTGCTGGTCCGCTCATGGTTTTAGCATAACATGTAATACTTTGTTCGACAACCAAGCTACCGGGGTAAACTTCGACACAACGAGTCCGCAGACTATCGCCATCTCCAGCACTTGGGGGAGCAGCGTGGCCAGCCAGACCGTATCGTGCGGTGGCTCCCAGATTACCCGGAAAGGTCCGTTAGGCATGGAGGGTGTTCCCCGGCGCAGCCGTTTCTTCCTGCGGATCTGGATTGCGATCTCCTGGCCGTGGCAGGTTCGGCGGCTGAAGCGCGAGGGCTTCCGACGGACTGGCTGGCGAACCTGGGAGTACCGGCCGGAAGAGAAGAAACCGGAAGCACGATAGGATGGCCCTATGACAACCGTATTCCGGGGCGGACTAGTCCCGACACCATCGGAACGCCCCCGAGTCCGGCTGACCGCCTCCCTACGTGAGAACGTGGCCCCGCCGAGCGTTAACTGGGGCTCAGGTATCCCTGTGATAGGAATGCACCTGAATGATACGTACGGGTGCTGTGTACTCGCGAGTGATGCGAATATCATACAGCAGCAGACCTGGTTCGGTCAGGGCTCCGAGGTTACCGTCCCCGACGATGCGGTGCTGACAGCGTACGAGGTGGTTGGCGGCTTCGACCCGAACGCAGGGCCGCCAGGCCGCAACCCGACCGATAACGGAGCGCAGATCCCGGACGGCCTCAGCTACCTGAAAAACCCCGGCATGGCGGGCGTGATGATCGCGGCTTACGGCGAGGTGGACATTACCGCCATCGAGAAGATGAAGACCGCGATCTGGGAGTTCGGCTGCCTGTCCGTCGCGCTGAACCTGCCGAACAGTGCCATCACGCAATTCGATAACGGTCAGCCGTGGATCGTTACCACTGACACTTCGCTGGCCGGCGGGCACTGCGTTTTGATTTGCGGGTACGACGCGGCTGGTTTCCTGCTGCTCACCTGGGGGAAACTCTGGCACATGGACTGGAATTTCTGGTCCACCTTCAGCAGCGAAGCCTGGGCGCCGGTCAGCCTTAACTGGGTAAACAAAACGAGCGGGAAGGATCCGGATGGTGTCGATCTGGTGACGCTCGGCTCCGAATTTAATGCGATTACCGGGCAGAATCCCTTTCCCGCCCCCGCATCGTCACCGCCGCTCGCACCGAGTTCGTCTTCTACTCCGCCGTCTTCGGCGCCTTCTCCATCCGGGTGCCTTCTCGCCCTGGTAACCCTGCTGACCCGTAACCGAAAGGCCTGACCGTGAATTACCTCAAGCAGCTGCTGAACCTCATCCGGACGGAGCCGGCCGTCATCCTGTTCGGCGTTAACACTGCGGTAGCGCTAGCCGTGTCCTGGGGCTGGCATCTCACCGCCGACCAGACCGGAGCGATCACCGTTATTACTACTGCTGTGCTCTCGATTCTCACCGCCGTGCTCGTTCGCGAAGTGTCCCTTCCGGTGATCAAGGGCGGTCTCACGTCCGTGCTGATCGCGCTCGGCGCCTTCCACTTGCATTTCTCTCCATCAGCGATCGGATCGACTACGGCGGCCGTTAGCATCGTTCTCGGCTTGCTGCTCCGGCAGAACCTCACGCCACTGGCGAAACTGCCCGCGAAAACGCCTGCCCCCTGACTACTTATGCCAGACCTTCACCCACTGAAGATAAACCGTTGACGGGTACTTCGGAGGTCCGAGACAGATCGAGCAGCCGAAATCGTTTGACGTGGAACCGAACTCAAGCTGAAGATTTTTATCTGTCGTCAGCGGTTCGGTCCCTACTTGCTGGCTGTCGTACCAGAAGGTAACCTTCCCGTGCGTCCAGAGCGCGGAGAAGACGTGCCAGCCGGTGAACTGCCCGGCCGGGGCGCAACCACCCGGGTTAGGGTCGTTTGGGTAATGCGTGTGCCAGCAGGCGGATCCGCCCAGCCCTTCCACGAAATCGATCTCCCCGCCATACGGCCAGTTCGGGCCGACTGACCAGAACGCGGGCCAGTTAGCAATTACCCCGTTAATCGGGTCCAGATACACGTATCCCTGGATAAACGAGCCTGGCTTGAACGCAAAGGCTGAACTTGCGCCAACATTCTGCATCGTGGCTGTCAGGGTTGAACCGAGTCCCTGACTGGTAACAGCTTCTGTTGCGCCGTTCTGCGAGGTAATTGACCAGTCGCCCCAGCCCTGGGTTGCAAAGTCATGGCTATAGGTCAGATGGTAGCCGTGCGGTGGGGCGGGGAGCGCTGATACAGCAGGAGCCTGGTTACCTGTAAAAGCCAGTAGAGTGAGCAGACCAGAAAAGACGAGGATCGTGAGTGAGAATTTCTTTATCTTCCGCATGCCGTGCCTTTCTAAGAAAGACCCGGCTCCAGTTCCGGACAGAAACCAGCCGCGGGATAATTATTTTGTGCTAAAGGATATGGAAGGGGAGGTGCAGCGAGAGCCATCCGAAGAGAGACCAGAGCAGGAGCGCGATAGTCCAGTGCAGCCAGGTCCAGTCGGACATGTCGAACGGATGCGAGTCCAGGCGCTCGACCGCCCAGGTGTTATCTGAAATAGTGTTGGCACCATTGACGAAAACCCAGTAAACCTCCGGTCCGACAATAGCTATCAGGATGACAAGCCAGTAAAAAACCCCATGGGGTAACGTGGTACCTCATAGCAAGCCCATCCTTTCGTTAGTTAGAGCAAACTCTCCGTAGAGGTTAAGCGCTGCTATGTCATAAGCCTTGGCAGCTTCTACAGGATCAGTGAACTGTCCCAGGTAGTGAGCGGGTCCTCTTGATATATCTGCTCGCCATTTACCCGTATCACTATTCCAGCTTACACCTTTATAGCCTGATCTATTTGTACGTTTCATTCTTTGGTTAGCCATGTTTTGCTTACGGGTTGCGGATCTTAGATTGTCAATTCGGTTATCCAGCGCATTACCATTTATATGATCTGTCTCCTGAAAACCAGTAAGGAATACATGCAGCAGTACTTTAGGGCGTCCTTTATTGGAGCTACTGCGCACATATGTTTTTCCACTTGGAGTTTTATTAATGTGCCAAGATCCACGTTCCTGAACCTTAGCCCAGTTTTCCGGATCTATCAGCGCTATCTCACCACTTGGCATCCGTAGAACTTTGACTGGTTTCATAGTGTTAAATATAGTGACGTGATATCTAGTAGCGTTCATGAGCACCGCTCCCGTGTCCGTATGCTGCTGCTAGGCGGGCGGCATGCAGGGCACCCGACCAGGTTCCGGCGAGGCCTCCGTTGACGCGCCGTCCGTTATCGCGGGAATAGAGATGCCAGTAAAACCCCCGATCGTCGGAAAGCTCGGTTACCTCTGTTCGGTATTTATCCAGGCGCGGATAGTACTGGGCAAGCTGGCGTATGTACTCAGATTCGTCGTTGTACTCGTTATCGTACTCGTCATCATAGGGAAGAAGCGTGGCGTCAGGTTGCATCAGGGCAGCCGCTTTCATGGCCGAAGATCCCCTGGCAATGCGGACATGGTTTCGGCCGGGTGGAGCCTATATCGGGCAGGAGATCTTCCGGCTTACAGTCGAGAGCATCACAGAGCCGGCCAAAGGTAGCGGTTTTCGGCTTTCGCCAGCCGTTCTCTATCTTGGCGATCGCGTCTGCGGTGATCGTAAACTCCGGGGTTTCCCCGTCATCGCTCATCTTCGCGGCCAGCTGGGAACGAGACAGCAGCATGGTCTGGCGCATGCGAAGCAGCTTGTCCCGGTCAATGGCTACTCCGGCTCCCGGGCGCCTGGCCATCTGGGTCACAGGGTCATTAGTCATGATTCCCTACCATACTAGATGCCGTTCAGTCTGGCACGATCGATGCGAAGGCTGCGCCGATGAGCCCGTCCGGCATGGGAACGTGCAGCACCGCGTCGCGAACGGAGTAGGTCGGTGACTTGACGCAGGCGAAGAAGCCGTCGAGGTCGGTCCAGCCAGCAACCAGCCGGGTGATCAGCTTTCCGCAGTGCCGGCAGACAGCCATCGAGCCAGGCGGGTGCTCGTCCTGGTTCATGCAAACAACTGCTTCAGTTCAAAGGCTGCGTGCTGGGCGCGCTCAGCTGCCGCGTATGCTTCCGTCCGGTTTCCGGATTTGGCCGCGTCAACTGCCCCGCGAACGTTCCGCCGGACGTCAGAGGCTGCTTCACTGACCTGCTTGAGGGTTAGCTCGTTTAGCTTAGGCATTTTGATCTTTCAGGTAGGTGCTCGTCCTGGTTCATGCTGTCTGCTTTTGAATTCGGTAAGCGGCGAGATCCCAGATGTGGCCGCATCTTCCCGCGTAGCCAATCACCGTCGGACTGAACACGATTACCTTCACCTGCACGATGACCAGTTCTTTCCCGGCACCCTGGCAGTATGGGCACGGGCGCGCGGCTTCATAGGGTTCTTTCGGATACGTTACGGCACCCTCACTCACGACCGGTCTGTCCCCTCTTGCTGCCGTTCCTTCTTTTTCCGCTGCCGGTACTCGCGGCTCCGGTCCTTGTTGGCCTGCACGCACGCCGGCAGTCGACATCCGGTCGCGTAGCACGCAGCGGTACCGTGTTCCCGTCGGACGTCCTTGTGCAGGATAACGTCATCGGCCGGGCCGCCCGCGTCGAGGTAGCTCAGCCCGCGGATGACAGACAGCACTGTGGTTTGCGATACGTTATACAGCTTGGCGAGATCAGCCACTTTCGCGCGGGTGGTTACCCGGATGATCCGCAGCTCGCGTGCCTCGGCGGACGTCAGCCGTCGTCCGTACCGAGCCATCGTTACCCCATTCCCCACTTGATCTCCCGTGCCCGGCGCAGGCATGCTTCATGATCGGCGCAGATCCACGATTCACTTCCGTCGAGGGTACTGTCATCACGGATCAGGCCGTTGCTCTCCGGTAGATCTATGTCCACGGTTACGGCTATCCCGCACCACCAGCATCTCCGGTCGGTCTCCATAATACCAGTACGTTCCGCAGGAAGATCTCAGCAAGCCCAGCATCGGTACGCGGGTCAGGGTCATTCGGCGGGCGATCACCGAAAAGGTCTCGCCAGGTTTCCGGGTGCTTTTCATATATGTGCCACGAAGCAGCGCAGCCTGCCATGTCCCGGAACTGGAACTCCCTGCTAACCCATCTACAGTCGGGCACTCGGCAGTAGGCGCGACCCGGCTCGTCGTCCAGCTGTTCCGTCATGGTTTCTTTGGCTCCCAGGGGGTAATGGTTAGTTTCGGCTTCGGACGCTGCGATTTGTCCAGCCCCATCGTCTTCCAGCCAGGTACGATCCACAGCCGCTCACGTTTTGCGTACTCCTCTAGCTGCCACGGATGATCCCAGGCGGCCACGATCGCTATATTCTCTTTCAGGATGCCGCTGAGCGCATCGACCCTATCCGGCATATCAAATTCTACCCCGCAATTATCCAAATCCTTATCGTGCATGGCGTACGCGCCGAAAAACAGCAGGACGTCGCGGAAGTGGTCCCGAAGCACGCGTTCAAAATCCCGGATTTCAGTTTCGTCGTTGTACCCCCAGGCCGGAGAGGTGACGAAGTAGTGATGATCCCCCACAGTTACTCGCTCATTTCACCGGTTTTAATGGTTGCTAGCATTCCGTCGACGGTACTGAAGACCTGCGCGTCTGGGTACATTTCCATCAGCTTGACCTGAATGATGCCGCTCCAGCTATCGCCGTTTTCCTGCGCTTCTCTCAGCTCGCGGTCTTCGTCAGATCGGTCGGTTTCTTCGGATTGCCCGGAAGCTCCGCCCTGGATCTGGATGCTGAACGCGGGCGCGAGCGCGAGGATGGCTGCGCGCTGGCTGCGGAAGCCTTTCTCGCCGATGATGACTCGTCCGGTACCTTCGATGATCCCGGCGATCGGGAGAGAACTGCTGTCGGCGGTAACCATCGAGCCGAGTTCACTCATGCTCCAATACGCCCAATAGCCGCAGCCACATTCGGCTTTCTCGTTTGTATCATATTCAACAGGAGGCTTGTGAGAGGGAACGTACTTGCACAAGGCTTCCTGCACACCGGGACGCCACTCCATGCTTGCCTGGCCTCGGAGCAAGGTAGGCACCCAGGAGGCCTCATGCGGGTTCTGGTGCAGTGGCGGTGATGTCATCCGCCAGATACGAAACCCGCGGACGCTTCCGACGGCGAACGCGTAATCCTGCTCGCCAAAGCCCGCCATACCTGCGCGTCCGGCTCGACCCTGCCCGCTCATGCTGCCAAGAACTCCGTTTCCGACTATGCTTTTTCCGTTGCTGCCGACGCTAAATCCGGTACTGCTGATTCCCGTGCTGCCGCCCGCTCCTCCTCCTCCTCCGCTGACGTTACCCATATATATACTCCGTTGCCTCCCGATGCGAAGCTGCTGCCCGCACTGCCACCGCCCGCTCCTCCTCCTCCGCTGACGTTACCCATATATACTCCGTTGCCTCCCGATGCGAAGCTGCTGCCCGCACTGCCACCGCCCCCGCTGCCCGCCGAAAATCCGCCGGACATGGCAATTATGCAGGATAGGCAATCGCAGGCGGGTTTCCCGTAAAACATGAACGGCTGTGGCTGACTGAAACCGCAGTTACCGGTGCAGGTGCAACTGAGGTTGTACGCTCCTGGGCAGGCGCTGGTGCTCACTCTCGGGATAACCCTTCTTCTCTCTTTTTCGGCTGCCTGTTTCTTTTTCCAGGCCTGATTCCCCCGCCAAGCGATGGTGACTGCTGTGATCGCGACAACCCAGGGGACGAGCAGTGCCAGCAAGGTAAGCTGCATCGTTTAAGCAGGCTGCGGTTCGGGCACGAGAACAGGTGCCGGTTCCTCGGCAGGAGCTGTCAGCGGCTCTTCGGCGGGCACGCTCAGGGGTTCTAGTTCGCGCTTTTTCACAGTACGACCTATGTCCCCGGCCTTCACTCCGTGTCTCATGAGTATCATAGTCCCCATCATAGCGTTGTCTCCCCTCTCGCTTCCTTCGCCAGGTGTTCGGCATATGCCTTCCTCAGGCTGGTACTATAATAGAACTTACCCGTCGAGGTGACATACCGGAGGTTGTTCGCCTTCGCGAATTCCCGCATTCCTTGCATGTACGCGAACTCCGGGCTCGACCGCTTCCCGCGCAGCGGATCATTCGGCTTTGGTGCCTCGGCCGGCACGTGCCCGGCGTCCTGGTACGGCTGCAGCAGCGCTATCAGCTCCTTGTGGTGATCCTCCGACAGGTCCAGCTCGCGCCAGACGCCGTTCAGCCCGACGGTGACCGTGTGCGCAGCCTCGTTCTTGCTCTTGTCCCGGGCATGATCCAGGTCGTCATAAATCCGGATCTGGGTAACTATCTCACGCATAATTCTTTCCCCCAGATTGCTCGACGAGCCGAAATCCATGATTAGTTTCCCGGAACCTGGACAGGCTGATCTTTACCGTACGTCCGGCCGATTTAGCAGACCATTTGCTATTGGTCAGAACCTTGCAGACAGCTCTGCCTTTTTCGATGCTCAGGATTTCTACAGTCCGGCCTCTCAGGTCAGGTGTGAGATCCGCCCACACTTGCCCCGGCCTGATACTCCCCGCGGTGCCTTCGGCCTGCGCTTCCAGCCACTGGTTATGCAGTAGAGTGGTGTGCTCGGCGACCTCCTGGCTGACGAAGTTCGCAATCTGAATTCCGCCTTCTGATGGTGTCAGCTCGCCTTCCATCTGCACACACCAGCCGCCGATCAAGTCGTCTGGTGCCGCCTGCCATCTGATTCGCATCGCCCGATTCATTCTTCCTCCGCCAAGTCTCGCCAGTAACGTGCAGTTGACTTAAGATAGGTGACGGTGGCCGCAGCTCCACCCCGCCGCAGCAGCACCACAGCCGTTCGTTCTAGCAGGATCGCGTCGGCTAGGAGCCTCTGCCGTCCGTTCAGGTTGGGGGCTATCTCGCGGGTTTCGTCGGGCATGGACATCAGGCGAAAGTGTCTCGTCCGATCGGGGTCCATCGGGTACGGGTACGCCTCTCGCTTGCCCGCTTGGCGGCCTCATTGCCGTACTTCTCCCGGATGGCAGTGATGGAAAGGGTTTGGCGCTGCCCCGGCTCGTTCAGTACCTTCCGTTCCACGCGCTTGATGTGCCTGCTGATGCGCTCCTGCTTCGCTTGCTCGGCAGCCTGAACGAGAGCTTGGCCGTCCGTTTTCAGTTCTGCTGACAGCTCGCTCAGGGCGCGAGACAAGGAGAGGGTGAGCCCGATGGCCGGATCCCAGACGTCGCCTTTTTCCCGCTTGGCCGATCCGGTGACAACGTACTGCTCCCCGTTGAAATCTGCCTCGATCGCGGTTGTCGTCGCGTTCCGGTCGACAACAGAGGTGATAGTCCAGGAGAAGGAAAAAGGCTCTGCCGTGCCCATCATGCGCTCCTCGTCATTCATCGTTTTCCTCGTCTTCTTCCTCTAGTTCTTGCAGAAGTCCGTGCTCCAGCCTCAGCACCGCATACCGGGCCATGCCCAGGCATTCAATGGATTTCAGGCCATCGGTGGCGCCGCCCAGGTACACGATCTCGCCTTCTTTGTCGAGAGCCTTGAGGACAACGAACCCGGCTAGTGGCGTACAGGTGATGATCCGGTCAGTGTCTTTCACGTCCAGCGGCAACCCGAAGATCGATGGCCTGTCTGTCATGTCACGTGTACCCATCGCATGCAGATCCGCAGGGCGTGATCGTAGCTCTCTGCGTTGAAGATCTCTTTCCGGAAGGCGTCCTGCTCGTTGGCGTACCCGCCCCGGCGCAGCCCCTCGGTGATCCTGGCCATGACCGCGCCGATGTTGCCGTCGCATCCCGTCGAGAGGTGCACGGTCACGTCTGGGTGTCGGATTTCGCGCTGGCTAGGGTCAGTCATTCGCTCCCCTCCTTCTCGGCTCGCTCGACGATTGCCCGGAACCGCTCCAGCCCGTGATTGAAATCCACCCACAGGGGCAGCTCCATGTCGGAAAAGGTTACTTCTCCCCTGGTCATCCCGAGCAGCTGCCGCGCTTCTTCCCCTGGGTTGTTTGGAATGGGGGTGCCATCGGGGCGAAGGAAGTTCTCGCCGCCGTCAAGCTTGTAGCCAGATTGCAGCAGAGTATGCCCGGCTAGGCAGGCAGCAGTTCCGCAGCTTGTCGTCATCCCCCAGACGAGCATGTCGAACCGCTCTGTCTCGAAGTCGGCGATGTCGAGGATCTTGCGGCCAAGTTGTGGGTTATCCATTGTTGTTCTCCTTTTTAGCTTGCTCAATGATTGCCCGCAGCCATACTTCGACATCATGAACGGTGGCGGCACGGACATCCTGCCGGTAAACTTCGAGAAAGCCCGCAGCCTCTTCGCGTTTATCCTCGGGAACGAAATTCAGCAGCAGGCGCCCAGTCACACCAGTCCAGTCGACAGGCTCGTCGTCTTCGCTGTCAGTCATGTTTCTTTGCCTGCTTCGGCTTCAGGAGAGTGCCTTGGTAAGGTTCCGGATGAACAATGGGCTTACCTTTGAACGGCGGCCACCCAGTCGGGCGCAGCACGTTGACCGGGGCTTTCGCGAACAGCGCGCTGACCTTCTCTTCCTCGTAGCCGGCGATGCCGCAGCCCACCTTGGTCAGCAGGAAGGTCAGGTCGTGGGACAGCGCGGCGTAGCTGCAGAACAGGGCGGCAGCAAGGCGCAGCTCGTTCCAGCCTTCCATGGTGGGCAGCGCGTACGTCTGTCCGGACAGCCCCTGGCCGACACCCCAGCGGAGCCCGAAATGCTGGTGCGCGTACCAGGCCGCGCCACTGGCGTGCAGCCCGCGGATGTTCGTTCCCACTACGATGATCTGGCCTGGCCGCAGTTCGGTGATCATGTCCGGGCTCTGGACGATGGCCGATTCCCGTCTTTCTGCTTCGATCGCCTCATCGCGTTTCATCGCTTCATAGAATAGCCGCGTTCCGAGAGGAGGTTCCGCGAAGCAGCCGGGGCAGCCCTCGACGGTTCCGTCATCGTCATGGATGTGCTCAGGCATTTTCGGCTCGGTCACGCGATGCCTTCTTTCCCTGCGAGGTACTGTGCCCGCTGCTCTGAGTAGACCTTGCGAACCTGATCGAGATTCCAGCCCTGGACGGTAAGAACACCCGCAGATGTGGCAGGCGCACCTTTCCAGTCATGACGGCAGTACCGCTCGTCGCCGTTAAAGTCCTGGAGCAAAAATGACTCGTATGGATTGGCGTTCGCGAAACCCGGTATCGTCTCCCTGTCGGGAAGATCTGTCCGCCACCAGAGCATGTGCCATTCTCGCACTTCGACGGGGCCGTCATGCAGCTCCAGCTCCCTCACGTCAACGCCCAATTTGTAGCTCTCGGCGTCTTCCCGGCGGCTGAACGCGTGGCAGACCCGGGAGTCGCTATACTCACCGCTGACAGCCAGGTAAATAGTGGTCATGATGAGTCCGTCGTTATCCGACCCGACAGCTTCGGCGGCTGCTGGTTCCTATGCCGTGCCCAGCGCCGGAAAAACCACTCGGTTAGCAGGCCTTCCCGGGGAGGAATCTTGTAGCCGTCATCTACGCGGTGGCTGTACCGGCCGCAGTTTGTGCATCGCGGGGGAGGGGTTACCTGGGGCTCATTGCATCCGCAGGTGGTCAGGATGAACTCACTCATCGGATTCTTCCTCCGAGCGGGCCATTTCTTTTTTCTAGCTCCTGCATCCAGTCGAGCACGCTAGCGTAGGCAGCCGATGCCCCCTTGAAGAAAGGATCATCTCGTTTGCGGGCTGCCTCATCCTGAGCATTCATAATGGTTTGCGTCAGCTCATCCCATGATTTCACGGCGAGGATAATAGCCTGCGCTGATTGCACAGCATTACGCCCGAGGATTTTCATCGTTCTCCTCCAGCCGGGCAGCAGCCTTCTCCAGCACCATGATCACGTCATCAGCGGTGGTGTCGTCATGGTTGTTGAATGTCGCCCAGGACCACAGTATGTAATTCGGAACTCGGTCGGGGAACTGCTCGCCGACAATGTCCATGATTACGTCCGCGCAGCCGTGACGACTGGGGGTGCTCTTGCTGTGGCCCAGAACGGCCAGATTCCAGGCGCCGATCATGCACAGCCGGCCGTCATCGTCTTCCAGGGCGTTCTTGCAGTGCCCGCGCTCGCGGAGCAGGCTCGCGGCCTTCCGCAGGTTTTCTGCCGTGGTCGTCATTCCGTCTCCTCCGATAGCGCCATGATGATCTGCTTCAGTTCCGAGCAGGGCCAGGCTGGGTGCCCGAGCTTCGACCAGCATGCACACGAGATGCTGCCCCAGTCATCGCGTAGGGGGGCGTGGCGTTCCAGCACCGTGACGAGGGCCGCCCGGATCTGCTCCGGTCCGCCGGCCGACAGCAGACCGATGATGCGATCGTGCAGGGAGGAAGCAGCCGGCTCCGTCTCGGTTGTCATTCGGGCTCCTCAGGCTCGTCGCTAGGCAGCGGGTTCCTGCGCGCCTCGGCCATCAGCTCATCGTTCACCCGGCGAAAGTTAAGCAGCGCTCGATCGCCCCATGTCTCAAGTGCAGCCTTATCGTACGCTCTGGCGGCATTTTCTTCGCTAAGGAAGAGTCCGAGGTAGCACTGTTTACTGTATACAGTGATATTAGCTGTCCATTTTTTAGCGCCTTTATGCCAGGAAACACCCTTGTATACAGAAGTTTTTCCTGATCGAGGTATCTGATTTGCGTTGTTTTGGCTGCGAGTGGCCAAGCGCAGATTAGTACTGCGCTGGTTGTCTAGACTATTGTGATTACTGTGGTCTATGTCGCATGCGGGAAACCCCATGAGCAGTTGATGCATGCGGATAATACGCTTGGAGCCGTCAGGCTTTCTGACGTTGGTGGAGGCATAAGGGCCATTTGTGTTACCCGATGGTTGTTTTCTTTCAAAAACGTGCCACCTGTACCTCATAGCTAGCTCGTAGTCTTCGTCGTCGACTAGTGCGACACGCCCAGCAGCCTTCTTACCATACAGCGGTATAGTTTTCATGTCGCTGTTCTCCGGGGGCAGTGGCCAGCCCTGGGCCGTTGGCGCGGTGCCAGGGCATTCTCTGCTCCTCAGGCTACCTTGAAGGTCAGTCACCCGAAGCATCCCCGTCGTGGGGTAGCGGGTTCCTGCGCGCTTCGGCCATCAGCTCTTCGTTCACCCTACGATACATCTCTGCCTGGAAGTCCCGTGGCGTCTTGCGATCATCGCCCTTGAACACCGGCCAGTTCGGCGGGTCGACGTAGTTCCGGATGACCTCCTTGTTGAAGGCTCCGCCAGGCAGCGTCACGGTGACCCGCTTCTTCCCGCAGTCAGGGCATATCTCGGTGATCTCCACGCTGCCATTATGAACCGCCCGCGGAACGAAGCCCCTGGGCAGCTTCCGACCGGATCGCAGGTTCTTCGAGGGCCAGCGGTGGCCGTAGGCTCGGCATGAAACTATGTCATCATCAACACCTGTGATGAACATGTGCCCCCTTAGTACAGGCTCCGTTGAGTCTCTAAGAGTCTAAGTCAGGCTTCCCCCTGACGCAACATAGGTTCTATACTCACAACGATCGTACCGCCAGACACGAGGGAGCACCGCTGTGACCGACCAGCTCGAGGATAACGGTCTGTGGCCACCCACCCGGCCGCGCATCGTATGCCTGTGCGGAAGCACTCGCTTCTACGATCTTTTCAGGGAGGCGAACTTCCGACTGACTCTGGCGGGCGAGATCGTGCTGTCGATCGGCTGCGACACCAAGTCGGACGCGTACCTGCACATCACCGACGATGACAAGATCCGGCTCGACGAACTGCACCGGCACAAGATCGCCCTGGCCGACTGGGTGTTTGTCGTGTCAGACGAGAGCGGCTACTTCGGACCGAGCACAGCCGGCGAGATCGCGCACGCGGAGAAGCTCGGCAAGCCAGTGCAGTTCATGACCCCGGAGGCACGGGAGCGCGCCGTCGCGAGAGGACTGGTGCAGTGACCGAGCAGCCGAAGGAGCCGCCGTTTCAGGTTTCCGCGCAGCCGGGGAGCCGTCTCGAGGAGCTACTGGCCTCGTATGAGAGCGCGAAGGCCGCCGCCGAAGAAGCAGCGAGCCGGTTCGAGGCGATCAAGGATGCGATCAAGGCGGAGACTACTGCGGCATGCCCGGAGGGAACGACTCGCGCCAGCATCACCGGGACACCGGGTCTGCCGAAGCTGAAGCTGGCCTGGATGACACCGTACAGATTTGACAGCAAGAGGTTCAAGGAAGAGCAGCCGGAAATGTATGTACGCTACGAGAAGAAGATCGGATTCTGGGAGATCAGGAAAATATAATGAAAGAAATAATACTTAACGGCAAAAAAGCAGCAGGTCGCGTTGCTCTCGTCGATGATGAAGATTATCAGCTAGTTAGTCAATACAAGTGGCATATCCTTGAAGAAAAACGTCCTGGACGCCTCCATGGTCCTTATGCAGTTTCTTCCATAAAGCGCGCGGACGGCTCTGGAACTACAATTCGGATGCACTGCCTCATTCTAGGTGCTACAAACATCGATCACCGTGATGGAAATGGCCTTAATAATCAGCGCAGTAATCTTCGTATCGCTACAGATACTCAGAATAAGGCGAATGGATATTCTCGATCTGGAACGTCTAAATTTAAGGGTGTTTATCGAAGCAAATACAGATGGATCGCAACAATAAGAATAAACGGCAAGACTTATTATATTGGAAGCTTTACTGTTGAAGAAGATGCTGCTTGTGCTTACGATACTGCTGCGAGAAAGGCATGGGGAGAGTTTGCCCGACTGAACTTCGCTGGCCCTAACGAACAATCAGCGCTCGGCGAAGGGAATTAAAACAGTGAAAGAAATCCCGCTTTACGGCCCCCGCGGTACGCTCGACACTCGCACTGCGAAAGTAGACGACGAAGACTACGACCTAGTCAGCCGCCACCGCTGGTTTATCTGGGAGGGTCCGCACCCGGGACGCAAGGGCAACGGCCCGTACGCGGCGGCGATCATTGTCCGCGATGACGGCAGCCGGGTGCTGATTTTCATGCACGATCTGATCATGGGGCTCTGTGATAGCTCCGGGCGAGGCGGACGGCCGGTCGGGGAGTAACGCGGTGAATATCTGGAAATGCCCGAAATGCGGGAGTGAAGCAACTGGCTCGGATAATTCTGAGTTCAATCTCATCTGGGTCTGCGGCTGCCTCGGCCCTGAATTTCCGTTCACAGTCATGCGTCTTGTAAATGTTCGCCTGGTAGTCGTGCCGTGGCAGCCATCGTGAGCGATATTCTGTGGGAATGCCCGAGATGCGGAAGTCAGTTCGTTACTCCGGGTTATTACTGCCAAGCGGTCTGCGGCTGCTCTTCCTTGCAGAAGATACCCGTGCCCTGGGAGACGTTTGATCCTTATGAAACGTTCACGCAGACTACGTTCATGAAGAAGATTCCGTGGGGAACGCCACCGCTGACACCCGAGCACCCGTATCGTTTGGTAATCGTACCGTGGCGGCCATCGTGAGCGATTTCTTTGCCCGGAACTGGGAGTGCACAGACTGCGGCTACCGGCTCACGACGGGACCTATGGCTTATAGATTTTGCTTTGCCTGCGACCCGTACTGGCTGCGCACCCCGACCCTGCGTGAAGTGCTTGCTCCCTACCGCATTGTCATCGTAGTGTGGCAGCCATCATGAGCGATTTCCAGCTCTGGGACTGGGAGTGCACAGTCTGCGGGCACCGGATTAAGACGAGTTATCCTGCGATCCCTGACTTCTGTCTTGCCTGCGACCCGTATTTGCTGGCCACCCCGACCATGCGTGAAGTGCTCGCTCCCTACCGCATTGTCATTGTGCTATGGCAGCCATCGTGATCCGCTGGCAGTGCCCGCGGTGCGGGGACGTGGCGACGACGTCAGACATAACATTTAACGTTCTCTGTCCCTGCCTGAAGCTGTCCGTCCACTACACGCATTTCGCTTACATGCAGCGGATCATCCCGATCGGCCGCTACCAGTTGATCATCGTGCCGTGGCAGCCATCATGACCGGCCCGCCGTTTCCGCTGGGTGACCTCCCGTACAGCCCGGTCGTGAGGATCCTCATCGGAGTCAGCTGCCTGATCCTCGTCCTGCTGATCCTGATGGAGGCGTACATTCAGCGCAGGAGGAGACGATGAGCAGAGACTGGAAGATGTGGCAGTGCGAGGTTTGCGGAATCAAATGCTGGACGCAGGCTGAGGCAACAACGCGATGGTGCCGGAACTGCCATGAGGACGGCATCGTCACGGGCATGCACCGAGTTAGGGCCGATCCTGATGGAGGCGTACATTCAGCGCAGGAGGAGACGGCGATGAGTGAGTACCTGTGGCAGTGCGAGGTTTGCGGGAAGGTATCGGATCCGATAGCCCTCAGGACGGAGCGATGGTGCCGAGCCTGTCATAAGAACGGCATCCTTTCTGGTGTGCACCGGGCTCGGGTAGATCCTGCGGAAAATTCCGTCGAGGCAGCTGAGGAACAGGATATCACGCGACTCGACGAGCCCTTCGTCATTAGGGAAACGATTAGCGACGACGATAGCGACTACCGGTCTCCGTTCTACCTCGGCCCGCTGGGTGATGTGGACGGTGGCGAGGAAAGCTACCACGGCTGGCGGCATGCGCGAAATGACTTTGCCAGAACGGGGGCAAGCGTTGATCGGGAGCGGATGCTCAGTTTCGTCACTCCAGATAACCCGCCGCTCGCCAGTAGCATTTGTTCGGACAAAGTATCGCTGGTCCAGCGGCAGCTCATGTGGAGTGTTCTTGTCTTTACTTTCTTTCTTACTGTGCTGATCATCGTGAGCAGGGTCGTGGGTTAAGCCGTCCAAGGCCAGCTCTCGCTCATGCTGCTGACGTTGCTCGCGCTGTCGTCCTGCCACGTCCAGATTCGCGTCACGGTAATCCCGGCTGATGCCTGCGCCTGGGTAACGCCGAGAATGGCGGCCAGTGCCTGTGCGACTAGTTCCAGCCATACTTTCATTCCCGCCTCAACGGCATCCTGATCGAACGAGCCCGTCTGGCCCGGCACCGTGAAGTCGAAGTTTATCCCCCATTGCCCGGCCGCGAACTGCGTCACCAGGGCGGTTGCCACCCCTGTGAACGCGAACGGGCTGACCGGCGGAAGTCCGCTCAGCGGGGCGAACTTGACGACGTAGTTCAGTGAGGCGAGCGCCAAGCCGGATGGCTGGGATGGAAAATTGTTGGCCACGGAAGCTAGTATAGCGTAGGCCGAAAATGAGACCTACACTACTGAGATGGCGCCCCGTATCAGCCCTGACGAGTTCATGGCTTCTTCTCCGCAGCACATCTCTCCACAGCAATACATGGCCACCGCGCCTCGAGGGGTAGATGGAAACTCAGAGTGGGCAAGTCGTTACGCTAGGGAGTTGCGAGGTGTTGTTGTTCGACAGGCAAATCGTGCACCGCGTTCGCTGCAAGTACATCTCGGGCCGAGCGAAATCGGAGCTGCATGCGACAGGCAGGTGATCGGAAAGCTAGCTGGCATCCCGCGAACCAACCACGTCTCGGACCCCTGGCCTAGTATCTGCGGAACCGCTATTCACGCCTGGCTTGCTGACGCGTTTGAAGGAGATAACGCGCGAGAGCACATCCTCCGATGGGTTACCGAGACTAAGGTTGTTCCCCATCCAGATTATCCGGGACATGCTGACCTCTACGATGCCCTTGAGCGCTGTGTCGTAGATCACAAGTGCCTCGGCCCGACATCGCTGTCTAAAGTAAAATCAGTTGAAGGACCATCCCGGCGATACGTTGTCCAGCTTCTGCTCTACGCAGCAGGCGTGCGTGCAGCCGGGCTACCGGTGACGCGAGTAGTCCTTGCTGCGTGGCCTCGAACTGCCTCGACGCTAGACGGGATGTACGTCTGGGAACATGTCTGCACTCCCGCAGATGAAATTTTGATCGCGGAAGTCCTGGACCAAATGGCTGCCCGGCAGGCTGCTGCACAGATGATACGAGACGGGTACCTGACTATCAACCAGGTCGCTGCTACCCCGGATGCCACTGAATGTCTCTGGTGTCCCTTGTACCGACCCCAGGCAGCGTACGATAACGGACCTGGCTGTCCGGGAACCGTCACTCGGCGGGCATGATCCTCGCAAAACGGATACCGGTTCCCGCTCTTTGCTTTCTTGTTCCTGATGTCATATGCTTCAATCTCAGTCACTCATCAGCCAGTTATCAGGAGAACTTCGATGGCCCAGAGGATCACCACCCTATTTATTGACGACCTCGACGGCGGGGACGCGGAAGGCACCGTTCCTTTCAGCCTCGACGGCACCGACTACGAGATCGACCTGAACGCCGCGCACGCCAAGGAATTCCGTGCGGCCCTCGCGCCGTACATCGAGCACGCCCGCAAGGCGACCGGAACCGCCCGCAAGACGATCCGCGGCAGTGCCCGCAAGGCAGCCAACGGCAGCGGCAGCGACAGCGGCGTCATCGACACCGCCAAGGTTCGCGAGTGGGCGCAGAAGCAGCAGCTCGGCATCAAGGCCCGCGGCCGGATCCCGGCCAACGTCGTCGAGCAGTACCGGCTCTCCGTCGGTCCGTGACCCTGCAAAAAACACAGGGTAAAAAGCGCCCGTTGCCTCACAGGTAGCGGGCGCTTTGCCGTTCCTCTCGGAGTACCCTGGCAGTATGACCTACGCAATTCACATCGTCGTCCAGGGCGGCCAGGCCCAGGTCTCCTCGCAGACCGAAGGTCCAGGTGCGCCTCCTGACGGCGTTTACACCATCAACGGCTCGGTGGGCGGGGGGATCACTAGTGGTGAGACCGCTGAGAGCATCGGCATCAGCCGCAACGAGCTTCCCCCGTCGGGCAGCCTGACCGGGATCGGCGGTCTGCGAGCGAGCGCGAACGCCTACGTAGTTAAGACACCATGAGACAGCGAGCCGTCGCCGCTGTTAAGGTATGAGGTACGCCGAACAGACGGGTGGTCAGATGGTTCGTGCATACTGGTGGAGGGGCACAAGCAACTGGGGTGACGCACTGACTCCACTGTTGCTCCAGCATTTTAGCGGGGTCAACCCGGTCTGGTCACTTCCCGATCACGCCGACGTCATTGTTACCGGATCCGTTCTCGGCCACATGCCGGTCCCCTGGCGCGGGACGGTTCTCGGCGCCGGGCTGCTGCAGGAAACCGACGACTTCCCCCTCGCGGCTAATGTCCTCGCGGTACGCGGCCCGCTGACCGCTCAGCATGCCGGCACCGACGCTACCGTGACCGGGGACCCGGCGCTGCTCGCCCCCGAGCTGATTGACTCGATGCCGAAAGCCTACGAGCTGGGGCTGCTGCCGCACTGGAGCGACCCCGACCTGACCCAGCGCCCGGAATTCCTGAAATATGATCCGCTGATCATGAACCCCCTGGCTTCACCGTTCATCGTGATGCGGCAAATCTCCGCCTGCCGGAAGCTGGTCACCAGCTCGCTGCACGGCCTGATCATCGCCGATGCGATGGGCGTTCCGCGGCGGTTCGAGTTCCCGCCCCAGGAGAACATGCACCCCGTCGAGCACGGCACGTTCAAGCTGCGGGATTATCACGCCTCGCTGGAGATGCCATTCGAGCCAGGCGTGACCGGCCGCCCGGTGGAAGGCAAGGTCTGGGACTTGCAGCATGCGATCTATGACGTTATGCGGGACTACGGAAAGATGGTGAAGACATGAGCTGGCTGTCCTGGATCATGCGCCTTTTTCGCCGTAAGCCAAAGCCACTGCCTCAGTCTCCCCCGGGTACAGGCATCTCGCTGCTAGTGCCGTTCCGAGCACCTCCGGGCAGCGACCGGGAACGAAGCTGGACCTGGCTTCGCGATTACTGGAAGCACGAGCTACCCGGTGCGGAGATCATCGTCGGCACGAACAGTCAAGTACCATTTTCCAAAACAGCTGCGGTCAATGACGCGGCCAGCCGGGCAACCGGAGACATTTACGTTGTTCTGGATGCTGATGCCTACCTGTACGGGGCTCAGATCACTAAGGCGGCCGATGAGATCCGTGAGGCTCGCGCGGAAGGCCGGAAGCTGTGGCTCATTCCGTACCGGCACCTGTACCGGATGACGCACACGGCGACCGAGCTGGTGCTGTCGTCAGATCCGGCTCACCCGCTGCGTTTTTCCAGTCCGCCGCCGCGTCGCTCCTACAGCGAGAACGGCCCGTACGGAGATAACACCCCGGGGCGCGGGCACTGGTTCGCGGCGATGGCCATCGTGCTGCCTAAAGAGGCGTTTGAGCGGGTCGGTGGACTCGACGGCCGCATGTCGGGCTGGGGGTTTGATGATGTTGCTGTGATGCGTGCGCTCGATACGCTCTACGGGAAGCACAAGACGCTTAAAGGTGACATCCTGCACCTCTGGCACCCGATCGTGTACGCCCGGAAAAACGTCAAGATGTGGCCAGGCCAGGAAAATCCGCTGATGTCGCAGAAGCTCGCCGAGCGGTACTACGGGGCAACTGGGAACCCCGCGGTGATGCAGCAGCTGCTCGACGAGCGCGAGTGGGACAACCCGCTGCCATAACCGCCCCGTGTCTTCTGCGGGGTAAGAAGCGGCCCGGCCGTGCCTTCCATGGCCATCGTCTCCTGAATGGACCGGGCCGCTCGTCTTGTTCCCCGCGAGCCGTGTTCCCCATGGCTTTCGTGTCCCTTTTGGACCCGCAGGGAAATCTGTGTAGTTGTCAAGGAGCGGCCCAGCCGTACGAGGGCTGGCTATCGTCATGACGATGGACCGAGCCACTCCCGTCTAGTCCCCCGCGAGCCGTTGGGTTTCTGGCTATCGTCGAGCGCTTGGACCTGCGGGGAAGCTTATGTAGTTATAAAGGGCGGCCCGGCCGTGTCGATCTTGGCTTTCGTTGCAGCTCTGGACCGGGCCGCCCAGCTCATGTCACTCTCCGGAAATAATCCACAAGTCTTTCAGAAAAGCCTTCCACACGAGGCGGTGAGCGTGCGCGTTGATGTGACCTGGCCGCCACGGTGACCCCGGCGCACCCCATTCTGGATGCAGGCTCGTACCGCAGCCATTCGGCCCCATCGGCGGGCGCTTCCGGTTCCGGCACTCGAACTCGTGCACCCTCCCGAGCAGCTCGCAGTCCGCCTTCGCGCCCACATAGGTGAGGTAGTACTTGCTGTCAGCGACGGCCTCCGACCGGGTGTGCTGCAGCACCAGGTACGAGCTGAACGTATACAGCAGCGGGAGCATGGTGGTGCGCTGGCCGCCCCTCAGCAGCTGCTCCTGGGTTGGGCTCTCACCGAGTATGCTGCGGGTCGGAATGGTGCGCGGGTCACCGCAGCCGCAATACTGCCAGAGCTGGCGGACGGTGCGCTCATACGGCTTGCCGTCGGCTACGAGGATGACCTTGCCGTCTTCTTTCTCGCGGCGGTACGGGGTGGCGATCCGCGGGTTGCCGATCACCCCCAGCATGCGGGCGAACAGCGGGCCGCTGGCCAGGCCGGGAATGCATTCCGCCCACTTCCTGATGTGCTCCGGAACCGTCGCCTGATATTGAGAAAGGAGCACGCCCTTGTATTGCTCTTCCAGGAATTTCGCCGGGTCGAGGATCTCCGCTGCTTCCAGCTGGCAGCCGACTGTCCGACCACGCTTCACCCGGTTATCAGCGGATATCCTGGCCTTTTTCGCGTCGGCCAGCGTCTCGGCTGCCATCCGCAGATCAGCGATATTACCCCATGCCCTGCTCATCGTGATTACCTTTTCCTGTTTCATGAACGATGGTTATTAAGTTATGGGGCGACCCGGCCGTTTGAGCCATGGCTATCGTAGGAACGGTGGACCGGGTCGCTCGTCTTAGTTCCCCGCAGGCCGTTCGCTCACTGGCTATCGTCACGCTGATGGACCCGCGGGGAAGTCTATTGAGTTGTGCAGCCGAGCCGTAGGGTGATTGGCTGTCGTAAAGGGGTTGGACCCGGCTGTTCTTGTTCCCCGCAGGCCGTTCGAAGTGTGGCTGTCGTTTCACCAATGGACCCGCGGGGAAGTCTGTTCAGTTGTCAGCCCGGCCGTAGATTCAATGGCTTTCGTGGCCACCTTGGACCGGGCTGTTCTTGTTCTCCGCGAGCCGTTACGGCGATGGCTATCGTCGGCGTTTTGGACCTGCGGGGAAGTCTGTTCAGTTGTTAAGGAGCGACCCGGCCGCTGGACCCATGGCTTTCGTTCACCCGATGGACCGGACCGCTCCGGCTCTAGGCGGCTCCCTCGTCGCGGAGCACGACGCCGGCCGCTACCGCCTCACCCAGGGTCTGCACGCCGGCCGCCTGAATTTCCGCGATAAGCAAGCGGTAGTAACGAATCGACCGTTCGTTACCGCGGTTAATCGACTCCAGCCATTCGATGCGCAGTTCCAGCATCTCCACGGTCAGGTCGGCGTACAGCACGTACCCGTGATTCGGGATGGAGAGGCGCTCACCCAGAAGGTCGCGCTGGTGCAAAGCGGCGTTGATTGGCCGACCGGGGTCTTGCCGACCAGAGGGGGAGATGAGGCCGTGGCGTCTTTGGCTATCGTAATGGGCCTGGACCTCATCCCCCCGCCCGGCCGAGTTCTCGATCGCCCGCACCCGGCTGCGGATCCTGTTGGACACGTACGAGCGCACCACCGCGACGAGCAGCCTCCGCAGATCCGGATCGCCGAGCATCTCTTTCGCGATAACGCCCGGATCACGAACGCCGCCGTCGAGCCGCTGGGCAATATACTCATCAGCGGTCTTGAAAGCCTTAGTCTTTACTGTCATTTATTTTTCCCTTTTCTGTTCAGGAGCGGCCCGGCCGTCTGCTACGTGGCTACCGTCATGACCATGGACCGGGCCGCTCGTTTGTCTCCCCGCGAGCCGTATGACTTCTGGCTGTCGTCGCATTCTTGGACCCGCGGGGAAGTCTGTGGAGTTGTCAAAGGCGGCCCGGCCGTAGCACTTTTGGCTCTCGTTTCACCCATGAACCGGGCCACCGGCTCAGGTGTCTTCTGCGGGGTCGTGCTCTTCGATGACCTCGGTGATCCGTCGTACGATTCTGGTCCGTCCGGGGCAGGCTAGTGCTAGCCGCTGGGCCTCTGTCTTGGTAAGCAGGCCGTCGAGCGGGAGAGCGAAAAACCGCCGAATTTGACTGTCAACTGATCGCCATTTGCCACTGGTGAAGGCGGTGTCCCAGATCTCGACGTCGAAGTCGCGCGGGTTTTGGGGGTCGTTATCCTTCATCCGCGAACTCTTCCTGGTCGGTGGGCTGGCTGAAGAAAGCCTCGATCGACGGTTGCGGAACCACGAGCGCGATGGCCCGGTCGACCGCCTCCGGTGCGATCTCCGCCGCGAAGCACAGCGCCCGGCGAAGCTGGTCCTCATTCAGTTGCTCGATGCGGTCAACGGGAACCTGGGGGAGTACTGGAGCGGTACCGTTCGGATGGGCGAGAGCCTCGGGCGGAGCGGCGTAGGTGATCCACTCGGCGGGTGCGGCGTTGACGATGGCTTCGTTTACGATGGCTTCTAGCGCCTGAACGCGCTCCTCGAGAGCGGCAAGGTCAGCGGCTGACGCGGAACGGGGACGTCCGGGCGAACTAGGCATGGAAGGAACCTCCTGGGTTGTGGCTGTACGGGCTTACATGGGCAGGATGAGCAATTCTACGGCTTTCCTAGCCGCTGCACACCAATGGTCTTGAATCTTCTCCGGCAGCTCGTCCCAGGGCGGCATCCGCGTCTCCTGGAAGTTCAGCCAGTCTGAGCTTTCACCGTAGGCCGTATAAAGCTGCTCGGCAAGGGTACCGTGGTCGGTCATGATGGCGCGTGCCAGGGTAGCGGATCGTGATCGAAACAGTGATCGGCAAACTCCCGCCAGGATTCCTGCCGGTCGTGCAGGGTGCGGTCGTCGGGCAGCTCCTCAGCGCTGTGCCGGCACTGGAAATCGACGCTGAACTCATGTTCGGACTTACCGGGGGTAGTCATGTGGCCTCATCGCCTTCGTTACTCTCTACGGTACGCCCGGCTGTAACGGAAAGATCCTCATGCGTCTTGATCTGGGCGAAAATCCACTTCATCAGCCGTTCGTCGTTCCGGAGAATGTCGTGCATCAGCCGGATGTCGCGCAGCGCAGTGGTGTACCCGGCGCTGAACATCTCCAGGTCCCGGCCGGTGTACGGGGGTTTATCCGCCATGAGGGATCCGCCGCTTCTCCACAGAGGAAATCCTGGTCAGCCGCCGTACCTGCCACCGGCCGACGAGCAGCGCGAGCGGGTTGACCCAGGGCTGGCACAGGTAGCGGCAGGAGCAGGTCGCGCACGCCGTGCCGGATCGCCAGTGCTGGTGCGTTTCAGGTGCGTGCCCGCAGTCGCAGAAGTACTTCTTAAGCACCATCATCTTGCTCCGTGCTTTCTGCGGGGTCCGGTCCGGGGTCGTACAGCTTGCCGTTGTCATCGCTGCGCAGCCGGGCAAGCTGCTCGATGCTCCAGTCGCCGTCCAGCGGTACTGTTTCGGTGTGCGTGCAGGTTCGGCAGCCGAACAGCAGCACGGAGTACAGCCGGGCGTGCGGCGCCTGGATCCCGGTGACATGCAGGTCATGCTCGTGTGATGGCTGCCGCCGCGGGAAGAACCTTTTCATGGTGTTAACCTCCGTGATGGTAAACCAGGCAGTCGGGATGAGTCGGAGGACAAGGGCTACCCAGCCAGTCTTGCTGATAGGGCTGATGAACAGCGTGCTGGGGAGGAGATCCTGCGGGGGAGCTGGCTGCCTGCCAAGCTGCGCCGGTAACCAGGGCTGCCAGGGTAGTTTCAAGGATGACAGTACCCCAGCGCGACATTTTCATGATGTTTCCCCCGATTTTCTCTCTACTCAGAGTTTGATAACCTGCCCCGGCACCGGCGGATTCGCCTGCATAAGAGCGGTCAGCGTGAGGCCGTTCGCGGTAGCGATGCCAGACCACGTGTCCCCCGTCTTGACGGTGTACGTCCCCGGCGGCGGAGGGGGCGGCGGAGGCGGTGGCGGTGAGGTTCCGATGACGAGCGGTGCGAAGGTTGTCTCGAATGCCCAGTTCTGCGCTAGGTCTCCGTTAGCCTCCCACGCAAATATCCCGCGCAGCGTCGGGTACTTGGCCACCAGGGTATTCCAACACGTCACCGCAGACGCCTGTGTCATGGTCTCGCCGCCTGCCACGCTGGCGATACCGTAGCCGAACCCGATCTTGCTGGCATCGCCGCCGACTTGCGGAAGCCACGAGTTTTCGATGCTGGATACCAGGTTGGAAATCTTGGCAGTTTCGCCGGAGAGCCCGGACAGGTCGTAGTACTGCGGAGATACCAGGTCTAGTACTCCAGCGCTGTGCAACGAAGCGGTAAGAGCACGAGCGGTGCTGTCCCATGGTGCGGGGCAGTACGTGACCGCGAAGCTGGCACCGTATTTCGCTTTGAGCTGCTGCGACGCGACGACCACGGCGGACACGGTAAAAGTGGCCTGTGATTCCAGGTCCCAGTCCACCCCGTCCACCCCGCCGAGCGCGGTGTAAATCTGATCAAAGCTGGATACGAACGAGTTCGCCTGCGACGTAGTGCTGAGCTGGATGGGCACCCCGCCACCGCCCACGCTCATCATCACGCATCGCCCGGCCGCTCGGACAGCTGCGATGTCGGTCTTGAGCTGGGTTGCGCTCTCCACTGACTGATCCCACGTGATCGCGCCGCTGCTGCCGCTGTTAACAGCCGCGAACAGGTAGACCACGTTGTACGCGGCCGGGATGCGGGACAGGGCTGGCGCCTGCCAGCTCGGCCAGTAGATTCCGAGTGCCTTCGCCGGAAGTTTAGCCAT